CTCCAATTATTGCGCCCGCAGAATTTCGGGTTTTTGGTGGTGTAGAAGATTATTCTCCTCGCAAATAGATGAAATCATTGATCTTTTTGCTTCGGTTCCAAAATAGGTCCGAAACGGCCCCTGCTAAGTGAGTTCCACGTTCGCAGGTTTTTCCAGCTCGCCCAGTTCGGTAATAAGGCACCAATCGCGAAAGGAGAAAAACATTCTCTTTTGCGGCATCCAGACACCGCCGGAGAGAGTTCCGCCGAGTTCCATAGGAGTTCCATCATGATGCGCGGCGCAAAAGCAGTTCCGACGCAGCTGAAGCTGTTGCGCGGCAATACCGGGCACCGGCCGCTGCCGAAGGGCGAAATCCAGCCACTGGTCGAGGCGGAGTGCCCGCCGGCACCTCACCACATCCGCCGGTCGGAGGTGGCCCGAGAGGAGTGGAACCGGATCGCGCCGGAGCTGCACCGGCTGGGCATCCTAACGATCGCCGACTACCGGCCGCTGTCGCTGTACTGCCTCGCCTATGCGCGCTGGTGCGAGGCCGAGGACGCCCTGTACGAGATGGCGCAGGAAAACCCGAAGCATCGCGGCCTGCTGGTCGAGGGCGCGAACGGCGGCCACATCACCAACCCGCTGGTGAAGATCGCGGCCAATGCTTCGCTGAACCTGATGCGGTTCTGCGTCGAGTTCGGTTTCACGCCGTCGAGCCGCACCCGCGTCAATGGCACCGCGTCGGGCGAGGAAGCCGAGCGCAAATTCTCCGGGCTGCTCGCCAACCAGTCGTGATCGTCGCGCCCACGCGCAAGCGGGACCGCGCCGCGAGGGTGATCGAGTTCATCGAGCGCCTGACGGTGCCGAGCGGCATCGGGCAGGGCAAGCTGTTCGTGCTCGACGCTTTCCAGAAGGCGTTCATTCGCGCGATCTATGAGCCACACTACGGCCTCAACCGCGTGGTGCGCCGGGCGATCCTGTCGATCGCGCGCAAGAACGGCAAGACCGCACTGATCGCCTGCATCGTGCTGGCACATCTGGTCGGTCCCGAGGCGATCGTGAACGGCGAGATTTATTCCGCCGCCAACGATCGCGAGCAGGCGGCGATCGTGTTCAAGTTCGCGCGCCAGATCGTCGAGCTGGAGCCCGAGCTGCGCGAGCAGATCGAGATCGTGCCGTCGACCAAGACCATGGTGGCGCGGCGCACCGGCAGCGTCTATCGCGCGGTCTCAAGCGAGGTCACCACCAAGCACGGGCTGCTGCCGAGCGTCGCGATCTATGACGAGCTGGCGCAGGCCCGCAACCGCGATCTCTATGACGTGCTCGATACCGCGTTCGGCGCGCGCAACGAGCCGCTGTTCATCGTGATCTCGACCCAGTCGAACGATCCCGAGCATGTGCTGTCGAAGCTGATCGATGACGGCCTGTCCGGGATTGATCCCTCGATCGTCTGCCACCTGTACGCCGCCGACGAGGATTGCGAACTCGACGACGAGAAGCAGTGGAAGAAGGCGAACCCCGGTCTCGGCAAATTCCGCAACCGCGAGGACCTCGTCGCGGCGGTGCGCAAGGCCAAGCGCCTGCCGGCCGAGGAGCCGAAGGTCCGCAACCTGTTCCTGAACCAGCGCGTGTCGCCGGTCTCGACGCTGATCTCACGCGCCGAGTGGATGGCCTGCGCCGGCCCCGATCGTTCCGCGTTGGTGCCCGGCGAGGACGTCTACATGGCGCTCGACCTGTCGAGTGTGGTCGATCTGACCGCGCTCGTGGTCGGCTCGGCGATCGAGCCGGTGCGCGTGCTGCCGCTGTTCTGGAAACCGGCCGACCAGCTCGACGTCCATTCGCTGCGCGACTTCGGTGCCGGCTCGCATCGCTACGAGCAATGGCTCAAGTCCGAGCACCTCAACGTCACACAGGGCCGCTCGATCGACCCCGAGGCGATTGCGCGCAAGGTCGCCGAGCTGACCACGATCTACAAGGTCAAGGGCCTCGCCTACGATCGCTGGCGCATCAAAGACCTGCTGCGCGAGTTCGATCGCATCGGGCTATCGGCCTACGAGGACGTCGAAGGCACCAAGCCGGGCGATGGTCTTCGCCTCGTGCCGTGGGGTCAGGGCTACCGCGACATGGGTCCGGCGATCGACGCGCTGGAGCTGGCCGTGGTCGAGCGCCAGCTGATCCATCCGAACAGCCCGGTGCTGAACTGGAACATGGCGAACGCGGTGGCGACGACTGATCCGGCCGGCAACCGCAAGCTCGACAAGGACAAGGCGCGCTTCCGCATCGATGGCGCGGTGGCGCTCGCCATGATGCTGGGCTTCCGATCGCGCGACCGCGTCAACACCAAGCCGATCGACATCGAGGCGCTGATCGGATGAGCATCCATGAAGCTGCGCCCGTACCGGATTGGAGACGTCGTCTCCGGGTATCATCACTGGTGCCCGGCCTGCGACCAGCCGCACGGCATCGCCACTGCAGAGCGCAACCGCTACGGCGCGATCTGGAGCTTCAACGGCGATCTGGAGCGGCCGACGTTTCATCCGTCGATCCGCTGCTTCATGACCGATGAAGACGGCAGGCAAGAAACGCTGTGTCACTACTTCATCAAGAACGGGATGATAGAATTTTGTGGCGACAACCCGCACGCACTGAACGGCCGGACCGTGCCGCTGTGCGATTGGCCCGAGAGCTACAATGGTTGATCTGTCTCGCGTCGAGATCGTCTTCAAAAATCCGCTGCAGCTCATGCAGGTCGCCGCGCCTCCAGCCGGCAAGCAGCTGCTGACCGTCACGTTTGAACAATTCACCATCACCGCAGAAGGGGACCATGTCATGTACACGCTGCCCGTCGAGTTCTCCGTGAGAATGCAAGTCGGCTATGTCGACGCCAACGGCAACAAGGCCAAGGTCGACGGCGAGGTGAGTTGGGAGACGTCCGACGACACCATGCTCACGGTCGAGGTCGACCCCGTCGACTCCACCGTCTGCCGCGTCCGGGCGGTCGGCGCGGCCGGACAGGCGCAGGTCCAAGCGACGGCCGATGCCGATCTCGGCGATGGCGTGCGCGAGTTGATCACGCTGTGCGACATCGAGGTGGTGGCCGGCGAGGCGGTGGCCGGCATGATCCAGCCGCTCGGCGCGCCCGAGGGACCGCATCCCGATCAGCAGCCGGTGCCGCAGCCTGAACCTCGCTGAGTGTGGCCTCTCCGTTCAACGACGACCGCGTCGTTTACATCATGATCGGACTGGCGCTGCTCGCGGTCGCAGTGCTGATCTACACGCTGGTGTGAAAAAACCCCGCGCTTGGTAGCGCGGGGTGTTGGTGTCAGGTCTTCTTCGGGTCGACCGTCTTGGTCTCGACCGGCTCGATGCCCGACGGGTAGCTCAGCGAGCCCATGCCGGTGACGGTGGTCCACTTGCTGACGCGGGCGACGACATAGGCTGTCACCTTGCCGCCGTTCCGCCGCATGTTGGCAATCGCCTGCTTCTCCGACTGCGCGCGGCCCCAGCCCATGTTGTTGCCTCTGGCGATGTACCAGACGCCACCATCAGGGACGACGACAGGGGAGCTGTCGTCTTCGTGCCGCATCAGGTCGGTGTGCCAGAGCTGTTCGACTCCCTCGATGAACGATGCATTCCGGGGGTTGGTTTCGTCACCCCAGAGATCGTGCAGCGTCACGACTTCGTCGCTCAGCGTACCGTCGAGTCGAAGGAGCCGGACACGGTCTCCTTTTCTGAAGGGCCGCGCCGTTGTCTCGTCCGCCACGAATTGATTGATGGCGGCAAGAGCATCTCTCTTGGTCATAGTCTTCCTTTCTTCTTCACAGTTTCAAACAGCCTGCGACGGACACTCCTGTCCGCGCGTGGAGAAGTATAGCAAACCGTCTTTCGCCAAATCGGCGATTTGTCGTATACGCCAGTGTGACGTGCTTGACGGATTGCAGAAACCGTCACAGAAAAAACTTCTTGACTCGGAAAATGCAGAGCGAGCGCTCGCGGATCGATCGCATCACATTCGCGAAACGCAGCCGCGCAAGGGTCACGGAGTTGTGAGAGTGAAGCCGATCGATGATGACGCCAAACTCACCGTGCTGGTCGTGGTTTTGCTTGCCGCCACGGTGATCGTGGCGGTCGGGCTGCTGGTGTGGTCGTGAACCGCGACGACTGGAAGCCGCACGAGCTGAACACGGCCGAGGCCTACGCCACGACTTGCAACGGTGTGCTGCGGCACATCGTTGAACAGCTGCGCCAGACCGAGTTGCTCCTGTCGCAGGACAAGCGCGCGGCGGTCGAGGTGGCCTCCCTGCTTGGGATCGCCGCGCGCCTCGCCCGCGATCATCTCGGACTGACGGCGGACGACTTCAGCGCCGCAGCCGGCGACGCCTTTCGACGGAGTGTATGACCATGGACGTCGTGATTTCATCCGGCCACGGCAAGTATGTTCGCGGCGCGAGCGGCTATCTCGACGAGGTCGATGAAGCGCGCCGGGTGGTCGAGGAGGTGGCCGACGAGCTGCGCAGGCGCGGCGTCGCGGTCGAGACGTTCCACGACGACACCTCGACGTCGCAGAACGAGAACCTCAACACCATCGTGAATTTTCACAACGCGCAGCAGCGCGATCTCGATGTCAGCGTCCACTTCAACGCCTACGAGACCACGACCAAGCCGATGGGCTGCGAGGTGCTCTACGTCACGCAGGCCGAGCTGGCCGAAGAGGTTTGCAGCGCCATCGTCGAGGCCGGCGACTTCATCGAACGCGGCGAGAAATATCGCGACGACCTGTTCTTCCTCAACAGCACGGAAGAGCCGGCGATCCTGATCGAGACCTGCTTCGTCGACTCCGCCGCCGATGCCGATCTGTATCGCGCGAACTTCGACGCGATCTGCGCCGCGATCGCCGATGCGATCTCCGGACGCGAGGTCGAGGCCCCGCCCGAAAGGCCGGAGCGGCCGGAGCCGGAGCCGCCGCCCGATCTGACCGGCGACAACCGGGTCGACATTCTCGGCGCGGTCGAAGGCGACGTCACCATCATCATCAACGGACAGCGCGTCACGGGCGGCCCGCGCTGCCGCAACGTCGTCACCCTGCAGATCGCCATGCATGGCGACGTCACGTTGTCGATCAACGGACAGGACTTTCACAACGCGCCGAGCATTCCGCCAAACCAGTGCGGCATCATCGCCAGCGTGTTCGGCGGCGAGGGCGACTACAACACCAGCGCCTATGATCCGGACAAGGTGCTCAACGACACCGATCTCTACATCGCATTGCCGGACCGCATCGAGGGCGAGCGACCGCAGGTCCGCGTCTACAATCGCGCGACCGGGAAATCGGCGACGGCCACGATCGAGGATGTCGGGCCGTGGAACACCGACGATCCGTACTGGAGCAACGGCACGCGACCGCAGGCCGAGAGCGGCACCGACATGAGCGGACGCGAGACCAACGGCGCGGGCATCGACCTGTCACCCGCGCTCGCCAGCGCGATCGGCATCGACGGCATGGGCGAGGTCGACTGGGAGTTCGTCGCCTGATGGACGAAAGCTCGACCCGGACCCAGTGGCAACACTTCTACGACACCGGGTTCTGGAAGCGCCGCCGCCGGCTGCAGCTCAACGCCCATCCGCTGTGCAAGTTCTGCGCGGAGCGCGGCATTGTCACGGTGGCGCGCGTCGCCGACCACGTCGAGCCGCACAATGGCGACTGGAATAAATTCGTGATGGGCGCGCTGCAGTCGCTCTGCTTCGACTGCCACGACATCCACAAGCGACGCATCGACATGCACGGCTATACGCAGGACATCGACGACGACGGCTGGCCGACCGATCCGCGACATCCGGCGAACCGGGCGGGTCGACGGTGACTTGCCGGTTTTGCGATGGCGTTGCGCGCATGGTGGCGCGCTGGAGAAGCAAGGTCGAGCGCCGTTCGCGGAAGCTGGAGCAGGGGACGAATGGCAGTCACTCAACGGTGAGAGCAGGTCATGGCGATGTTGGAGCGCGATCTGTTTTACATCGAGGATCATCGGTTGCGGGACGCGAAGATTCACGACGCGATCCTCGACGACGGTGACGACGCGGCGGCGCAGAGGATCAGCGACAGCGTCGCCAGAGAGATCGGATTGACGGACGCCGAGATCGCCGCGCTGCATGCGCCGCCGGCCGCGAAGGCCTCGACCAAGCGCTTTCTGCATCGCTTCGACGAAGACGAGCCGCGCGATGATCAAGGGCAGTGGACCGATGGCGGCGGAGGCGATGGCGGATCGGGCGACGGCGAGTCGCCTGCCGGACTCGTCTCGACATCACCGGAATCATTCATCGCGGCGCGCGACAAGACCACACGTCCACAATTCCTGTCGCCGCTGAAGCCGGACGATCTGTCGGACCACACACTGCTCGTCACCAAGGACAAGACGGCCGGCGTCGCCATCGATCCGAAGGGCGATCTGCAGAACCTGTTCAACAACGGCGGGCCAAAGGGAATCGCGGCGGACCTTGTCGGCGAGGCGATCGGCAAGGGCGCGCGCACGCTCGATTGCTATGACGGCCATCTGCCCGGCTATTATCGCCAGTTCGGCTTTGAAGAAACCGGGCGCATCAAGTTCAATCCGGAGTTTGCGCACGGCTGGGATATTGAAAAGCACGGCCGACCTGATGTTGTCTTTATGGCTTGGAAGGGCTATCTAAACGATGACGCGAAGGCCGCAATCGAGCGCGCGAAATCGTCAAAGGACAACTGGATAGTTAATGAGCCAAGCAAGCACTACGCAGACGATTACGATGCCGCAAAAGCGGAAAGCCGGCTTGCTGCCGGCGGAAAAGCAGATCGTCGACTATCTGGAAAAGAGCAAGGGCCGTCCGCTGACCGAGCAGGAAATCAATCTGGCGCTCGATCAGGCGCGGGCCATCGGCGACCTCTAGCCAAGTTCAGCGAAGACGAACCGCGCGACGATCAGGGCCGCTGGACCGATGGCGGCGGCTCCGACAGCGCCCCGGTTGCCGGCTACGCTCCCGGCGTCAAGACCCCGCAGGACGGCAAGATCGAGCACGCCAAAGCCGTCAAGAACGACTTCATCGCAAAATCCCCGGTCAAAACCATCGATGACGTCAAGCGGCTCGCGGCCGAAGGCCAGAAGGCGCTCGGCGACGTCGGCCGGCAGATCGGCACCAAGCTCGGGCTGACCTTCAAGGACCCCGGACCGAAGACCAAGAGCGAGAGCGGTGTCAAGCGCGTGCAGGACAAGGCGGTCGAGCGCGGCGGCAATCTCGCATCGGTGACCGACACCGCGCGCGCGACGTTCTTGGTCGACAAGCCGGAGCAGACCGACCAGCTCATCGCCGAGCTGGGCAAGCATTTCGAGGTGGCGGCCGAGCCGTTCAAGATGACGGCCGAAAACTACGCCGACCGTTCCGCCAACGTGCGGCTGCCGAACGGCATCATCGCCGAAATCCAAATGATGCACCCGAAGATGGCGGACGCGAAGTCGCCGGACGGCGGCGGTGGCCACGACCTCTACAAGGTTTCGCGGGAGAGCGCGCCGACCGGCGTCAAGCCCGATCCGGCCAAGTATGCCGACGCCGTCGCGAAGCAGCGCGAGCTGTACGGCAAGGCGCTCGACGCGATGCCAGCCGACTGGAGGAAGGTCGCTTACGAGCTGGCGAAAGCGCTCTTCGGCAGGTTAGGCAAGTTCGGAAAGGCGCGCTGATATTCAGCTTCAGTGAGCACGGCGGCGTGGTGCAGGACCTCGCCGGCATTCATCTGCCGCCAGACGTCGTCGTGCTGATAGACCCACGCTTCGGTGTCGGTGAAGCGCGCCGGGTTGCTTTCAAATGCGCCGTACTTCGGCTGTTCGCTCATGTTGGGACTCCTTAAAACTCTGACTGATCATGCCTCCTGATGACTTTCGTTGTCGATGGCCTCGACCTGTCGCCTGACGGTCTCGACTTCGCCGCGTGCTCTGGCGAGGCGACGACAGTCCATTGTGAGGCCCTTGAGCTTAAGGTCGAGTCTTGCGATCTGCGAGTGCAACAGCGCACGGCAGCAGTAGGTTCGTGCGATCATCAGAACTGCGGTGGTAGCGGCGGCGGAGACTGCCGATTGTTGTTCTCGATGTAGATCACGCGCTCGCGCGAGGCCAAGCTGATCACCGACCAAATAAGCGCGGCGAGCCAACCGATGCCGGTCCAGCCGACCAACAGGTTCAGCAGTCCGATCGCGACGACGTTTGGATGCTCGCGAATTGCGGCGAGGATTGTCGGCAGGAAGTAAGCACCGAGCATGATGCCGAGCATGATCAGGCCGGGGAAGATGTTCCCGTCGCCGCCGCTGCTGGCGAATGCCGGTGACGCTGCAGCGACGCTGATGGCGGCACCAAGTAGTAGGGATCGTTTCATCGTGATATTTTTACTCCTTTGTTTGTTTGTACTGTTTCGGCAGCTTGTCCTCGATCTCGGCGTCGGTCAGATTATCGAGAGGGACGAGGCAGGTGCCGTTGCGGTAAGTCATGATGGTGCGGACACCGTCGATCTTGCCCTTGTAGTCGCGATGGCAGTGCTTCCAGATCAGCGCGAGCTTCCGCTCGCGGGTCAGTGGTTTCGGCTCGGTCAATCGTTTTCCTTTCTCGTGAACTCGGCCAGCAGGGCCGCTGTCTTTTCCGGGTTGGCGTTGTGCGGCGAGAAGTATTCGCTGCCCTCCGCGCCGTAGCGCACGCCGATGCTGTGCCGGCCGTGAGGCTGCGGCAGAATGTAGGCGTCGAGCTTGTCTCGGCCGCAGGACGCCCAGTGCTCAAGGATGAACGGCACATCGAACGGCACGACCTCGCCGCCGATGCCGAGAGCGATGGTGCCGCCGGCAGCGCACTCGGCGAGCCGCTCAATCGGCACGTAGGTGATCTGGTCGCGCCACGGGTTCACGTCGTGCCAGTGCTTGATCATTTGATGTCCTCTCAAAACGGGATGTCGTCGTCGCCGGGGTTGGCGGTGCGGCGAGCCAGCTTGTCGCTCATCTCGACTGCGAGATTTTCGGCGTCCTCGTCGTCTGGTTCGTATGTTTCCGGGTGTGGGACCGGCGGTCCGACGTAGTGGGGGTTCTTCACCCAGACGTCCCAGTCGTGCAGCAGCCACGCGCGATCCGGATATTCGCCGCCCATGTTGCGGGCATATTCGTCAACCGCTTCGGCCGGGGTGGCGAGATGATCGTGTTCGTCGTGCATGTCGTTTCCGTCTTTCCTTCGTCCTTGATATACGATCAGGCGTCGTATACGTCAAGGGGTCGCATCGATAAATTCACGCGCCCCGGAAATCGGCGATGGTGCCGGCGCGAACGCCTTTGGCGGTTTTGATCCAGTGCAGGGCCGACGATATGGTTTGGCAGCGCCCGCCGAACATGCCGTCATGCCACGGGCACCAGCCATTGATCGAGTATTCGCGGTCTGCGCTGCGGAACACGATCAGCGACTTGCCATCGCGGCCGATCAGGTCGCGCGGCAGCCAGCGACTGACACCATCGTTGCATTCGATCGACTCGTGCAGGTAGCTGACGACGGTCAGGCCGAGATCGTCCGCGACGGCGAGAAAATTGACAGGGCGAATGTCGGGTTGAGGTTTGGGTTTGCGTTTTGGCATCTTTGCTCCTTTACAGCTTCATCCAGCGCTTCGACGGCTCGATGCTGTAGTGATCGGCGAGGGCCTCAACCCACGCCTTGGCCGCCTCGATGGTCGCGGCATAGCCGTAGCGCTTGCCGTACTGCCAGAGGTGCTGGCCATTCGGGCTCTTCACCGTGCGGACCACCGCATCAGCGTGACCCTGCAGCACGAGGTACGGTGACGCGCGATGTGGTTGCCACTGGTAGAGATCGTTCATCACGCCTCCACCGTCGCACCAGCGAGCTGCCGGGCGCTCAGGCCGTAGAGACCGCCGTTCTCGCCACGGAAAACCGTGCTCATGCCCTTGCGTCCGCGCACGCGGCAAATCTCGACCGTGAAGCGCTGCTGCTTGATGCCGTTGAACGAGAGAGCCTCGGGCAGCGTCACCTTGTGGCCGGGCTTCAGCTTCCGCTTGATCGCCTTCAGCTCGGCCGCCTTGGCGGACTGGGCGCGATAGTTGCGCGCGGACTGCAGGCTCGACCACTCAGGCGGCGGACCAATCGGGTCCTGCAGCTCGGAGCACTGGGCGATGATCGACATCGGAGCCGGGCAGCCGTAAGGACCCATGGTCTCTTCCATGTCCTTGTAGCCGAAATTGTAACCGTCGCTCGCCTTCGGCACGCTCTTGATCGCGTAGACCAGCAGCACGCGGATCATGCCGTCCGCGTCCGGGACGTAGACCTTGCTGTCGGGCTCGTGAAACTTGGCGACCATGAACACTGCCTCGCGGGTCGCGGTCGCGGCGACGAAATGCTTTTCGAGCCACTCGGCTCCGCAGCCGTCCTTGATCGTATCGACGGCCTTCTTGCCTTTTGGCTTGTGAAAAAATAACCAACCCATGTTCTCTTTCTCTCCTGTTAAACTGACTTGAGCAGCGAGTAAGTCACGAGATCGCAGCCCAACCACCGGCCCTCGACCGCGAAGTAGAAGCGGCCGAAGTGTCCTTCCTCGCTGCAGTCGACGACGTCCCAGCCATCGCCGAGACCCGCGAACCAGCGGTCGCACTCGGCCTGTTCCGCGTCCTCCAGCCCGGAGGCGTCGCCGTTGATCAGGTACGAGGCCCAGTAGGAAGGGGCGTCAATTTTATCGACCTCGAATGCCACTCGGATGCTCCTCTCGATCACATATAGCCGGGGGCTTTCGCCGGCCGGAAAAACAGCGCACCGTTCTCGAACCACGAGCCGCCATTGGCGTCGCTCCAGTGCAGGTCGTGCAGCTTGCAGACCTGATCCTCGGCAATGACGCGCAGGACCTTCATCCCGTCGCACCAGCCGTCAGACTTCATTTCGGTCGCGATGACGCGGAAACCGAACTTCGCGCTCAGCGCCGGCAGCGATGCCTCGGCCGCCGCCTTGTGCAATGCGATGTACTTCGGCGGAAGCGGGCCAGCGCCCATGCGCCACATCTTCATCTCGGCCTTGAGGGCTTCGTAAGCCATCTCTCAACTCCTCTTTCTTCATCCCCTATATACGACACTGAGACGTATACGTCAAGGGGTCGTAAGAGATTTAATCCAAGGGGTCCGTGGCCCAGTCGGTGTAGCGGTCCTCGGCCGCCTGCCGGACCTCCTCGATCACGGCGTCGATGTTGGCGAGCTGGTGCTGGGTGATCTCGCAGAATTGCCAGTAGCGGCCGGCATCGCCCATGATCTCATTGCGGACCGCGTGCAGCTCGTTGATCTCGGCGGCGTAACTGGGATGGCCGTGCTCGGCCATCCACTTCACGGGATCGAATGGGGAGGTCATCACCACCCCCACTTGTCGGCGCAGATCGGGCCGATGCCGCGCTCGACGCTGACCGGGTCGCTCAACGTCCGGCCGCAGCACGAGCAGCTGCCGAACTGCTTGCCGTAGGCAATCGCCGCCTGTTCAGGGTCCGCACAGGCCTCGACGATCAGGCCCTTCTTGATCTCGTCGCAGCCGAACGCAGCGATGAACTTGCCGCCCGCGACCTTGCCGAGATAGTCCGTGCCGGACTTGACGTAGATCGCACCGGCATTCTTGCCGTGCATCGGCGCGGGGGAGAACACGAACGCTTCGGCTCCGGCGACCAGCTTCAGCTTCAGCCGCTTCTTTCCAGAAGCCGCAGCTGACGCGAACGCCTGCTCGATCCGCTCGATCGAAACCTCGGGCGCGCTGGCCTCGGCCTCGGCGCGGTGCTCGGCCTTCTTGGCCGCCTTGGCGATGTTGTTCTCGACCGCCGCGCGCTGACCTTCAGTCAGGTCACCGAACTTGATGATGCCGCCGATCAGCGATGCCGCGAACGTGTTGCCGGCCTTGCCGGCCGTGTCGAGCCAAGCCCAGAGCGCCGGGTTGGCGGACTGCCACGCGGCGAAACCTTCGGCCGAAACCTCGGCCTTCCGCTCGGCGCGCTGCGCCCGGACATTCGCCCGCGCGGCGGACGAGGCCTTGAATACCTTCTTGCCCGCACCCTTACAGGTGAAGCACTGGCCGATCATGCGGCCGGACCAGCCGTAGAACTTGCCGGAGCCGCCGCACTTGCTGCAGCCCTCCTCAAAGCCCTTCGGCGTGTAGCTCGCCGGGGCCTTGCGCGGCTCCGAAAGCATCGGGCCGGCCAGCAGGTCGTCGAGCGCGTCGTTCAACATCTCAAATCTCCGTCGTAACTCTCCCCCTGATATACGCCCGGCCGTCGTATACGTCAAGGGGTCGTATAGGTAAATTATGGGGCCGGAACGGGCCTTTTGCTGGAGGGCCGGGGGAACCGCATGGAAACGCTCACCCGCACCCGGCCTCGATTGCGCGAATGGGACGAGAGCCAGCACCCGCGCGAGCCGGCCGGATCATCGGGCGGCGGCGAGTTCACCAGCGGCGGCGGCGGAGACGGGGCCGGCAGCTCGGAGAAGCCGGCGGCCGGCGGCGACAAGGGCAAAGGCAAGTTCAAAAGCACCGACTTCAACAAGGGCAAGGTCAGGCTCGATAGCGACACCAGCGTCGACAAGGCGCGGTCGGAAAAATTCCTCGAACGCTGGAACGAGAAGATCAACGAAGCTCCGGAGGAGTTTCGCGATCACTTCCTCGGCGGGCTCGATGGCACGATGCGCGTCGGCTACAGCCCGAACAGCGACAAGATTTCGATCGACGGCAGACTGGAGGAAGACGGCAAGGAGATCGGCACCTACCAGCGCGAGATCAATCTCAAGGACAACAAGGCCTACTCGGCTTACTTCCAGCTCAACAAGGGTTCGCAGGGCGGCAACGTCGGCAAGAAGCTGCTCGCCGCTAATGTCGCGATGTACCAGAAGCTCGGCCTCGACAAGGTCGAGGTCAGCGCCAACATCGACGTCGGCGGTTATGCGTGGGCGAAGTACGGTTACGTGCCGACCGCGTCATCGTGGCGTGACCTGTCGAGCGATCTGCGCGACAAGCTGAGCGGCGACCGCAACCGCGCGAGCCACACCGCGACCGGCTCCGGCTATACGCCGGAAAGCTGGGACATGATCGGCGAGTACGATCAATCGGCGATCGAAACCGCGTGGACGCGGGCCACCTACGACGAGTTCGTTTCCAGCGAGCAGCAGAACTGGCGCGACAGCGGCGCGGCGCTCGACGACGCCAAGAGCAATCTGGCTGACGACTTCAATCAGCGCGGTGGCGGCACATGGGCGGAAGCTGCGCTGAAGAGCTGGCGCGAGCAGCGCGCCGAGGAGGGCGATCCCGCCGTCCCGTTCACCGATGAGCAAATTCTCTCGGCAATCGACGTCGATTACGACCGCGACTACGAGGGCCGCAACGACGCCAGCATCGCCTTCAGCGATCAGCGGCTCGATCAGATGCAGCCCGAAGGCTACGACCCGGCGCAGCAGACGCTGCCGGGTATCGAGCCGATCAAGCCGAACGAGATGCTGAGCGACTCCGCGCGCGAGGAGATCGACAAGGCGCTGACCGAGGCCTTCAACACCGAGGCCGAAGATCGCGCGCAGGATGCGGACCCGCCGGACTTCAGCGATCAGGTCGCCGACTATCAGCACGAATACTGGTCGAGCATGTCCGACCGGGACAAGTACGAGTGGGCCGATCGCAACAGCGAGCTGCCGGAATATCCGATCGAGGACGACGAGGAGCCGCCGCAGCAGGAAATGGAGCTGCCCGAGCCGTCCGCCAACGATGCGCTGATGAAGCTCGCGCGCAGCTCCGATCCGAAGGCGCTGTGGGCCATCGCCGACTCCGCGCAGGGCAAGCAGCTGCTGCTCGGCAAGAGCTGGAGCGGCGTCCTCGATCTCAAAGACAAGCAATCCATGGATCGTTTCCACGCCTATGTCGGGAAGTGAGAAGGGAATGGGCCGATGAAGCACGAGAGTGAAAGTGCGTTTCGCCGCGAGCCGCGCGAACAGGCTGTGGGCGGCAATCTTTGCACGCGAGCGATCACCGCAAGAACGATCGCAAGCCTGCGACGCTGTCCTGTCACCGATGTGGCGGCGGAGATGTGGCCGAACGATCGCGCGCTGCAACAGCTGCTGACGCGCGCGGCGTCCAACCCGGCGATGACGTCCGTCGTGGGCTGGGCCGCCGAACTGGTGCGACGCACGGTCGTCGACACTGTCGCGGCGCTGGGTGCGGCGTCGACTGCAGCCGATGTCATGGCGAGAGGACTGCTGCTCGACTGGGATGGCGGAGGCATCGTCAGCGCGCCGGGTTTCGTTGCGAGCGCGGCGAACAGCGGCTTCGTCGCCGAGGGTGACCCGATCCCCGTGCGGCAGCTCAATCTGGGTCCGGCGTTGTTGACCCCACGCAAGCTCGCAACCATCGCAGCGCTGACGCGCGAGATGGTCGAGAGCAGCAATGCCGAGGCACTGATCAGCGACGCGCTTATCCGTTCATCCGGACTCGCGCTCGACGCAGTGTTCTTCAGCGCCAACGCTGCGACGGCAGCGGCACCCGCCGGCATCCGCAATGGCATTGCCGCACTGGGAGCAAGTGCGAGCGCCGATCCGTTCGGCGCTTTCTTTGAGGACATGGCCACTCTGCTCAACGCTGTCGGGACGGTTGGCGGCAAAGGGCCATTCTTCATCGTCTCATCGATCGGTCGCGTTGCCAGCGCCAGCGCGCGGTTCGGCAGCATCAAGGCCGAGGGCACCGACGCAACGATCATTCCACTCGCGTCGTCTGCGGTTGGCAACGACATCATCGTGATTGCGGCGGCCGGCCTCGTCGCGGCGCTGAGCGCCGATCCGAATGTGGAGACGGTGAACGCGGCCACGCTCGTGATGGACACCGCACCCGGCGTTGCCGGCACGATTGGACCGGAAAAGGAGATGTTCCAGTCCGACAGCCTCGCGGTGAAGGTGCGCTGGCCGGTGTCGTGGGCGCTGCGGGACTCGCGCGCGGTCGCGTGGCTGACGCCCGTATGGAAGTGACATGCGCGAGATATTCAACAGCTTCGTCAAAGAGGCATTGCCAGAACTTCATCCGATCATCTCGCACGAGCTAACCGATTACGGCTGGCGCGGGATCACGAAGGAGGGCGAGGTGCTGGAGGTCCGGGGGACCAACGGCCACGCCATCGAGGTGCCGGACGAGATCACCGTGGCGTTCAGGGGCACGCCGATCGGCCGGCGCGCTGTCCGCAACGACATTGCCGTCGACATCAACGACTATCTCTCCCACTTCAACGCTGCGGTCGCGCTCTACAAGAACAACCACGTTGCCGAGGCGCTGATCGAGGCTGACGCGACGCTGCGCGCTGCGCCGACGCTGCGCGCCAAATTCAACCGCGCCATGGTGCTGCTGGCGCTCGGCCGCTGGGACGAGGGCCTCGACGAATACTGGCAATGCGAACAGGAAGCGCCGTTCATCCGGCCGCAGGTTCGCGCCGCGCTCGACGCCGGCCTGCAGCCGTGGCGCGGCGAGGATTTGAGCGACAAGAAACTGCTTGTGCTGCACGCCCATGGTTTCGGCGACACGATCCAGATGCTGCGCTATGTCCAGCCGCTCTGGGAGATGGGCGTGAACGTCCGTCTTGATGTACCGGTCGAGCTGCAGCGTCTCGCCGACAAGTTTGCTCCACCCGGCAGGTTTCCTCCGCCCAACATCAGATCATCGCCACCGCTCATCGAGCGACCTCCGGATTATTTCTGCCCGATCCTGCATCTGCTGCACTTCCTGCACGTCACGCCAGAGAATGTCGACGGCAGTCCGTACATCGAGGTCGAACCCACGCTCGTCGAGCGCTGGCGCGGTCGGCTCCCGGAAAAGTCACATCCTGACCAGCAACGCATCGGCATCGCGTGGTCGATCGGCAAGCCGAGCGATGGCGACTATCCGCGCGAGATTCCGCTGCAGCAGCTGGTCAAGCCGTTTGGCTTCTCTCAACTGCACAGCGTGCAGGTTCAGGGCGCGGATGAGGCCCGAGCGATCGGCGTCCACGTCCATGAGTTCGCCGACTTCGCGGATTGCGCCGCGCTGATGCTGCAGATGGACATGATCGTCAGCGTCGACACCGCAGCGCTGCATCTGGCCGGGGCGATCGGTCACCGGAACGTCGTCGGCCTGCTGTCGCACTGGGCGAGCTGGCGGTGGGTCGCGCCTTGGTATGCGAATTTGCATATTTGCCGGCAGCCGACTGCCGGCGACTGGGCCGGCGCGCTTGCGCAAATTCGCAAGCGCTGAACTCGGCGTCGCGCCGATCCGGGGACCGTTCAGCAAATACATGACGCCGCACGAGACGGCGATCCTCGTCGCGCTGATCAAGAGCGTCGCGCCGGAGGTGATGATCGAGTTCGGCTGCAATGCCGGCATCACGGCGGCGCGCGTGCTGGAGAACGTGCCGACGATCGAAACCTATATCGGCATCGATGTCCCGTTCGAGCATGTGACCACGCTGCGCTGTCAGCAAGGCGAGGTGCCGGCCAATGCTGGCGCACATGCCGCGAGCGACGAGCGATTCCATCTGCTGCTCGCGCCGTCGCGATCCATCGTCGCCGCTGATCTTGAGCGGTGCGATGCGGTGTTCATCGACGGTGACCACAGCGAAGCGGCGGTGCTGCACGAAAGCCGGCTCGCGCGCGAGCTGGTGAGGCCGGGCGGCATCATCTGCTGGCACGACTTTTCAAATCCGGACGTCGAGGTGACGCGGGCACTAACCCGCCTTGAGCACGAGGGCTGGGCCATCGACTGCGTCGAGGGCTCGTGGCTGGCCTTCCTGCAAACGTGAGGAGGAATCCCATGCTGAAGAAGTTGCCGATGAAGGCGTGCGATCCCGATGACTACGACGATGAAGACGAGTTCATGTCGGACTGCGTCGACGAGATGGGCGACGAGGATCAGTGCCAGTTGATGTGGGACAACAAGTCGGTCAACGGCCTCAAGCACAAGACCCACGCCGAGAACGTCAACGGCATGGAGTTTGTGCTGTCCGACGAAACCCCGGACCGCATGGACGACATCATCATGTCGGACGGCTGGGAACTCGCCAACTTCAAGCGAAACCCGATCGCGCTGTTCAACCATCGGTCGGATTTTCCGATCGGCAAGTGGAAGAACATCCGCGTCGAGAACAAGGCCCTGCGCGGCCACCTCGAACTCGCGCCCGAGGGCACCAGTGATCGCATCGACGAAATTCGCCGGCTGATCGACGCCGGCATCCTGAAAGCAGTCTCGGTCGGCTTCAAGCCGATCAAGCGGAAGTCGCGCAAGGAAGACGACGATTTTGGATTCGGCGGCAGCGTCTACACCAAGAGTGAGCTGGTGGAGACGTCGCTCGTTGCCGTGCCGGCCAATCCCAACGCGCTGTCCGTCGCGAAGTCTCTGAACATTTCCCCCGCAACAATTGGTCTCGTGTTTGCCGAGCAAGGCAAAAAGAACACGGGCACCAAGCGTCGCGGGTTCACTGGCGAGCACGCCTCTGCATCTCGCACTAGAAAGGGCAGCGCCATGTCTGGCCTAGCTCAGCGCATTACCGATTTGGAGACGCAGATCGTCGCCAAGCGGGACGAACTTGAGGCCCATCTCGAAAAGATGGACAATTCCAACGTCAGCGATGCTGACATCGAAACGAACGGCAAATTGCGCGCCGATCTCACGCAGCTCGAAAAGCTGCATGAAGAACTGATCGGCTCCGAGAAGCTGCTGGCGAAGAACCTCGACAACGGCAACGGCAACGGCTCAGGCCGCAGCCGCTCGATCTCCACGACTGTGATCACCGAGCGCGAGCGCATCGCGTCGCCTTCCGTGATCCTGAACCGCACCAAGAAGGACCTCGATCTGCTCGACTACCTCGTCCGTGGTGCCACGGTGACGTATATCGCCAAGGCCACGGGCAAATCGGTCGAGGAGACCCGGCTGCGGATTTACGGCGACGACGAGGGCACCAAGGCCATTGTCGAGATCGTCACGCGCGCGGCCTCCGCACCAGCCATGACCACGGTCACCGGCTGGGCCGCCGAACTTGCGCAGACGACCTATGCCGATCTCATGCCACTCCTGATGCCGAAGGCGATTCTGACGCGCCTCGGGCCGAAGGGGCTGACACTGAGCTTCGGCACCTCCGGCCGCATCGTCATCCCGACTCGCTCGCGCACGCCGTCTCTGGCGGGTTCGTTCGTCGGCGAAGGCATGCCGATCCCCGTCCGGCAGGGCGCGTTCACCTCGCAGACGCTCACGCCGAAGAAGATGGCAGTCATCTCGACTTGGACTCGGGAGATGGGCGACCACTCCGTGCCTGCGATCGAGGGACTGATCCGTCAGGCGATCCAAGACGACACCAGCGTGGCCATCGACTCGGTTCTGATCGATGCCAACGCTGCGACTGTGATCAGGCCGGCAGGCCTGCTCAATGGTGTTGGAGCTACGCCTCCAACGGCTGGCGGCGGCATCGCTGGTCTTGTCGGCGACATCACCGCATTGATCGGTTCGATCAGCACGGCGACGTATGGCAATGTTCGCAATCTGGCTTGGCTCGCCAACCAGACCGACATGCTGCGTGCGTCGCTGCTCACGGCAGCGAACACGGGCATCTTCCCGTTCAAGGCCGAGATTGCGGCCGGCACTCTGAACGGCATCCCGATCATCGACTCGGCGACCGTGCCGACGAAGACCTTGATCCTCGTCGATGCGGCCGACTTCGTGGTGGTCGGTGGTGAGGCTCCGCGAATGGAGATGAGCGATCAGGCGACGCTGCACATGGAGGACACGACCCCGCTGGACCTCGTCGCATCGCCGTCCACGGTCGCGGCTCCGCAGCGCTCGCTGTTCCAGACCGACTCGCTGGCGTTGCGCATGGTGATGCCGCTCAACTGGACCCAGCGTCGCGCTGGCACGGTTGCGTGGACCCAGAACGTCACTTGGTAGACGCGCATTGACTCATGCGCCGTGAAAGCGGCGCACGAGCACCGACCCCCCAACGACGAGGAGTATTTTTCATCATGACGACGAGAACAGGAGACGACGTGGCTTCCGAGAACGCCAAGAAGGTCCATGCCGAAGAGCGCAAGGCGTCGGACAAGTCCCGCGCCGAGTTTGCCGAACGCACCAAGGGCAAGCCGACGCCGACGCAGGAAGAGAATGATCTCGCCATGCTTGGCTGCCACATCCTTGAACACGAGGACGACGGTAGCGGGCCTGATCCGTTCAACAAGCCGCACGAAGAGCATCGGCATATGGAGGCCGACAAGTCGCACGCAAAGCCGCAGAACTACCAGACGCGGCAGACGCAGGCTCGTCCTGCGAGTGAATGAGACGTGGCGAGCTGGCTGTCCCGTATCTCTCGGCTGATCACGACGAAGGTCAAGGCCGAGGGCGAGTACCATCCCGGTCCATGGTATTTGCCGATCACGGGTGGCTGGCTCCCAACTGGCGTGGGCGATTTTCTGAACTGGTGGCAGATGGGGTACGATCCTGTCGGCCTGTCCACCCAGTCAGCAATGGTTGAGGCCTGCGTCTCGGCTTATGCACAAACCGTCGCCATGTGTCCGGGCGATCATTGGCGGCTCAACAGGAAAGGCGGACGAGACCGGGTGATGAACTCGGCTCTCGCCCGCATCCTGCGCTATCCGAACGACTACCAGACGATCAGCGATTTTCTGCTCAACACGGTGCGCTCGCTCTATCTCGACGGCAACGCCTACGGGCTGTGCCTGCGCAATGACCGCTACGAGATCGACGAGATTCATCTGATGAAATCGGAGCAGTCGTTTCCGCGCCTCGCGGTGAACGGCGAGATTTTTTATCAGCTGCACGGTAATGACGTGATCAGCGCGCGCCTTGGCCAGTCCTCTGTGGTGGTGCCGCAGCGCGACGTGCTGCACATCAAACTGCACACGGCAAGGCAGCGTTATCCGGTGCCGATTATCGGCGAGAGTCCGATCCTCGCGGCCTATGGCGACATCGGCGTCAGCAACGCCATCGCCGCCCAGCAGGCCGCGTTCTACATGAACGAGGCGCGGCCGAGCGCCGTGCTGTCCACCGATCTGGTGCTCGACAAGGATCAGGTGCAGGCGCTGCGCGACCGCTGGAATGATCAGGCCAAGGCACTGCATCAGGGCGGCACGCCGATCCTGACCGCCGGCCTGAAGGTGTCGCCGTGGGCAGTCGGAGGCAAGGACGCCGCGACGGCCGAGATTCTCAAGCTCTCGAATGAGCACATCGCGCTGGCCTTCCGCATCCCGCTGCAGATTCTCGGCCTCGGCGGTTCGACATACAATTCCACCGAGCTGCTGATGCAGAGCTGGATCGCGTCCGGCCTCGGTTTCTGTCTCAACCACGTCGAGGAAGCCTTCGGCGTGCTGTTCATGCTGAAGGGCCAGCCCGACGAATATGTCGAGTTCGACACTGCGGCATTGCTGCGATCGGCACTGAAGGATCGCATCGAGGCACTGGCGCGCGGCGTGCAGGGCGGCATCTATGCGCCCAATGAGGCCCGTCTGCAGGAGGGTCTCGATCGCGTCAAATTCGGCGACGAGCCGCGCGTGCAGCAACAGGTCGTTCCTCTGAGCGCCGCAGGAGCGATCCCGGCCGCGCCCGCGCCGCCCTCAGCACCGCCTGCAGCGTCACAGCCTGTACTTCCCGCACCACTCCCGCCCGAAAAAGGCAACCGCGATGCTATCGACCGTGAAGTCAGAAAGCTCATCAGAGCCGCCGATCGCTTCGGACGCAACTGACGAAGCTGACGATCAGCTCGACATCTTGCACTTGGCACTGGGCAAGATGCTGGCCATCGAGCGCGCGCACTGGGAGCGCGAGCGCGAGCTGATGGTCGCACGATCGGCTGCGATCGTCTCCAATCTGGAGGCCACGATCCTGCGGATGCAGGCCGCGTTCGACGATCAAACCGCGCGGATGACGATCGAGTTCACCGAGCGTGTCCGGGATATCAACGAGCGCGTCACCGCCCGATTGTCCGAGCTGAAGGATGGGCCAGTCGGGCCGCCGGGCGAGGGAGGTTCGATCGGCGATCAAGGGCCTGCCGGCGAGCGCGGCGAACGCGGCGAGCGCGGCTTCATCGGGCCGGTGGGCAATGACGGCGGTCGCGGCGAGCGCGGTCTTGTGGGTCCTGTAGGGCTTCGTGGACCGCGCGGCGAAAAAGGTCTGCACGGGTCGCGCGGCGAACGCGGTGAGCCCGGCAGGCGAGGTCTCGACGGCAAGGAAGGACCGCAGGGCAAAGCTGGTGTCCAAGGATTGCGCGGCGAGCATGGCGCGCCGGGCGAGCGCGGCGAAGTGGGTCCGAACGGTGAGCGTGGCGAATCCGGTGAAGCGGGGCCACGCGGTGAGATTGGAGAACCGGGTGAGCCCGGATCGCAAGGTGTGCAGGGCATGCCGGGTGAGCGTGGCGAGATCGGTGAGCGCGGTCTCCAAGGCGAGCGCGGTGAGATGGGACAACCGGGTGAGTCCGGACCGCAGGGTGCGGCTGGCGAGCGCGGCGAGATCGGCGAGCGCGGGCTCCAAGGTGAGCCCGGTGCGCGCGGCGAAATAGGGCAGCCGGGCGAGCCCGGACCGCAGGGTGAGCCGGGACAGCTCGGCGAACGCGGTCTGCAGGGCGAGCGCGGTGAGCGGGGCGAACAAGGAGAGAGAGGACTCAATGGCGAAGAAGGCAAAGAAGGCGAAAAAGGCGCACAAGGCGAGCCGGGCGAGCCGGGCGCTGGCGGCGCTCAAGGTGAGCCCGGTGAAAAAGGCGAGGCCGGTGAAGCGGGCCAGCCCGGCGCGCAGGGCGAGGCGGGGCAGGTAGGGCCGCAGGGCGAGCGCGGAGAGCCGGGTCTGCAGGGCGAGAAGGGTGCAGACGGCTCTCCGGGCGAGCCCGGAGAAAAAGGCGAAGAAGGCGAGCGCGGAGAGAAGGGCGAACCCGGCGAGCTGCCGATCGTCCGCGCGTGGAGCGACGACGAGATCAGCTATCACGGCGACGTCGTCGTCTGCGACGGCGGCACTTGGCAGGCGCGCAAGGACACCTCCAAGAAGCCGCCGCACGCCGACTGGAAGCCGCTCGCGCTGCCCGGTCGTGATGCCGTGTCGCCGAAGATCAAGGGCACCTATCGCGACGACGAGACCTATCAGCACCTCGACATTGTCGCGCTGAACGGCTCCAGTTTCATGGCGCGGCATGACGATCCGGGAGCATGTCCGGGCGATGGCTGGCAGCTGATCGCATCGGCGGGACGGCAGGGCAAGCCGGGGCTGAAGGGCGAGCGCGGCGAAGCCGGTCCGCGCGGCGTGTCCGGCGCGTCGATCGCGCGCGGCGAGATCGACCGCAAGACCTATACACTGAAGCTGATCATGTCGGATGGCAGTGAGGTGCCGGTGCCGTGTCGCGGATTCTTCGAGCAGTATCACGAGGAAAGCGAAAGCCATGGCTGACATCACGGTCAAGGTGATCACGGAGGCTGACAGCATCGATCTGGCGACGCTCGACGAGATGAAGACGATGCTCGGCATCACCGTCTCGAATCCCACCGAGGACGCTCAGCTGGAAATGTGGATCACGCAGTATTCCGATGTGATCGCCACCATGTGCAATCGGGTGTTTGCCAAGGAGACAGTCGAGGAGACATGGCGCGGCGACACTATGCCGTTCGACACCGGCAACGGGCGCGTGTTTCTGACGCACTACCCGGTCGCCGATGACGACATCGAATCGATCACCGCACCCGATGGTACGGTGATCAATGCTGGCTATGAACTGGAGAACCGCAGCGGCAAGCTGCAGTTCTTCACGACGTGGAGCGAGCCGATCCGCATCACCTATACCGGCGGCTACGATCTGCCGGAGGAAGCGCCGCCAGCCCTGAAGCAGGCGCTGGCGATCATGGTTGGTGCGGCGCGCATCTTCGTCTCGCGGCAGCTCACGAGCGGCATCCGCTCGATCAGTCACCGCGAGTCGCGCGTGCAATTCTTCGACATCAATGCAGCGGCGGCCAAGCTGAGTGGCATCGGTCCATTGGGGCAGGCGGCCGAGACCGTCAACGCGCTGCTCTACAAGTACATGCGCTTCTACGTCTGATGCCGTTCACGATCGAGGTCGAGGCCGACGAGACGCTGAAGCAGCTCGACGAGCTGCAGAAGAAGATCACCGATTTGCATCAGGAGATGCCGCAGACCCTCGTCGACTGGCAGCGCGAGGACATGCACCGCCATTTCCCGAATATCGAGACCAGCGGCTCCGACACCGAGACCACTGCGGAGACGTCGATCTGGCCGAGATCGCGGCAGAGCGATCAGCGCAAACCCGGACCAAGCGGGACCGCGCCGCGAAGGCCACGGCCCAAGATGGCCGTTCCTGCCGGTCAGCGCGCACCGTCCCAACGTCCGATCCTGCGACCGGAGCTTTTTGTGAAGCTGCATGACCGCATGGTCGACATGATCAAGAAGGCGCTGACATGGGCGTGAACCTCGATCTGCTGCTGCAGGGGTCGATCTTCGACGTCTGGGCCGTGCCTGTGACGATCGTGCCGTTCGCATCGCAGCCGCTGGCCGGCAGCTACGGCGTGCGCGGCATCCTCAACACTTACACCTTCGACGTCGCGGGCGAGAACGGTGCGATCTTTTCCGACCAGCGCACAATCCTCGACATCAGGGAGAGCGAGTTCGGCGTGCTGCCGATTCAGGACGATCACGTCATTATTCCGCTGGATTGCAACTTGGTGCCGAAGGGCGAGTACGAGATCATCGACTCATACACTGACGGTGGCGGCCAGACCACGCTGACGATCCGCAAGATCATGACGGAGAGACCATGATCGCCGCAGCGCCGAGGATCGTGCCGCCGCCGACGCCGAGCGAGGTCCAGAGCTGGAGCTTCCTGATCCGCGACGTGTTTTTCGACAAGCTGGTGGCGACCCAGTTCTTCAAGGGGTTCACCGCGCGCAAGAGCAAAGAGCTGCGCGTGCAGTCGCAGAACATCCCGTATCTCGGCGTCTACTTCGTCAACGAGGACATGAGCCCGGACGGCGATCTCAATGCCGGCGAGATTCGCTTCACGCATTTTCTGAAACTCGGCTTCTCCGTCATCATCCTGAACAACGATCCGGTCGCGAGCGAGGCCAAGCTCGATCAGGCGTTCTGGACGATCATGAACACGCTGTGGCGCGATCCGTACCTGACGAACATGATCAGTACGACGCCTTACACGGGCATCGGCGGCACGCCCGATAACGTCAGGATCGAGGGCGTCTCGCGCGGCACGCGGCGGCATGTGTTCGGTGCCACGGGCCTGAACAACGAAACGCCGATCGCCGAGATGCAATACGAGGCGACGGTCAAGTATGAGGCCGACTACGCGCCGATCATCACCGACAACATGCTGACGCTGAGTGTGCGGACCGGCATCAAGCCCGGCGACACGTCAGACGAAATGGCGCAGCGCCAGCAAGTCGGTGCGGACTACGTGTTTGAACCCTACCCACCTCCAGCAGTGCAACCACTCGACGAAGAGAAGGAACAGAGCCATGGCCACGCCGAAGAATCAGACCTCGACGACGAAGCGTGAAGACCCGCGTGCGAAACTGCGCGAGGCGCGCAAGCGTCGGCTGCGCCTGATCGCAGGCGACAGACCGACGTCCGTCAAGGTGTTCGCCGCCAACGAGACCCTGCGCGAGGTGTTGCGCCATCCCAGCGGCGGCCTCCGTTTCCGCGATGACATCAGTCAGGGTGTCGAGTGGCCGAACGACAGCTTCACCGCGCGCCGGATCGCCGATGGTTCGGTGCGGACCGATGGTCCGGGTTCAGGCGATGCGCCTCCGGACGATGAGACGCTCAACGCGCGGCAGCAGGCACAGGCGCGCAAGCCGGAAGGGGAAGGGAAGGAGCCTCCGACCCCTCCGAAGAGCAGCCATCAGCGTCACGAGTCCCAGCAGCCGGGCGAGAACGAATCCCAGCAGCTGGACGAGAACCAGTCTCCGCAGCCGGACGCGGCGGCCTGAGAAAAACCCTCACAGCACATCGAGCGCCCATTTAGGAGGCCACAATGCCCATCAGCTTCTCCCAAATTCCTGCCAACTGGAAACTGCCGTTGTACTGGGTTGAGGTCGACCCGTCGAAGGCTGGTATCTGGACCATTCACCAGCCCTCACTGCTCGTCGGTATCATGACGGCGGAGGGCGTTGCTCTGCCTGACGTCGCGATCCCGGTTGGATCGCAGGCGCAGGCCGACAAGCAGTTCGGCGAAGGCTCGCATCTGTCGAATATGTTTGCCGCCTTCTTTGCCAACAACTTCGCCAACGAAGTGTGGGGACTTCCGGTCGCGGAGCCCACGGGCGGCACGGCGGCGACCGGCACGATCACGCCCGTGATTGACGCCAGCGGGCACGAGGCTGGCACCATCAGCCTCTACATCGCCGGTCACAATGTGCCGGTCAACATCGGCGCGTCGGACGATCTCACGACCATCAACGCGGCCATCACAGCGGCGATCAACGCCGACTTCTCTCTTCCGGTCAGCGCGGTCACCAGTCCGACCGAGGTGTCGTTGACATGCAACTGGCTGGGGACCAGCGGCAACGACATCACGATGAGCGACAGCTACTACGGGCGCATGGGCAGCGAGGAGCTGCCGACTGGCATCACCATGACTTACTCCAGCTCGGGAATGTTGACCGGCGGCGCTGGCTCGCCAGTGTTCACTACCGCGATCTCCAATCTCGGTGAGAAAAATTACGAATACGTGGCGCTGCCGTTCACCGACTCGACGTCGCTGCTGGCGTGGGAGACCGAATACGGCTTCACCGACACCGGCCGCTGGGGCTGGATGCGCCAGCTCTTCGGGCATCTCTTCTCGGCCAAGCGTGGTGACTATCCCACCCTCGTGACTTTCGGCGAGAGCAGGAACAGCGGCGTCACCTCGATCATGGCAGTCGAACTCGCCGCGCCGTCACCGGTCTACGAGTGGGTCGCGGCCTACACGGCGAAGGCGCAGCGCGCCCTGATCAACGATCCGGCGCGACCGCTGCAGACGCTCGAACTCACCAGCATTCTGCCAGCGCCGCTGCATCAGCGCTTCAACCGGCCGGAGCTGAACACGCTTGCGCTGTCCGGTATCGCGACGCAGGAGACCGATCCCAACAATCTGCCGATGATCCTGCGAGAGACCACGACCTATCAGCTCAATCTCTATGGTCAGCCGGATGATGCCTATGAGCTGGTGACGACGTTGGCGACGCTGGCGAGGCTGTTGCGCAATCAGAAGCAGGCGATCACGTCGGCTTTCCCGCGCCACAAGCTGGCCGACGACGGCACGCGCTTCGGTCCGGGTCAGGCCATCGTCACGCCGAGCCTGATCAAGGCGGAGCTGGTCTCCGAGTATCGGCTCGATATGTACAACGGCCTCGTCGAGAACATCGCCGCATTCAAGGCCAATCTGCTGGTCGAGCGCGACACGAACGATCCGAACCGGGTCAACGTGCTCTATCCGCCGGACCTCATCAACCAGCTCCGCGTCTTCGCCGTGCTGGCGCAATTCCGCCTGCAGTACGACCGGGGCGTCGATCAGGGCATCATCGGCGTGCCGAGCGGCGGCACACAAGTCGCAGCGGGCGGCGGCGCATAAAGAGCGCCGCTGTTTCGCGTTCGTCCTTCTCCCGAGAGATTCCAAAAGGAGTGAACCAAGATGGCCCAGAAATTTGCTGGTATCGCCTTTCTGTTCGTTGCCGGTAACCAGCTTCGGCTGCGCGGCAACTTCACCGTCAGCCCGTCGCCGGTCGAGCGCACCATGATCGCCGGTCAGGATGGCGTGCATGGCTTTCAGGAGCTGCCGCGCGTGCCCTACATCGAGGGCGACATCTCCACGACGCCGGACATGCAGCTCGAAACACTCGACGGCATGACGGACGTCAACGTCGTAGCCCAGCTCGCCAACGGCTTCACGTACTCGCTGATCAGCGCGACGTGCAAGGCCGGACTGGAGGCCAATTCACGCGACGGTCAGGTCCGCGTGCGCTGGGAAGGCATCTGGTGCGAGGAGATCACGGGCGGCGGACCGCCGACCATCACCGAGCAGAGCAACATCCAGACGGCTGGCACCACTGGATGATCGCAAGTGATCGCAAAAGGAAAAGGTGAAGCCATGAACAAGCCAGACAGGCGCGAGGGATTTGTCAACGCGGCTGAGCCGCCCGATGCTCCACATCGTGCCGGGCCGGTGATCGAGAACGAGCCGCCGGCCGCTCCAGCTCCGGATGCGCCGGTCGAGGAGATGTGGCCGGTCAAGGTCAGGCTGCTGCACAAGGCGATCCGTGGATCGAAGGGCGAGATGGTCAAGGAGCTATCGTTCCGCGAACCGACCGGCGGCGACATCAATCGCTACGGCAACCCCTGTCATATTGATCAGAATGGCGACGTCGTGATTCTCGACCGCAAGATGACGACGATGATGGCGGCGTTGTCCGGCGTGCTGCAGCCGTTCATCGAAGGCATGGACCCGCGCGATTGGAACTCCTGCGCCTACAGGCTGCGCGGTTTTTTTATTCCCGATCCGGAGGCTTGGTAAACGAGGTTCCGGTTCTCGATTGCTACCGGCTCGCGCGGTTCTACCACGTCTCGCCAACAATCTTCCTTGAGATGGGTCTGACCGAGGTTCGTCTCCATCTGGAGCGGACCATCGATCTCGCACACATCATAAGCCGGGAAAACTCGGACGATGGCTGAGTTTGAAGAACTAAAACTGTCGGTCAATCTCGTCGACAATGCGTCGGCGGGGCTCACCAACATTCGCAACCAGATCATGCAGCTCACGCAGGCTGCCGGTCAGGTGAGCGGTGCGTTCGACAAGGTGGCGTCGAGCGTGCAGCAAGTCGGCAATGCCGCTCAGCAATCGGTGCCAAGACTTTCCAGTCACGACAAGGCACTGAGGGAGTTGACACGCTCGGCCGAAGAAACCGGCCGTGGCCTCGTGCAGATGGCGCTGAATGCCAGACGCGGCATGGAGGCATTCCCGGAGCTTGCGCTCAGCTTCCGCGAGACGACGCAGGGCCTCAAGGGCCTGAACATAGCGATGGCCGAGATGGGAGCCTCATCGCGGCTGGCCATCGTCGGACTTGGCGGTGTTGCCGTTGGTATCGTGGCGGTCGGTGCCGCGCTCGCGGCCTATGGCATCTCGGTCTTCAAGTTCGGGCAGGAGATGTACACCCTCAGTCAGACCGCGCGCTCGCTGGGCATGACGTTCGGGCAGCTTCGGAGCATGACCGAGCAAAATGAGAGATTTGGTATCTCGGCGGAAAACACCGCTGCACAGCTCAGCAATATGAACGAGGCGCTTACTGATCTGACTCTGAGCGGCTCGAAGCTGCGACAGCAACTGCTGTCCGAAGGCGTCCCACCAAAGGCTATCGATGATTACCTGAAACTGACCAACGCGATCGATCGCTACAACAAGGTGCGCGAATGGGAAAAGCAGGTTCACGATGACTGGTTGAAGAGGACCGGCTCTGAGGAGATCGCGAGCACTCTGGCCGCGCGAATTGGCAGGCGGATGGGTGAGCAAACAGGCACGGCCTATCTCCGTGACCCGATGCAGCAGCCGACCAAGGAAGAGGCGGAGCAGGCAAAGAAGATCGAGGAGCAGAGCGCGGAGATAGCCAAGCATTGGCGGGAGATTCTCAAGATCGCCACCGACGTCAAAACGGCATTCCTTTCGTTTGGGTTGCCGATTGTCAACCAAGCGCTTCAGGTGACGGTCACGCTGATGGAGAAGTTGAACATCTTTGCGCAGGGCTGGGCGACGTACACATGGAACGCCGTGAAGGCCCTGACGCTCGGACCACTGTTGCTGATTCCGAAAATTCGAGAATGGGCTTTTCCTAAAGACGGAAAAATCCCTGAAGCGGCAAGTCCTCCCACATCGTCAGCGCCACAGCCGCAGGCCGAAGAAGGCGGCCTGAGTGGCGTCTATAAATACTCGCCCATGAGTTACAGAGGCGCGAACGACAACGTCAATCCGCTGCTACATCGTGCCAGCTTCAACGGCGTCGAGGGATTCGGCGGCAGTGGTGTCGGCGGCAGCAGCGGCGAGGGCCGCGCGCAGGCGATCATCAAGGGCGGCGTGTACGAGGCGCTGGTCGATTTTTACAGCTATCTGCAGACCGGCAGCGCCGGTCGCGGTGGTGGTGGAGTTCAGGGCGCGTCACTTGGCGGAGGCGGCGGCGGAGGAGGTGGCGGTGGCTACGGTGGTGGAGGTGGTGGTCCCGGTGGACTGCCTCCCGGCTGGGCTGGTGCGATTCCGCGAATGCTTGGTGGTGGTCGAAGTGGCGGCGGCGGCGGTGGCGGTGGTGGTGGTGGCGGTGGTGGTGACGATGGCCCGGCCAGCACAACGGAGATGCCGGAGACTGGAGACGTCAACGCAAACCTCGCGAAAGACCGCGAGCGTTTCGCGGCCGAGCTAGAAGCAAAGCCATGGTTGCGCGAGAAGCTGCTGGGAATTGCTGCTGGCGAAAATCGCGATCCAGTCGCCAATCAAGCCGTCATGGAAGAGACGTTCAACCGGGCTTCGGTGTCGGGTCACACGCTCGAACAAGAAACCCGCACCACCAGAGAAGGTGGATATTACGAAGGCTATAACCCCGGCGCATTGCGTAACCAGAAGTTTCGCGCGGCCTCAGAGGCTCGCCTCAAGGCAGCGCTGGCCGGATCGAACGTCAGCAACTATGCGACAGACAACTCGTCGGGCGGTCTGGCCCAGCGCGAAGGGCAAAGCGGTCGCTTCATCCTGCAGAAAAGTTCTGGCGGCGAATCTTTCTGGTCGCCGGGGACAAGCGGCAACTTTCCGCGCAGCAAATGGATGGCGTGGCGCAATCGAATGTCAACCGAGACGCCCGCGACGGTTGCACAGCAGCCCGGCACAAAGGTCGCCGGGCCGCCGACAGCCGCAAGTCAGATTCCCGCTGGCACACTGCAGGACTACGGCCAGTATCGCGAGGAACAGGACAGAAAGTCTTTTCCGAACGTGCCGCCCGCTGGGACGCCCTACGATTGGAGCACCGGCAACGCCGTCCCCGGCGCGGCCTCGGGCAGCCCGGCCCTGACCTCGGATGCACTGAAGGCTTACGGCGAGCGCAGATGGATGGAGAGTCATCGCGGCGGTCTGACCGAAGAGAATCTGAGTTGGCACGGGATGAATCGGCTGGTCGATCCTCTCGATCGCCCCGCTCTCGATCGCCCCGCGCTCAGCAGGTCGCAAGAGATCAATTCGACCGGCAACCTCAGTGTGAAGGTCGATGCGCCGCGCGGCACCACGGTGGACTACACCGGCAATAATCTGCTCGCACCAACCTCGATGCAGCGGCAGACCCAGATGCTGCCGACCGACACTGGTCCGAATGTCGCCGATACCGCGAGAAGCTACATGCGAGGCGGGAGTCCCTGATGCCATTGTCTCTGGTGCCGGTAGCCGACCCGCAGATCGTTGCGGAAGCGAATGATCCAGCATTCCGCTGGATTCCCAAGGCCACGACGATTCTTCAACTGCAGTCCGGCATCGCGTGGCGTCAGTATCTCAAGCGCGCCAGTTTTCGGAGTGTGCCGTTTTTTGTCGACACGGGTGTTCGCGAGTCCGGTCGCCGCACGGTCGCGCACGAATTTCCGAAGCGCAACGTGCCCTACGCCGAAGATATGGGCCGTCGCGCCCGCGAGTTCACGGTGCGAGGTTACATCATTGTCTATCCGCACGACGCAGACGATCTGCGCAAGAAGAATTACATCGAACCGCGCGACAAGTTGATCACAGCGCTGGAAACGGATGGATCGGCCAATCTGCAGTTGCCGCTGCTCGGCATCCTGAATGTCATGTGTACGCGCTATCGCGTCACTGAAGAGGATCGCCTTGGCGGCTATTGCGTCTTCGACATGAGCTTCGTGGAATACGGTCAGGCACCGGCAAACGGCACGCGGGACAGCGCGGCCGGCGTCTACTATGCCGCGAATGCGCTGGATATTACGGCGCAAGGCTTCACTGCAACCGGGATTGTGAACAGCGGCGGCGCTGCCGCTCCAGCTCCAGCAAGCTCCAACGGGAGCATCAATGCATGATCCCGATCCAACAGGTTCGCGAAGCCGCGACCATCGCCGCTCTCGCGGCTGACATGCTTGTGGCGACGTCGAACAATTTCGTCGGTCGCGCCGGCTCCGATCTCCGGCGTGCGTGCGGTGACATGAAGGCGAATGCCGAGATTTACATCGTCGCCAACGTGATCGGCCCAAAATTGTCCGCCTGTTTCGCGCTGGCACGAAACAACGGGGCGACGCTGGACGAGTTCAACAGGATCAGGGAAGCGATGGTCGCAGAGACGCCGGTCTCGCTGGTTGCGGTCCTGATCAATCAGTCCTGCGTCTTGTTCAGCCTGCAGCAGATGTCGCTCGTTCTCGCCGGCACCACGTTCACGAGCCGCGACGATGTCGACTATGTGCGTGGCGAGGTCAATCAGGCGTTCAAGGACGCCGAGGAGGTCGCGGCCGATGAGATGGCCCAGATGGTCTATCAGGCATTGCTGACGCTGCATGCCGCGACGATGTTTTTTCTCTATCAGACGGCAATGCCGCTGCCGCAAATGCTCAACTTCCAGTTTGCAGCGATCAAGCCGACGCTGGTCCTGTCATATCGCCTCTATGCCGACGCCTCACGCGCCGACGAACTGCGTGCTGAGAACAAGGTGGTGCATCCCGCCTTCGCGCCGCGCATCGGGCAGGCGCTGTCGTTCTAAAGCGCCATGGCCTTCAACCCGGCAGAAGTCGCGCAGCTCCAAGTCGAAGGCGTGAAATTCGAGGACTGGGAAACGGTCTGGGTCCAGCATCGCTGGTCCGATGGCTGGCCGCTGTTTCGGTTTACCGCTGCCGAATACTCTCCCGTGCCGGATGCATGGGGAGCGCTGCAATTCAAGCCCGGCGACTCCTGCGAGATTTGGCTCGGCGGGCAGCTGGCGATCACCGGCATCATCCTGACGCGACAGACTGCCTATGACGCCAGCAACCATCAGGTGGAATTATCAGGTGCAGGCAGGACATGGGCGGCCGGGACGTCCAGCGTGGATGCCAAGAAGGCGAATTTCGACAACATGACGCTGCAGGCAATTGCCAGCAAGTGCTACGGCGAATTTGGCGTGTCGGTGATCCCAATCGGGACGGTCGACGCGACGCCGTTCAAGAAGTGTCAGGCGCAGCCGGGCGCTTTGGTATTCGACCATGTCGAGCATCTGGCCCGGCAGCGCGGGGCTACGCTCGGCTCGGACCATCTCGGCAACATGCTGCTGATCGGCGATCATTCCTATTCGCCCGTGCAAAACCTCGTCGAGGGCCAGAACATCAAGAAGATGCAATGCGTCATCTCGAACGAGATGATGGCGTCCATCTACAATGCCATCGGTCAAGGCTCCAACGCCGAAGAACTGTCAGCAAGTGTCGCGGCCAAGATGGAAGCAGAGGTCGGGAGCAGCGCCTACAAGGGCTACAAAAAATTCATTCAGACGGTCTTGGAACACCCGGCGATGGGCATCGGCGAGGTGATCTCGCGAGCCAATTACGAAGCCCAATTTCGTGACGGCACACAAGTCCGCGCGAACGTCACCGTGCAGGGCTGGCTGCGCGACGGCAAGAATCTGTGGCGATGCGGGGACGATGTGGTCGTTATCGCGCCGATGGCGATGCTCGATTTCATCATGAAAATCCAGACGGCAACATTTCAGCAGGACAACAGCAGCGGCACGACGACGGTGCTGGAGCTGGTGATGCCGTGGATGCTGTCAGACAAGCCATTCGGTGCAGTCGATAGCCCGGCCAACCCGCAAGCGCCGCCAGCGGCGACCGAAGTGCCCTAAAAAAGGAAGACGTTCTCATGCATCGCCAGACACCGTTGACCCAAGGTTTCACCGGCTACACCAGCGGTGGCGCTCGCGCCCTGATCGACACCATCGACGACGGCAAGATGATGCAGCAGATGAAGGGCGCAATGATGGGCGAGGGCCGGGAAGCCGTCGAGTGCCCGCAGAACTACGGCTTCTCCAGCGTCGTCAAGCCAGCGACCAAGGGCAAGGACGGCAAGATCGAGGATTGCGCCGAAGGCTTCATGTCGTATTTCGGCGGCAACCGCACGTCGAATTTTTGCGGTGTGATGGATGACCGCCGCTATCGGCCGATGAGCATGAAGCCGGGCGAGAACTCGCAATACGACGATCTCGGCCAGATGACGCTGATCCGTCGCACTGGGGTCTATATCCTTTCGCTCGACAATCCCGATGACAGCCAGCAGCAGGGCGGCGGCGGTGGGGCAACTCCGGGATCGCGTGACGGGAGCAGCAGCGGAAGCGGCAGCAGCGGTCAGACCACTGAGCGCTTCGTGTCCGTGCGCCACGTCGAAAAGAAAAAACAGGATCGCCCGAAGCGAGGCAGTGCAGCACAAGGGCAGGATGGCGGCAGCAGCGGCGGCTCGGCGTCTCCGAGCGCGCGAGACAGCGGCGGCACGTCCGGTCAGAGCGGTGGCCAGCAGCAGGACTACAAGCACGAGGGCGAGAGCGTCAACAACGAGATGCGTGTCAGCAAGAAGCGGATCGAGTTTCGCGACGGCGATGACAGTGTCGTCGGCTACTACGACAAGCAATCGAAGAAGTGGTGTTTCATCGGCGAGATTCATCTCGGCACCGAAGACTCCGACCATCCGATCTACGGCGTCAGCGGCGGCGTCGGCATGACCACGGAGACGAGCGGCGTCGGCGCGGTATTGGTCAATGCGACGAAGCCGGGACCGCCGACGTCGATGGACGGTCAGCCGCTGGAGGACCCGCTGGCGCGCATCGCTGCCCTCGAACAGCGCGTCGCCGAGCTGGAAGCCGCTCGTGCCTGACATCCGTCTCGTCGAGGACCCGCGCTGGCCGCGTTACTCGATCAGCGTCGACTGGTCTCTGCTGCCGGATGGCACGCTCGACGACACGCAGGCGCTCGCCTCGGCGGTGATCGTCGCGCTCGGCACCGACGCGCTGGCGCAGCCCGATGACATCTTGCCTGACCCGGACTCGACGGATCGCGCCGGCTGGTGGGGTGATCTCGACGCCCAAGAGCTGTTCGACGGCTGGCCGATCGGCACGCGGCTCTGGCTATTGAGACGAAGCAAGATCGTCGGACCGGAGGACCCCGAAGGGGCGACCGTTGCCCGTGTCGAGCAGTACATCGTCGAGGCGCTGCAGCCCTTCGTCGATCTGATGATCGTCTCCAGTTTCGACGTGCAGGCGATGCGTATCGGGGTCGAGCGGATCGACGCCTATGTGGTGCTTTATCGCGGACCGAAGACGCCGGTCGAGCTGCGCTTTCAAATTCTATGGGACGAGATCGAGGGGTCCTGAACCGTGCCATGGTCAACGCCAACGCTCAAAGAGGTGCGCGGCCTCGTTCGCGACAACATTCGTGCGACGCTGCCCGGCGCGGACGCGAGTGTCCCCAATTCAGTCCTGCGCGTGCTCTCCGATGCGCAGGGCGGCCTGTGCCATTTGACGCTGCAGTATGTCGACTGGCTGGCGCTGCAGCTCCTGCCCGACACTGCCGAGACTGAATGGCTAGATCGGCACGGACAAATCTGGCTGGTCAATTCCGATGGCTCGAAAGGCCGCAAGCAAGCGACGTTCGCGCAGGGCTCGGCGACATTCACCGGGACTGTTGGCGTCATCGTTCCGACCGGGACACAACTGACGGGACCACTCGCTGATTACGAGACGACGGCCGATGTCACGATAGGTGGCAATCCAGTCGAGACCACCGTGCGCGCGCTCGATCCCGGCATCGTCGGCAACATGAATGTCGGGGACACACTGGCGCTGGCAATCCCCGGCGTCGACAGCACGGCGACCGTCGTCAGCATGCTCGGCGGCGTCGACACCGAGAACGACGACGATCTGCGCGCCAGAATCCTGCAGCGCATCCAGCAGCCACCGATGGGCGGCGCACAGGGCGATTACGTCACATGGGCCTTGGCAGTCCCCGGCGTGACGCGGGCGTGGGCCTATCCCAACGAGATGGGCGTCGGCACCGTGACGGTGCGCTTCCTGATGGATCAGCTGCACGCCGACGATGATGGCTGGCCGCAGCCGCAAGACATCACCGCCGTCGCCGACTACGTCGACAAGATGCGGCCGGTGACCGTGAAAGACTGCTACGTCGTCGCGCCGATCAAGCAGTTCATCGACATCGAGATCGCCAATCTGGTGCCGAACACCGCCGAGGTCTCCGGTGCGATCGAGGCCAGCGTGCGCGAGATGCTGCACGAAATGGCGTTCCCCGGTCAGACCATCTTCGCGGCTTGGGTGTCCTACGCAATCATGAATGCGCCCGGCGTGATCTCGTTCAAGCTCGTCACCGACAGCGACTACGTCATGCCAGCGCCGGGCTACATGGCGGTGCTCGGCACCATCCTGTTCGATGAGCCATGACGGACGTCGTCGTCGATATCCACGTTCGACGATCAGGTGACGACTACGGCAACGCCTTCCTCGCGCTGCTGCCGCAGGGGCAGGCGTGGCCGAAATATCCCGGCACCACGCTCGACCTGACCTGTCGAGGCCTCGCCGAATACTGGGGCTTTGTCGACGGCCGGGCGGCGGACCTGCTGGAGATCGAGAGCGATCCGCGCATCACGATGGAGCTGCTGCCGGACTGGGAGCGCAACTGGGGACTGCCTGATCCCTGCTGGTCGCAGGCGCAGACCATCGGCCAACGCCAGAAGGAGCTGGTGCTGCGCATGACCATGCTGGGTGGTCAGTCGCGGCAGTTCTTCATCGATACGGCGGCCTATCTCGGTTACTCGATCACCATCAGCGAATTTCGGCCGTTCATGGTCGGACTCGATCGTTGCGGCGACAACCGCGTCTACGGTGACGGCACCAATCCGATGTTCTCCGGCACTTTCGTGCGCGGCTATCTGCCGGTCTACGACATCAACGGCGAGCGCGTTCAGAACGGCGAGCTGTCGGAGTATCCGAACTACGGGCTCGGTCCCGATACCAACCGCTTCTACTGGACGGTGCATGTCCACAAGACGAGCCTGACGTGGTTCCGCTGCGGCGGCGGCGGCGGACAGACCGGCGTCGACCCTCATCTGCGCATCGGCCGCGCGCAGGACCTCGAATGCATCATTGCCCGCTGGAAGCCAGCGCACACCCAAATTGTCTGGGATTACTCGGGCGCGATTCCCGACGACCCCATGGCAGGAACGCCGTGAAAGAGGAACGCGCGCCATGAAGTATCATCAGCCTTACGGTGTGACCGATCCGAACGCGCCGTACATCAACGGCGATCCGTCAGTCGGTCGCGCAGGCTCGATCCCGCCAGCCGAGAGCATCGAGTATCCGCAGCGCGAGATCGTTGCGCTGATCGCCGACGCCGGGCTCGCGCTGCCAGATGACGGCGATCTGTCGCAGCTCGCGAAGGCGGTGCAGAGTCAGTTGCTGATCTCGGACGATGACGCTGGCACGTCGAATGCCTATCAGGTGACGCAGTCACCCGCGCCGTCAGTGTACTTCAAATACATGACGGTCATCACCAAGATCGGCAACCCGAACACCGGGCCGTCAGTGCTGAACGTCAACGCGATGGGACCGAAGCCCATCGTGCATATCGATGGTTCACCGATTGTCGGCGGCGAGTTGAGGCTCGGGCAGATTTGCTGCTTCGTCTACGATGGCGCGGCCTTCCAGCTTGTGTGGTCGGGCGGCACGGTCGCGGGTGCGCCGATCTACCTGACGGCATCGCGCGACTACTATGTCGACGGCAACGCGGGCAACGATGCTTGGGACGGCACCAGCGCGGTCTTCGTCTCCGCTGTGAAGGGGCCGTTCAAGACGCTGCAGCGCGCCTCGACCGAAATCAACAAGTTCAACCTGAACGGCTTCAGCGTCACCGTGCATGTCGCCGATTACGCTGGCTATGCGAACTGGACGCTGCCAGCGCCCGCAGGGTCCGGCGCAGTCGTTTGGCAGGGCAATTCCGGTAACCCTCAGAATGTCGTCGTGACCGGCGTCAATCACACCGCCTGCAACGGCTACAACTGCGGCGTCCAAACCGTCGATGGCTTCCGGCTGATCTCGACCGGCAGTCAGTCGGTGAACTCGGATACCTGTAATTGCGCGCAGTTCAGCGCCAGCAGCACCATCACATTGCGCAACATTGATTGGGGCGCGTGCCTTGGCTACTCGCTCTACGTCGGCAAGGCAACGGTCGGCTTGTACGCTGCTCACCGGATTGTCGGCAGCTCGGTGGGCGGTCCAATTCAGGGCGGCGGTTGGATCGATGCGAACGTCAACGGCAACGTCGGCGTCAATGGCTTGCAGTTGCCGACTCTGGCGATCCCCGCTGCGGTCACCCTTCCGTATTTCGCCATTGCGCTCGCCGCATCGAATATCAGCTTGGCCTTCCAAGGCGGCATCACCGGCTACGCGAATGTCACCGGACAGAAATATCTATCGGCCACCAACTCGGTGATCGACAGCAACGGCGGCGGCATCAATGCCTTCCCCGGCACAATCGCTGGCGCGACTTCGAACGGAGGCGTCTATGTCTAATGGTACAATCGGCGGCAGCGCCTACAATCCCTATAACTGGTACTGGTTGGCGGACGACGGACGGCTTTTTTCGAGCGCATCGCAAACGCAAATCCCGACCAGCGATCAGGGCTACACCGATTGGGTCAGCAACGGCTACACGGCGACAGCATGGCCGCGCGACAATGCTGGCAACCAGACCGACGCGGCGCTGCAAGACGTGCTGACGCCTTACGGCATCTATTGCACGCAGGAATATGCGGCGCGAAACCAACTCAATCTGGCGATTGACGCCGGGTTCACGTCGGCGGCGACCGTGTCGGCACCGAACGGCTTCCCGGTGATGACGGCGCAGTACAACCGCACCGAGATCAACATCGCAACCAACCGCGCACAACTCGACAATCAATACACGACGATCTGGTTCGGCGCTGACGGCGTCGGCTACGCGGTGACCAACGCGGAGATTAAGAGTGTTCTGGCGACCGGCCTCTCCGATCACATGCAGGCTTGCTACACCGCCTACAACAACGCCATCGGCGGACTGAAGAGCGGCAAGATCACCAAGCGCGAGCAGATCATCGCGCTGTTCAAGACATTCCTCGACCACGAGCCGAAGCACTGGTGAGCGGCAATGGCCATCGTCAACATCACCGTCGAGAACGACGCCGACTTCTATCGGCAGTTCGCCTATCAGACTGTCGATGGCTTGCCGATTGATCTGACCGGCAACACGCTGCGGATGGGCCTGCGCAGGCATGCGCAGGATGCCGCCGAAGAGCTGCTGCTGACCACCGAGAACGGCGCGCTCGTCATCATTGATCCGACCAACGGCAAGTTCACCGTGCAGATCACGCAGGATCAGCTCGTTCACCTCGACCTTGGCGACTACGACCACTCGCTGGTCCGCTTCATCACCGGCACCACGCAGCGCTATCGCATCTGGTCGGGCACGCTGACCAACAATCCGGGAGCGAGCCGGTGAAGGTCGACATCAGCCAAGACACCGACGTCTCGACGGACAGCACCGGCAGCGATCCTGTCGTCGTCGTCGCTGACTTCGCGGTCGAGGTCATTCAGGAACTGGAGCAGGGACCGCCGGGTCCGGCTTCGGAAGTGCCGGGTCCTATCGGACCGCCGGGTCCGCAGGGACCGACCGGGACGCCGGGCCTGCCGGGCAATCAAATCCATTATGGCATCGGCAATCCGACGCCTGAGATCGGCATCAACGGCGACAGCTACATCAACACGGCCAATCATTTCCTGTTCGGTCCGAAGGCTGCAGGATCGTGGCCTGCTGGCACGTCGCTCATCGGTCCGCAGGGCATTCAGGGCATCCAAGGCATTCAGGGCGTACCGGGTCCGCAAGGCATTCAGGGCGTGCAGGGCAACCCCGGCGTCGACGGCAATACGGTGCTGTACGGTGCCATCGATCCGACTGCTGGTGTCGGCGTCAACGGCAACTTCTTCATCAATACCACATCGCATTTCCTGTTCGGTCCGAAGGCGGGTGGCGCGTGGCCCGCAGGCGCGTCGCTCGTGGGTCCGCAGGGCATCCAAGGCGTGCGCGGCACGCTCTGGTACGAGGGCGCTGGTGCTCCCGGCGCGATCAGCGGCGTGCTCGCCGGAGACAACTATCTCAACACCACGAACGGCGATGTCTACAGCTACAGCGGCAGCTCGTGGGGCTCGCCGGTCGGCAACATCCGTGGGCCGCAAGGCATTCAGGGCATCCAAGGCATTCAAGGTCCGGTGGGACCACCGGGTCCGGCTGGTCCGTCCGGTCCCGGCTCTGGCGACATGCTCTCGACCAACAATCTGTCCGATGTCGCGAACGTGCCGACCTCGCGGCTCAATCTCGGCATCCGCCAAGAGATTGTGATTGCGGCTGGTTCTGATCTCAACACGATCACGAACCCCGGCACCTACATCACCGCCGACAACGCTTGCACGAACGTCCCGGTCGCTGGTCACTTCTGGCATCTGGAAGTGCTGACGCAAAATTCCGGTTTCGTCATGCAGCGCGCGACGATGTACGAGGCGAACATCGCGACGGTCTATGTCCGAAACTACAGCGGCACATGGGGAAGCTGGCATCGCTTGATGTCAGGCGACAACAATCTCATTGAGATAACTGTCCCGGCGACCGCACGCGGCAACCTTGGCATCAACCAGACGATTGCGCTTTCGGCTGCAACCGATCTGAACACGCTGACGGCGGCGGGCACCTACTCCGCCGATCCATCGTGCGTCAATCTGCCCATCGCCTTGACCGGGTACTGGTATCTCGAAATCGTCGGGTATGCCGACGCTGCGAATTACACGTTCCAGCGCGCGACACGTTTGGAAGTCGCGAACGGTCCGACCTATGTGCGCTCGAAAGTCGGCGCGGCATGGGGCGCGTGGCAACAGGTCGCCAGCATGGCGGATGTCAATGCCACCTACAACGCCATGGTGCGCTACGACGCGGCGCAGGCGCTCAACTCGTTGCAGCAGCAGACTGCGCGCGTCAACATCTACGCCGCGCCGTTCGATGCCCAAGCCTTCAACGGCTTGCAGATCAACGGCGCGATGGAGGTGTCGCAGGAGAACGGCACGGCGTCAGTTGCGCTCGTGTCAGGCGCTTTGCAAAAATACATTGTCGATGGCTGGCAGTGCCTGTTCACGAGTTCGTCGGGGGGAGTTTTCAGGGGGTTTCAAAGCGCAGGTAATCCGTTCAGCGGCTACCCGTTCTGCTTCTCGCTGCAAGCGACGACGGCGATGGCGAGCGTCGCGGCTGGCGACTACACCATCATCCAGCATCCAATCGAGGGCTACCGCATGGCGCGGCTTGGTTGGGGCGCTGCGGGCGCGCGTGCGATCACGATTGGCTTCTGGATTATTGCGACCGTCGCTGGCACGGCGTCCGTCTCGATCCACAACGGTGCTGGCAATCGCTGCTATGTCGCGAACTTCACCGTCAACGCGGCAGCAACGTGGGAATACAAGACGATCACAGTGGGGGGTGACACTGCGGGGACGTGGACCACCGACAAGACGGTCGGCATGTGGTTCGACTTCAGTTTCGACATCGGGTCGAACTTCTATGGCACGCCGAATGCGTGGCAGGCTGGGAATTTCTACGGCACCAGCGCGAACACGCATTGGTTCGGCAGCGTCAGCAACACGGTGCAGATCACGGGCGTCACCGTCACCCCCGGCAGCGACGTGCCAAGCTCTGCACGCGCGAACTGCCTGATCCGGCCCTTCGATCAGGAACTGGCGCTCTGCAAGCGCCATTGGGAGAAGAGCTACGATTACACGACTGCGTCCGGTGCGGCATCCTACAACGGATGTGAGGTCTTGATGATAGGTGGGGGCTTCAGTGGGACCGCAATTCAGGCTGGTCAGTCAGTGCGGTTCAAAGTGGAGAAGCGCTCGGCACCGTCGCTGAAGATTTACTCGGTGCAGACCGGCGCGGTTGGATTTGTCTACGATGCTTATGGCACTGTGGACCTCGCGGCGACTGTGGACTTTACCTCCAGCATCGCCGCGCGGGTCTATTCGGCAGGAGCAGCCGCCGCTGGTCTGATCCGCCTGTGGCATTGGGTCGCCGACGCGAGGCTATGAACATGGCCGACTATCAACTGACCGAGACCGATGCCGTCGTGATCCGCACCGCCGACATGACGCACATCCCGAACGACGACGCCAACCGCGATTGGCAGGACTATCAGCGCTGGCTCGATGACGGCGGCGTGCCCGATCCCTATGTGCCGCCCGATCCGCCGCCGCCTGCGCCGTCCGAATTAAAGGCGTGGTCGGACAGCTACGAAGCGGTCGCGGGTGCCGTCACCGCTGTGAAGAGCATCGGTCAGCTCGGCTGGAATAACGATGACGCTGCCACCGCGACGCAAATTGTCATCGCCAAGAACAATCAGGACGACAGCGACATCTCGACGACGCTCACGACGGCAGCATTACCCGGTCGTGTGCTGCGCATCGAGGCGCGCAACGACGCGACACAGTTCGTCAGCCACAGGATCGAGAGCGCGACCCAACGCGCTCCGCCCGGCGGCGACGTCGCAGCCCTGACAATCGCGATCTCGCCACGCAACAGTGCGGGCGCTCCGTTCGCCAATGCGCAGACGCTGAGTCTTCACATCTATCAGGTCGATGAGGGCGCGCCTGCCAGCAAGAGTATCGTGTGATGATCGTCCGGGTCGCAGGATCGATTGTGCATGAGCTTCGGCATCAACCGCTCGTGCTCGCGCTCATCATCCTCAACGTGCTGTTTTTGGCCAGCACGATCTTGATGTGGCGCGAGGTCAGCGCGGCGGTCGAGCGCAAGGACGCCCTGCTCACCACCATGGCCAAGGAGTGTTTCGACCTGAAGGACCAGAAGAAGCAATAGACGTGGTGGCCACTTTGGCCATGGCCATTCTGGCCAGTCTGACCAGTTCTCCCGGCCTTGATCCCCGCCTTCGGGCGGGGATTTTTTTGCGTGCAGCACGGCAAAAAAGATGGACCTGCACACCGGAAGACAAATCTTCGCCCGAAGTGCAGGTCCAAAAGTTGTCGGCAATGGGGCGGTGTGTGTCGTCCCCATCCGGCAAAGTTTTTACCATCAGAACGAAATTTTGCCTACACAACCGTAAGGGAACGTCGTATTCATATGCACCAACCGGCTCGAACCGGGTCCGAAAAGCAAAAAAGAATGTGTGTGTGACGGGCGAACGTGAGCAGCGGCAAATGCCGGCTCGCGACTTTCAATCGGCACATCCCCTGAAACTGAAACGCTGCAACAGCAGAGGGACAAGCGATGCCGAAAACATTTCCAATTAAATTAGAAGTCGAAGAGATCGCGCTGGGCACGGTGCTCCGGCGACTCGACGAGATGCATGGCGTGGTCAAGATCGATCTGGGTCTCAGCGGCCCCCGGAAGGCGCTACCTCATCCAGTTGCCAAGAACGGCAACGGCGCGACATTCGAGATGCAGATCGTCGCGTTGCTCGCCAATGGGCCTCAACACATCAGCGCGCTGTGTCAAGCGACCGGCCGGTCGAAGGCGAAAATCTACGGCACGATGCACGGCCTCAAGAAAAAGAAGATCGTCAAGTCCAACGGAGGCGGCGTCTACGAGCTGACGCCGAAGGCGATGGCCGATCTGCGCGGAGGAGGGATGCAGCAGGCGCAGCCGATCGCATCGAATGCACCAGCGCTGACGGCTCCTGTCAGGCATGGGCCGAAGGGGCGCGCTGCACCCGGCTCGGGCAACATCGTGCTGCGTCGCGTACTGGCGGAAGGCGCGCTTCCCCTCGGCGAAATCAAAACGCGCGCCGTCGCGCACGGCGTGTCATCAAAGAGCATGGGCGGCATCGTCGACCGTGCCAAGAAGAGCGGTTTCATCAAGCACAACGGCACGGGCTACGAGCTGACCGCCAAGGGAATGAAGATCGAAGTGGAGGCCGCCCATGGCTGAGCTTCGCGTACTGAGGACGTATCGCTACATCGATAAAAATCCTGTCATCGACAAAATGCGAACGGTGCTGCAGGACGAACATCTCTTCACGAAGCTCGGCCTCGTCCACGAGCTGTCCGGAATCTCGACGAGCTGCCTTCACGCACTTTTCCACGGCAACACCCGCAACCCACAACACCGCACCGTCGCTGGCGTCATGACGGCACTCGGCTATCGCGAAGAGTTCGTCAAGGAGCATGACATCGACATCGAGAAGGAGCGCAAGGCTGCCAAGGCGTGGGCGGAGAAGCAGGAGCAGGCCAAGCCGAAAACCAACGGCCACGCGAAACCGAAGAAGAGGAGCGTCAAGCGATGACACAGGCGACAAGGGCGACAAAGGCACGCCGCGTCAGCATAACGGCCAGCGTTCGCGGTGTGACGTCGATCGACCGCATCATCGGGAAGCGTCTGCGTGCCCGCCGTCTGGAGCGGCACATGAGCCAGCAGGAGCTGGCCAACAGGCTCGGCCTGACGTTCCAACAGGTCCAGAAATACGAGAAGGGTGTCAACCGGATCGGATCGGCGCGGCTGGTGCAGATCGCCGCCATCCTTGAAGTCAACACATCGTATTTTCTGGATGATCTCAAGAGCGGCAACGGCAAGGAGAGCGCGTCGCGCTTCATCGACTTCTTGGCGACCACGGACGGCGTCGCGATCAACGAGGCTATGATGAAGCTCGGCAACGCACATCGGCGCGGCGTGATCGATCTGGCTCGGACTCTGGTGCGCGCGTATACGGACTTTGAGTAATGGACGAGGATCAGGAACACCGCGAAGTCTGGTTCATCTATTCTCCGATGAACAAGCCGTGGGCCAATCTGCGGATCGCTACCTTCACCAAGGCCAGCAACCCGCCGCATCTCGAACTCGTGGTGATCCACAACGAGATCGGCGATCGTCTCGGTGCTAGGGTCTGGCAAGACATCGTGCGCAGCGAGCTGTGGTTCAAGGTGCGCCAGATCGAGGTGCCGTCACCCGCAGACGTGATGGCGGCGTCGATGACTGAAGAGATCGACACCTCCGACATCCCGGAGGCCACGGAAGACTGGTTCAGGAAAGCCAGACTCAAGACGCCGAGTCAGTAGAACTGGAGTGAGGACTCCATGAACCACCACCGCACGCTGATCGTCGAGCGCATCAGGGACAGGGGCTACAGCGACAACTGGCTGCTCGACGTCTATCATCACCTGACCGAGAGAGGTGTGTCGTCCACCGACGCGATCAGCGCCATGACCTGTTTCGTGGACGATCTCGTGGCGATGAAGAAGCGAACAATGGCGGAGTCGATGAATTGACCGAGCGTCCGTGGGAAACCGAGCCGGACAGCCTCGACTTTGAGGCCGAGGGCCTGCCGTGCAGGATGCAGCGGATTCCTCGCGGCAATTGGTGTGGCTATGTCGGCGTCGGCGAGGGGCATCCGCTGTTCGGCCTGCCGACCAATCATCTGCTGAAGCTCCCTGCCTCGTGGTTTGCGCGGCGACGTGGATTCGAGGGCACCGGACCCATGGATTTGTTCATCCATTTGTTCAGCGGCAAAGAGCTGACCGACGCCTGCGAGATCAGCATCGCGCTGCAAGTCCACGGCGGCGTCAACTTTGCCGAGGATCGTGTGCCGGGCGACAAGCCGGACGGTCACTGGTGGTTCGGTTTCGACTGCGGCCATGCCGGTGACTACATGCCGTTCCGGTCCGACATCATCGACAAGCTGATGGACGAGATGGTCGACTCGATGCCGGAAGAGGCGCGCGGCATCATGCGCGAGATCGTTCATGGCCGGGAGCGCATCTATCGCGACCAGCAATACGTCGTCAGCGAGTGCCAGTCGCTCGCCACACAATTGAATGCCGTCGTGGGAGTGATCACGAAGGAGCGTGCCGATGGCCATACTGCGGATAGGCGAGACTGAAGAGAAACGAGTCGCTGAGATGATTGCCTACGCCAAAGCGCATCCGATCAGGTTCGAGACGCTCCGCGACGGCATCACGCCGGACAGCGTGATGGTGAAGCTGGCGGATCGCAAGCCGGGTTTCGAAAGACCGCCGTCGCAGCACATCATCTTCCCCGGCGGCTACCGCGCCGCGTTCTCCGTCGAAGATCAGCCGTCCGGTCTCTGCACACATCTCTCGGTCAGCGTTATCAACCGTCCGAAGAAGGGCATGATGCCGTCGCCAGAAGCGGTTCAGATGATCGCCGAGACATTCGGCGTGTCCTACCCGGCCGACAAGATGTGGATGGAGGAGTTCGACCCCGGCGAGTTCGCCGTCAATCTGGTCTCGCTCTACGCGCCGAAGCAGGAAGGTCACGCATGACGCAACCGCAGCTTTTCATCGGCCTGTTCACGACGGTGCTGCTTTGCATCGGCGGCGGACGCGAGATTTTGCGAGGCAATTTCGTAATGGGTCTCGTGCTGCTCGGCATTCCGTTCTGCGGTTGGGTGTCGATCTTGGTGAGGCCCTGAACACACCAGCGCGGTGAAAGGGGACGACGATGACGGAAGCGAAGATGGGGAAGGAAATTGGCGCGCGCCTGCAACAGGCGATGTACGATGCCGACATGAGCCGCAACGAACTGGCCGGGCTGACCGGGTTTAGCGAAACCCAGATTGAGAACTGGGAGCTGGGACGCGCGGTGCTGTATGGGTCCGAGATCGTCCGGCTCTGCGACGTTCTCCACAAGACGCCACACTGGCTGCTCGGCTGGGATGACCGGCCGCCGAGGCTGCAGTGATCGAGCTGCTGGCCCAGATCACGGGCGCAACCGACAAGGGACAACGCTTCAATGCCGGCATCGTACTCTGGGACGACGTGGTGATCGAGGCCGCACCGATCGTCGGCTTCATGAAGCGCAAGAAGTGGACCCGCGACCTCGTCCGCGATCACTGCCAACGGAAGGGCTGGACCGTTTCGGTGGTCTCGCAGACCGAGCGCCACGACATCGACTCGGCCGGCAGGAGCCGACAATGACCGACAACATCTGGATGTGGATTTTCGTCGCAGTCATGGTCCTCAACGCGGTGGCGCTGGTGCGGCACCATCTGGCGCTGCGTCGCTTCAATAGCATCCAGCGCAAGCTGGAAGCCCAATTTGCTACCTTGGAGGCCATGATGGACATCCCGCGCGACAAGACCTATTCGGCCGATGCCGTGCAGTGCCACGGCTGCGGCGGCCACGGCTGCTCGGCTTGCGGCAAACGCGGCTGGGTTGCTGCCGGTGATGCCAACGGGCGGCTCTGCCTGCGCTTCGACTGCGGCAAGCCGATCCCGCCCGCGCATGTCGCGGTCTACTGTTCGAACGAATGCGCGAGGCTGGATGCTTGATGCGAGTATATGAGCGAGTGTACGAGGCCGTCATCGTGCAGGGCGGTCAGACCGTCACCGACGCGGCGGCGCGTCTGCAGATGTCCCGGCCAAGCCTGTCGAACGTCGTCAACGGCAACGCGGCACTGTCGATTGAGCTGGCGCTGCGGATCGAGCGCGAGTTCGGGCTCGACGCCCGCAAGCTGCTGGTCGCACAGCTTGACGAGGACATCGCGAAAGCGAGGAGCGCATGATGACGCCCGAAGAACGCGACGCGCTGATCGATGTGACCGTCGAGGCCTGTGCCAAACGCGCGGAACATTTCCACGAGCTGCTTGAGCCGCCGGGCGAAACCTCCGCTCGCGCCATGGCAAAGAAGATCGGCGCGCTGATCGCAGCCGACATCCGCAAGGAGTTCCGCAAATGACGCCGAGGCTGCTGCTGCTCGCGAGCACCTATTGCATGCAGGTCGGTGCCGTGCTCGTCGGTGCGGCGTGCGTCTGGATGGCGTGCCTTGCGTTCAACGAGGGCCGCTATCTGTACGCATCGATTGATGCCTACTTGGCGGCGGTCAATGCGATCCTGTTCTGCTCGGAGCCGAGACTCCGCGCGTATCTCAGAGGACCTAAATGAAGCTGTTCGAGCGCCTGCGCGGATGGCGGCGACCGCGAGCACCGGAGCTGATCGTGATGCGGCTCGCCGACATGCACATGGTGCATCCCGATCAGATCGTCGCGCGCTGCATGAGCTGCCACCACGAGGTTGGCATCTATCCTTCGGGCCAGCGGGTGATCGCCGAGCATCCCGGCACCATCATCACCTGTCAAATCTGCAAGCAGCCGGGACCGCATTCGCAACTGGCACCGGGCGCGCGGATCGAGCCGTTCCAGTCGAGGAGGAAACCATGACGAAGAAGCGAAACAAGAGCCGCAACATGGAGAGGCTGCCGTCGACCCCGATGCGGCGGATCGCCGCTGAAACCGAGACCGGCAACCGGCATGCCCGTCGCCGGGCGGCGCGGCTCAAGAAATGGAGCGAGCGCGATGACGAACGCTGAACAAGGACCAAAGGGACCGCTACCAGAGCAGGACGGGATACCGGGTCCGATGGGTGAGCCGCTACGGCGAGCGGAAAAGCTGGACATCAAAATCTTCACCTGTGCCCATGTCCCGGAAGCGCTGCAGCAGAAGTGGCTGCAGCATCTGCGCGACTTCGACACCGCGAACCCCGGCTGTCACTTTGAAGTCGGGATCGACGGACCGGAGGAGCCGTTCGCGGCCATGCTCAAGCGATTGACGGTAGAGCCGGGCCTGACCTTCACCAAGATTTACGAGCGCGCGAAGTGGAGTAAGGGATGAAAAAAGACGCGACCACGGCTGACGTGATGGACAGGGTCGAGACAGCCCGGCTTGATCTGAAGAGCGCCAAGGCCCGGCTTGCGGCGGCGACCAGTGTACGGGCTTCCAATGCCGAATGCTGGGCGCTCGGCACCGTGCTCAAGAACGGCCAGTTCAAGGTCCGCAGGATCGTGTGGGGTCGCCTGATGGCAAGAGCTGAGAAGCGGCCGGGCGAGCGGATCAGGCGAGCGACGATCTATATCAAACGCATGAGCAGGATCGCCAAAGAATGACGTTCTCCAGCGGTGACGAATGCATCGTAACGTGCGGCGACCGGACGGTCGACGGCCTCGTCGTTCTCATCTCGGACAATCAAATCTCGGCCTTCATCCAGTTCGAGGCGATCCTCAACGGCCATGTCGGTTCGATGCCGATCTTCGCTCAGACCTCGACCGATGCGGCACGCGGCATCTATCATTCGATTGTCGACGGCACCGAGGTCGTTCTATCGAGGAAGCAATGATGCACGGACCCGGCAAATGGAAGCGCTTTGCCGACCATGACAAATGGCAGCGGCGGCGCAGCGCTATCTTTGCTTTCCTGAAGACCCATTCGGCGGGTGAAGCTGCCGACCAGTTTCACCTGTCGAGGCAGCGCATCTATCAGTTAATCGCCAAGCAAAAAAGTAATCCAGAGTTCGGTCGAGGAGCCAAATGAAACGCGAGTGCGGTGACTGCCAGCTCTGCTGCAAGCTGCTGCCGGTGCCGCCGCTGCAGAAGAAGGCGGGCGAGCGCTGCAAGCATCAGAAGTTCGGCAAGGGTTGTGCGGTCTACCACACCGCCAAGATGCCGTTCGAGTGCGGCGTCTGGAATTGCCGGTGGCTCGTCAACGACGACGCCGACGAGCTGTCGCGCCCCGACCGGGCGCACTATGTCATCGACGTGATGCCGGACTTCGTCACCGTCAACAACGACGGGACCGGCAACAAGCAGAACATTCAGGTCGTGCAAGTCTGGATCGATCCGAATCACCCGGACGCACATCGCGACCCGGCGCTGCGGCGCTGGATGTTTCGCCGGGCGCAGGAAGGCATCGCGACTATCGTCCGCTACAACGCCAAGGACGCCATCGTGATCTTCCCGCCGCCGTTCGACGAGAATGGTGAGTGGCGCGAGATCACGAGCGGGATGGTCGCGACGAGGACGCACACATACACGGAAATGGTCGAGGCGCTTGGCGGCGAAGCCAGACTTGTGGTGGAGGAGTGAAATGCAAATAGCACACGAACTGGCGCAATCGATTACGATCCTCGTGCTCGGCATCGGCCTTGTCTTCAACGGCCTCGCCATCCGGCACCTGATCAAGGCCGTCAATGGGCTGAACGAGCTGATGGCGCTGGCGCTGGTCTTGGCGGTGCGGCGATGAGCAAGAAGACCTATCGCGCGATCCTGATCGACCCGGAGGCCCGCAATGTCCGCGAGCTGGAGAGCACGCTCTCGTTCGCCGAGATGCATGAACTGATCGGTGCCGAGACTCTCGACAACTTCGGGCTCGCGGCCTTTGAAGGCGGCCACAAGGATTCTGGCTGGGTCGACGACGGCGGCCTAATGCGCGGCGAGCCGATCCACGCCTTCCTGCTGCCGACCGCCAAGGACCCGATCGCCGGCAAGTGCCTGATCATCGGTGCGAACCATCTCGGCGAAACCGCAAGCTGCCGGATGCCGATCGCGATACTGCGACAGGATGTGACATGGCTCGGCCTGATCAAGCCGGAGGTGGTGTGGGACAGGATCGGCAACGTCGATCGCAGCATCGTCACCTATTCGCGCGTGAAGACGTGAGCGAAGCGTTTGTGGCGCATTAACGCGAGGTGAGACAATGACCAACTGCACGGCACCATCAGAGAACCAGATTACAGTCTTGCGAGATGATCTGCATCCCAATACCCGGCAATTGATCCGCGATTTTGCCCAAGCCCTCTCCGACAAGCTCGCGAAGGCTGAGCAAAAGTATGGTTACCGGGACAACTGGCGTACTGATGATTGGGAAGCCGAATGCCGAGCCGAACTGTTGCGACACATTGAGAAGGGCGATCCGCTCGACGTAGCGGCCTACTGCGCCTTCATGTGGCGGCGCGGCTGGTCAACAAAATAGCTTTAATCAGCAGGAACGGGTGAAGACTTGAACCAACAGATCGGCGAACTGCAGGTCAAGGCCTTCGGGGAATGGCGCGAATGAGCGAAGATCGCAGCCGTTGCATCATCGGCGAATCGGTCCGGCTCGATCAGCCGCCACGATGCGGCAGCGAGCTGGCGCACCAAGGCTGCAGATTCGCCAAGGGCCGACTGGACTGCAGCGCCGATGCAAAAACCTACGACGCCTGTCCCTATCACCAGCAGGGCTCAACCGTCAGGGTCTATCCATGAGCGACGACGAGATCATTCTCGTCTGCGCGCGGTTCGAGGGAAAGCTGTACCTCCCCGACAACTGCATCGGCCGCTGCGCCGAGTGCCAATGCAAGGTGCAGTACCGGCCGCACGCGCCGCGACCGCACCGGCTGCGCTGCATGAAATGCACTGCCGCACTGATCGAGGGCGACGAAAAGATCGAGACCACGCCGCAGATGGTAGAGGACTTGCGAGCCTATCTGCGCAAGAAGCAACAATGACCCGCTCGGTCGCGAAAAGGAGATCGTGAGATGAAGCGACGACGACGGGGCGGCGAGCTTATATCGACCGGCGATCCGCGTTGGCGGCAGTTCGAGGCCGACGTGCGCAAGAACCTGATCCCGCAGATGAGGGACTCAGCCAACGTGCTGATGATCGCACCCGACATCTCGTCCGATTTCGACGTCCGTTTCGCCCTGCAGATCGGTGCCTCCGTGCTGTTGGAGAAGCCGCTGGTCTTGGTGGTCGACGGAGATCGCACCGTGCCGCCCAAGCTGGAGCGGATTGCCGACCGCATCATTCGCGCCGATCTGTCGACACCGTTCGGCCGCCAACAGGTCGAGCGGGAGATGCACCAGTTCTTCACCGACTTCGGGAAGCAGTGATGGCTGACGACGATTTTCTCTCCACCGCCGCTCTGGACCTGATCTACGACACCACCATCTCTGGCGATGTCCGACAGCTGGTCGACGAGGTGCGCCACCATCGCCGGCAGCTCCGCGTCGATCTCGCGATAGCGCGCCAGCTCGGGCAGACGATCAACGAGAACGGGAAGCTGAAGGCGCGGATCGCGGAGCTGGAGAAAAAATGAAGGCCCGCCTTGCGGGCGGGCCTCCTGTCAGGCTTGGGTCTCGAACTCCCGCATGAAGCGGATGACGTTCTCGGAAAAGCCGTCGATGTGGGTCCAGCGGCCATAGCCAACGCCGTTCTTGTTGGAAGCGACGTTGATCATGTAGGCCGGGCCACCTTCCGGCTGGGCCACGCCATCGTGGCTCTGCTCGTCAGTGATCACCACGATACGATCATGGTTCACGCTGTTCAGCTGCATCAGCGCCCGACCGAGATACGTCCCCTGATGCGGCTGGCTGCGCTTGATCGCATCGATGCCGGCCATGCCGCGCCGTGCTGGCACCTCGACCACGCTGTTCGAGAACGTGAACATCCGGACATCGCCGGGGAAGATCGCGGCTAGCGTGGCCGCTGCATCCATCCGGGTCATATCGGACTTCGCCGAGAGCTTTTCGTTCATCGAACCCGAGACGTCGACCAAGAGCACCGTCCGGCCTGCGAAGGCCGGCAGCTCGCCGATCGCGGCCAGCAGCGCCTTGTCGATCGCCGGCTCGAACGTCGGCACCGCGCGCGCCGCCGCGACGTAGCGGAACGGCAGCACGCGACCCGCGCCCTTGCGCAGCACGATCTTGTCGGTGACCAGATCACGATCGACACCGGCCTCCGCCATGTTGCGCAGATTGCGCAGCAGCGCGAGATAGCCGAGCTTGTCCCCGGTGAGCAGTCGCTCGAACACCTCCTTCTTGGTTTCGGCACCCGAGGACAGCGCTACCTCCCACGTATCGGGCGAGGGCAGCGTGCCATCCTTGGCTGCCTTGAAGAAGGCTGCCTGTGCGTCGTCTTCCGGCTTCGGCCGCACGATGCGGAAGACATCGCGCAGCTTGACCTTGCCGGTCCGATCGTACTTGGCGAGCTGGTAGGCATCGAACTTGCGCAGCGCCAGAGCGATGCCGAGCATGACCTGCGCGGAGAACTGGCGACCGTGGCCAGCCTTCGCCGCACGACGATCGCCGCCTGCGGTGTAGATCGCCAGAAACTCGGCCATCTCGTCCGCGCGCGCAATCACGCGCTCGATGGTCTTGGAGACCAGCGCGTCAGTGCGGCCGGCAGCCGTGCGCGACAGTACCTCCAGCAAGAGCAGCGGGACGTGGCGCAGCTGCATGACGTTGCGCGCCTCGACCGCGAGCGCGGCTACCGTTTCCGGCTTCACGCTCTCGGCCAGCGTCTTGATGCGCGCGGCGATCTCGATGCCGTCCTCGTAAAACTCCTTTTCAAACAGGAGGCAGGACAGCACGGACCGGCGCAGCGCCTGCTCGGCGTTGATCGGGTGGGCCATTGCGCCCTCATGGGTGCGGAGGGCGTTCTGTGCGCGGATGTTGGTTCGCATCGGTCGCTCCTTTCTCGTCGTGCCACGACGGCGAGCAACCGGTGAGACAGAGCAAAATGCGAAACCGGATCACGTAAGCGCTCTACCAACTGAGCTACGAGCCTTTCGGCCCGACAGGACTCGAACCTGCGACCTCTCGCTTACAAGGCGAAGTAACCGACTTCTACGGCGTCTGTCTCATGGGTGCCAGCAAGTGACGCGCCCGGCATCTTGGTGCTTTTAGGACAAAGCGAAGTAACCGAGAGCTACGGCGTGGCGGCGCGGGATAAGCGCCTGTATTGCGGCTTTGTCAAGGGGTATACGACAGACGAGCTGCGGCTGCCGCTAAAAAGCAGGTGAATACGATTATTGCTTTACGCCTCCACCGATGCGCTGAACAAACATGATGTTGCGGGGCAGGGCGACATTGAAGCCGGAACCGCAGGCCTCGCAGAAAATGTTCTGGCCGGCACCGCCGCGCGGACCACCGCGCATGCCGAGATGGCCGCAGTCCGGGCACAGGTCGCGCTGCAGGGCGTAGATGATCCGATCGCGCTCCGGGCCGTCCGCGATGTCTTCGATGCTCATTGCGTCGGGCTCCCGTCCGGCGTGATCTCCATGATCTCCTCGCGCGCGGTGAATTTGATCAGCTTGATCTTCCCGCCGGTCATCTTGGCGAGCTGGCGCGCGACCGGGACCAGCGATTTGAGCCGGGCCTCGTCAGCGGCGATCAGCGGGACAAGGCTGTCAGGACCCATCAGCGGCGCGGCGCAGACGCCTTCGCCGGTCTCGTCGATCGAGACGAACAGGTAAACCTCGTCGATGCGCAGCTGCTCGTTGGCCGGCGTGAGAACGACTGTCGTCATTGCATGGTCCCTCGCTTCGGCAGCAGGCCGACCATACGGCCTTCGGATTGGTCGACGTGGCCACCTTGCGGCATGAACGGTAGCTCATCGAGGCTCAGCAACGGCCCAAGGTACGGCTTGCCCTTCGCCGGCCGGATGATGTTGCGATGGAGCATCAGCTGGCCGCACTCGCGATCCTCGCCGCTGATCATCACGACCTCGACGCGATCGGGATGTTTCGATAGGCCCTCGCGCTGAACCTTCGCCTCCTCGCCGGGCTGGACCATCCGGCTCAGTGTCCACGCCTCGTCAATGAAGACGTAGCGGACAACGTCGCGGAGATCGAACAGCGCGCGGATCATGGCGACCGCGAGGTCCTTGTCCAGCAACGGTGACGTCTCATAGAACTGCTCGCCGCTCGACGTGACCGCGTGCCAACGCGGGTAGATCACGCCCTTCGCCGCGAACTGGCGGTCGCAAAACTCGGACGCGAACGTGATCAGGTCGCGCAGCTGCTTCTCACTCATACAGAACTTTCTGAATTTTCCAGCTTGCGAACGCGGTCGTTCATGCGGCCGATCTGGGTATGGACAGCGCGCATCTCGGTCAGTGTCGCCGATTGCGTGCCGTCGAGCCGCAACACGATGGCAGTCAGCACGCTCATGTCGTCGCGCATTGATGCGACTTCGGTCATCATCCGGTCGATCTTGCGCGTGAGAAAAGTCAGATCGGCATCGGTCATATCCACGTCTCCACGATCTGCGGCTGGTCCTGCGGATTGCGGGTCAGGCAGACGAGGCCGGCGCGCGCAAACACCTCGCGCAACGCCGGCAGGTCTCCGGTCAACGTCGCCTCGGTCGGCTTGTCGTACTCGAACTGGCGCGCGATGTGGCCGTTCGGCCAGTCGCGCGGACTGTCGTAGATCGTCCACATCGCGAGCTGGCCGCGCTTCATGGCGTCGTGCTGTTTCTGCAGCACCATGTTCACCGCGCTGGTCTGATCTGCGATCACTGCTCGACGAAGCGCTGATCGAGATCGGCGGGATCGACCTTGTACTTGAGCATCAGCTTCAGCAGATGGACGACGGCCGGCAGCAGCTTGACGTCGCCGCTCGCCATGCGCTGGCCCTGTCGATCGCTGAAGCCGAAGAACTGTCCGGCTCTCGTTTGGCTCATGCCCAGCCGGTCGATCGCGGCGCGATAGTCCTTGGCCGACATCTTGACGGTATGTTGCGGAAGAGGTTTTGGCTTCCCCATCTTCGGTTTTCTCCTTTCGAAAAAATCCGGCGGAACGATTCCCTGCCGGCTTGGTCTGTCTATATACGTCATCTGGTCGTATTCGGCAATATCATTTCCCCAGCCACACCACCACGGTGCGGCGGTTCTTGGCATAGGCACCCGTCTCATTCGGGTCGCCGACGATTTTCCAGATGCAGGGGTGATCGGCCGGCAGCTTGCGCAGGTCGGCTGACAGTTCGGTCTTGTGCAACCGGATATAACTCGGCCACAGGCCGCTGTGACCGAGCACCTCGCCGCCGGGGCGCAGATCGGCGAGCAGCCGCTTCGGTGTTCCGGTCATCCATTGGGGCGTCGTCGTCACTTCTTGTTCCTCGAATCTCGCATCATGTGTTCCTGCATCAGGCTCCCGTCGCGCCAGCGCTCGACCGAGACCCATGGCATCGTGGCCTTGATCAGCATCATGCCGTCGCCGCTGGGCTCAAAGGTGTAACCGGTGGACTCCATCAAACCGAACCACTCCGACTTCTTGTCGTCCATCTGGCCCACGATCATGGTCGCACCATCGATACGATCTGGGACCGGCGAATACTTACCCTTCGAACGCGCGAGGTGCGGACAGGTCTGCAGCGCGTAGGTCGCGCACTCCTTGTGCATCGGCGGATCGTAGAAGAAGCCGTTGTCGACACACTTCGGGCCGCCGATGAACCAGACGTTCTTGCGTATCGGATCGCCGCACAGGCCGCAGCGGCGACCGCGCAGCGTCTTGCCCATCAGCCGGTGATCCAGCACGCGAAAGTCTGGCTTGCCGTTCTGATCGATGAACTGGACGGCCGGGACCGCGAAGCCGCGATCATCGCGCGGCCGGCGCGCCATGCGGAAGGGAATGTCGCTCACGCCTTTCGTCCTTTCCTGCGATCCCGGAGCAGCCATTGCTGGCCGTCCTCCAGTCCCAGCTCGATCAGCTTCGGCAGGGTCTTACGCGCGTACATGACGTTGAGCACGCCGTAGTAGCCGTTGCGGATCACCGCCTTGCGGACATAGTCGGTCTGGAACGGCACGCCGAAATAACCGGCGACGTAGTCCATGCTGTTGCCGCGCTCATCCGGCGTCAGCGTCGGATCGATCACCACACCATCGCCGTTGACGCACCATGCATGGTCGATGGGAACGCCATGGACCGCGATCTGTCCCTCGACATAGGCGAGGGCTCGCTTGCCGTCTTGGCTCGCGAAGGCGAGCATGCTGGCGTTCTTGAAGCACGAGCCCGGCTCTGCGCGCTCGCCCGCGAACGACTTCGGCCCGATGGTATACTCGTTGCCGTGGTCCAGCATGAAGCGGCTGTACGGGTGACCGCCAAACGCGGTCACTTGCATCTCGAATAGTTTGCGTATGTCGCTCACGTCTTGATCTCTCCGAGCGCAGCTTCGCCGGCCGGCGTCAGTTCTTGAGTGTAGCTGATCTGATATGTGTGGTTGCCTTTGCAGTCTTTGATCATCCCGGCTTTGTCGAGACGCCACAACATCGCGGACGATGTGACGCCGTTCCGTGCGTGCAGCGTGTTGCCCTTGTCGTTGTAATTCCGCCAGCATTGGCCGGCCTTGACGGCCTCCAGCGCGCGGTGCATCGCGGGGGTGACGGTCATCGTTTCCCATCCTTTGCTGAGCGAGCGACAGCATTGCCGCGCGCGTCGTAGAACGTCGTGGTGTCGCCGATCGTCGTCGAGGTGCCGGCGCTGCGGCCGGCGGAGTCGTAGTAGCGTGTGGAGCTGCCGGCGGTCGCCGCCGTGCCAAGGCTCCGGCCGTCCGGTCCGTAGAGCCGGGTCTGTTGGGCCTGCGCCGGCAGAGCGAGCAGGGCGAGGGCGGTGACGGCGATCCTGATCACAGCCGGTCCTCCGGCTCCGGCTCGTAAGCGCCGGGCAGCACGGCGATCGGCTGCAGTCCCTTCGCGATCCTGATCGGGTTGAGCCGCTCGACGCAGCCCTGACAGATCGGCTCGCGCTTGCCGGTGACGGCCGAGCTGCTCGGCACTCTCTCCGGGTTGAAGCTGAATGTCTGGCCGCAGCCGATGCAGGGGCCGATCGCGAGCATGTATCCCATGGTCATCCTTCCCTGTGCATTTGCTGAAACAATTCCTTGACGTCCATCAGCCGAATCTTCTTGCCGTACTTCGGCTGATAGGGGCGCAGCCGCTCCAGCGTCTCGGCAGCGATGCCGTCGCGTTTGTGGCCGTCCTGCTCGGCATAGAAGGCGCGCATGTCGTCAATGACCTTGCGCGCGATCTCCAGCGGGATGTCGGGCATCTTCATCAGTACCCACTCTCCCGGATATAGCGGGCCATGTCCGCCAACAGCGCCTTGCGCGTCGGATAGACCGGGCCGATCACGGATTCATATGTCAGGTCGTTGTCGAGCGCGACAAAGCGCCAGCAGTCGCGGCCGGTCTTCATGAAGCCGACCCACTCGCTGATGGTCTCATAGACCCGGTGCGGGGCCGCGTAACTGAATTTGTTGTCGAGGTTTCGCGCCAGCAGCGCGGCCTTCGTCATCGGCATTGGTTCTCTTCCTCTTGCTCTTCCGTTTCTGTTTGGTCTTCTTCTGCTCGTGTTCGCGCTGCCTGCGCAATGCGATGGTCACCGCATCGGCGGTGCCGTCCTGCTCGGCCTTGGTCAGGTAGACCCAGCCGGGCGGATGTTTCTTGCGGCGCTGCCGCTTCGGCTTGACGGTGCCGGGCTGCGCGCACTGGGTCTGCCCGTCGCCGGGCTGCCGTCGCAAAAACTCCGGGATGTCGAGCGGGTCTGGCGTCATTCGGCTGGCTCTCCTCTATTCAGCCGGGCCTGCGTTGAGCTGCTCCAGCTCGGTCGCGACCGCGCAACTCTCGCCCTCGCTGCCAATGCCGTCGATCTCCAGCTCATCGAGGTTTTGCATTTCTTCGAGGCTGATGCCTTCCCATTCATCCTTCCATGACGTGTAGTTCTGGCCGGCTTCGCCCTCGGACCACTTCTCCGAGCGCGCGCTGACGTAGTCCTCCATGCGGCCGACGATCTCAGTCCGGAACTCCTCGGTCTCGGTGATCATGCCGTTGTATTCGTCTATCGCTGGATTGAGTTCCTCCCGGATCAGCGCGTTGATCTTCTCCAGAGCCTCGCGGACGCCGCCGGCCTTTTCGTCGAGGTTGCGAACGAGACTCTCCTGCTGTTCGCTGTCGGCCTTGGTAAGGCGCTTCATTTCAAATCCTTTCCTACCATCACTCGATCAATATACGACTGTCTGACGCCTACGTCAACCCGTCGTAGTGTGATGTTTGCGAAAGGCAGTGACTGCTTCGTCGATCATTCGTCGCAGGCAGTTGCGGCCCTCGATAATCGTCATGTAGTGCCACGGCCGATCCGCATTGTTCTCGTTGTTGACCACCGCGAAGCTCAGCTTCAGTGCCTTGGCGAACGAAACGAAGGTATCGCCCGGCTCATAGGACTCGTCCTTCTCCTTCTGCTTGATCACGCGCTTCAGCGTCTTGGCCATGCGGTTGAGCTTGGGCAGCTCCATCGAGAACACCTCGCGGTATTCCGGCGTGAAGCCGATGAACTCGCCGCCGCCGTAGTCGCTGATGTGGCCGTCCAAGGAGAGGCCGTCCAGCGCTGTGCCGCGCAGATGCTTCGGCACCTGTTCGTCCCATTCGGCCTCGCCGTCCGACGAGCAGCCCAGCGGGGCATCGCGGCCTTTCTCGCGGCAGACCACCGTCGCCATGATGTGCGGCGTGCCGAAGACGTCGCGCTTCCTGATCAATAGTCCGTATTCCTTCATTGGCTGTTCGCCTCCGCGTTGTTCGCGCCCAGCACGGCCATGATCTTCGCGAATTGCTCCGCGCTCACGTCACCGAGACGCCTGATGGAAACCTTGCCGCTGCTGCTCAGCGCGGCGTCGATGTAGTGACCGCTCGCGCCCGTGTAGATTTCGGCGCTCTGCTTGTCCTGATTGACCCGGACGTTCAGCGTCGGATGCGCGGCCTTCAGCGCGTCGGCGTGCCGGACGATGTCTTCCCGGTTCTGCTGCTGCTGCGCCGCATAGGCGCGCCGCGCGGCCAGCGCCGGCTGGTTGGCCTCGATCACCCGCTTCCGGATGTCCTTTGCAATCGCCGCGATCGACCGGCCGTCAGGGTTGACGCTGGCGCTCTCGGTCTTCTGTGCCTTGTCATAGGTCGACCAGTCGCCCCATTTGATCTCCGGCGCGCTGAGCGAGGCCGTGACCCGTTTCTTCCAGTTGTTCGCGCCCAGCTCCAGCATGTCCGCGCCGATCTGGATTCTCTGGCGCTCATTCGGGTAATCGGTGTCGGGCTTCTGCAGCTTACCGCCCAGCTCCTTGGCCAGATCAGCGGCAAAGCGCGGCAGGTCGATCTTGATGTCGGGTCGGTGACCGTACTTGCTCGGGATTTCAATCACGTAACTCACGCTTCGATCCTTCCTTTCTCGTTGGCCGCAGCTGCATATTCCGACAGCGGTTTGTCGGCCTTGAACCAGATGTCACGCTCCAGCGGCAGGCCGAACCGGCCGCGCACGCTTTCCAGCTCGGCGCGCGAGACGTAGCCCAGCTCGGGCTCGCCCATGCCGAGGTCGCAGAGGCCGAACAGCCGATCGCCGTCCTCGTCGATCTCGGTCAGCAGCCACGTCGCAGCTCCGGCCGGGTTGAAAACCTTGAGCACCGGTTTGTGGTCCGGCGTCTTGCCGTCCTTCTCGATCGCCGCGCGGCTCGCCGCGCCATTCTTTGCGAGTTTGGTCAGCACGCCCTTTGTGAAAACTTTCATTTGCCTTTCCTCAGTCGATGTAGGTCCAGAACTTCTTGATGGCCTTGCCGTAGCCGGCGGCCTCCAGCTCGTTCTTGAAAGCCCGCATGGAGTCCTGCCAGATGTCGGCGTTCTGCGAGCGCACGCCTTCGGCGATGTTCGAGTTGACATAGATGTCGGTGCCGCTCTTGGAGGCGAAGCCTTCGGCAACCGCGACCTTGGCCAGCTTGCTCCGGGCATCCAGCTTCAGGATCGCGCTGCCGCAGCTGCCACGGTCCTGCCGCTCGTCGCGCTCCCAGAGCGCGGCGCTCTTGGCGAGCGCGGCCTCACGGGCGGACTGAAGGGCTTGTAGTTCCTTACTCACGTTCTCTCCTCTTAGTGCTGCCACGCCTGCCACGGCTGGCTGATCAATTCGGCCGCTTCCATCGCCTCTTCCTCGCTCTGGTACGGACCGTCCATGTGCTCGGGCTTCGACAGGGCGGCGACGTTGAAAACGTGCCATTCCGAACCAACCTGCTTCGCCTGTATCACTTCAAACATCTTGCTCTCCCGGCAGGGCCATCCCCGCCTTCACCCTCTATATACGACGTCCTGCCGTATACGTCAAGGGGTCGTATCCATTTATTTGTGGCGGCCTCTCACCCGCCTCGCCCCTCTGTCACGATCAAACGTAGTGGGGATCGCCGCCACGTTCGCGGCCATGTTTCTTCACGCCTCCCAGTAACCGCGAGCCTCGCTCATGCACTGGTCCATCAGGTCGAAGGCGTTCTCGTATTCGACGCTCACCTTCTTCGGCGACCCGTAGTCCGAGGCCCGGTATTTCCCGCTCGCCAGCACCGCGACGACCTCGCGCTTGGTTCGCGCGCGTATAGAATAGGCGTGACTGTCGGTCAGACACTCAGCAATCCAATAGGTGAGCTTCATGATCTTCCTTCCGGGGTTTCGTGCGGCGCTGGCTTGGGGACACAGCGCCGAGGCGAAACACCTCCTTTCGTTCGTCAGTCCATCCTCGAATCGGCGTAGGCTTCCACGCCGAGTTTTTCCCGCAGGACCCGCGCCATCTCGCGAGCATGTGCCTCCTTTCGTTCCATCGACTGCCCATGGGCCGAGATCGAAATCTCGACGCCGCCGTAGTAGCTCTTGCGAGCGAGCTTGTTTTTCGTCAGCCACTTGGCGAACGAGCTGTTGCCGTTCTGGACCTTGACCCACGCGAAACCGCAGACGCCGTCCGCGACGAACCACTGGTTCTTGACCGGCGATGCATCGTCCAAAGGACTGGCATGCTCGCTGACCACCATCGCTTGAGGCTTGGCCGCTTCACCGGCCGCGAAACCCGCGCGGTTGGCCTCACCGAAGGCCGACTCGAACGCCGCGTACTTGGCCTTGCGGGCCTTGGACTCGGCCGCGATCTTCTCGCGCAACGAACCGTATTCCATCGAAACCCTCTCTCGCGGGACCATCCCGCCTCTCAACTCAACTTCGCCTCTGATATACGACGGCGGGGCGTATACGTCAAGCGGTCGTATCTGGGCGGTAGGTGCCGGGATACCGCGCATGGCAGCCATGCATCGTATACGCCGGCTTGACGTATACGACGGGGCGTCGTATATAGGTGGTGAAGGCGGGAGGCCGCCGGAGAATTGGGTTTTGGAAATGATGGCTCTTCAGAACAAATCGTACTGGACCAAAAGCGACGCTGAGCTGCGGTACATCATCAAGGACGCGGGCGAGGCCTCGATGGCCATGATGGGTTGGAACTACGAGGCCGAGGCCAAGTACCTCGACCAGATCAACGACGCTTCCAGCGTGCTGTATGCCCGGAAGCAGAAACTGACGAAGGCCGCTTGACGCATACGACAGGGTGTCGTATGTCGAACGGGTCGGAAGGAAAAGGGAATCAAGTGTCGATCGAATTGATCAAGTCCAGCCTCATCAGTGAGCGCCGCAGCATTCGGCTGCACGAGGTGGTCGGCAAGCTGAAGTCCGCCATCGCCTCCGGGATGGTCCCCAACGTCCTGTTCAAGGACGCGAAGGATGTCATCAACCGCGCGGTCGAGGAGGGCTCGGAAGCGTTTTTGAAGACTGGTCCCCACATCGTTGGCCGCAACGGCGAGGCTCATCATCAGAGCGATTGGTGGCTCGTTGCCTACGATCACGACGCCTTCGTGCGCGGCGCGACCGGCATCCCGACCGCATTGAAGCGGGCGCAGAAGGCCGGCCTGACTGAGTATGCCGCCTTCCTGACCGGGTTGTTGCCGCTGCACGAGATGCTGCAGTCCGCCAAGCCGCTGATCAGGAAAAAGGGCGAGCTGCCGAAGGTCAAGTCCGCGAAGCAGATCGAGGAAGAAGCGGACCGCATGACGTGCCAGTGCTGCGAGCGTCAGATTTTCGCCAAGCTGGGCAGCATCGCCCACCACGGCTACGAGCGACCCGGCTACGGTTGGCAGACGGCCTCGTGCATGGGCGCGAAGCGGTTGCCGTTCGAGGTTGATCGTGCGGCGCTCGGCGAGATGATCCAGTTTATGCGGGATCGTCTGGCGCGTGCGGAGAAGCACCGGGCCGCTATCAAGGCCGAGAAGCTGCCCATCGTGTTCGAGTACGAACGCCAGTTGATCGGCCCGCAGCGCGGCCAGCAGTTCGGTTACTGGATCAAGTGGCCGGTCGTGAAGCACTCGTTCAACGTGTCGCGCGAGAGCTTCGAAGAGTTCAAGGCCGGGCCGGGTAGCGACTCCTGCTATAGCATCTACGACTTCGATGCCTACAAGGCGCGGCATGTTGAGTACCTGTCCGGCCAGATCAAGAACCTCCGCGCGCACATCAACGAGGAGCAGGCGCGATACGATGGCTGGAAGCAGACACACGAATGGAAGGGCGGCCAGTGGGCCGCCGTCTGAGGGAAAAGACGCCTTGACATATACGACGGGGCGTCGTATATATGGGGTGGAGAGTTGAGATGAGTTTGATCAGGAAAGCCGCGATGTTCGCCGATGAGAGGCACGCCGGCCAGAAACGTATGTTCACTGGCGAGCCCTACATCGTCCATCCGCTGGCGGTCGCCGATCTGGTCGAGGCCAGTGGCGCGAGCGAGGCGGTGATCGCCGCCGCCATCCTGCACGACGTCATCGAAGATACCGGTGTCAGCGCTGCTGAGCTGGAGGCGGAGTTTGGCCCCGAGGTCGCCGGCCTCGTCATCGAGGTCACCAACGTGTTTCGCAGCGCCAGCGGCCTGCCGAGGGCCGAGCGGAAGGCCAAGGAGACCGCGAGGCTTGCCACGATCTCCCCGAGCGCCATGACCATCAAGGTCGCCGACATTATCGACAATTGCTCGTCACTGATCGAGCGGTCGCCGAAGTTCGCCAAGACCTACCTGCCGGAGAAGGCCGCGCAGCTCGCTGTACTGGGCAAGGCCTCGCCGATCCTGTTGGAAAAGGCTGCGAAAATTTTTGCTGCGACGGCTTGACGGATACGACAGGCCGTCGTATATAGGTGATGAAGAGAACGAGGAAGTCATGCGGAAGCCGAAAGTCAAGCCATTCACGTCGCTCGCAGGTTTTCACTGCGGGACCGATGCGGCCGGCAACATGGCCGTGTTTCTGCTGGAGCAGACCGGTTCGATCTTCGGCAAGTGGTCCGGTCGATTGACCGCCAGCGATCAGCGCAAGCTGTTCGGCCGGTTCATCGGCAAGGGCACGATCGAGATCAACGGCGCGGAGGAGGAGGTCGGCCACATCAAGAGCGTCTGCTTCGGCACGATGCGCGAGATGGTCGCGGCCTATCCGTGGCGGAAGCTCTCCGCCGAGATGCTGAACGAGGCGGCGTGATGGAAATTCTTTTGAAATACCAAGTCGAGCAAGTGCGCGCCGGCCGGGTCGAGTACGGCACGGTCGAGCAGGTCACCGCCAAGCGGAAATCGTTCTGCCGGTGCTGCGGCTCCGAGATCGCCAAGGGCGAGCACGCCCTGAAGTTCTTCTGGGACTTCTTGGGCAACGGTTCGTGGACCGCCGGCATCGCCATGATGCACTTCACCTGTACGCCAGTGAGCGACGAGGTGCGGACGCGGGCCAATCTGGAGGCCGCTGCGGTACGGCTGGAGAAACTGGCCGAGAAGACGCAGGAGAAGGCCGAGGGCGCGAGCCGCAAGGCAACCGTGCGCCGGCTGGAGCGCGAGGCCGAGGGTTACAGCAAGCGCGCCGAGCAGGCGCGGACGGAATTGGCAAAACTGGAAGGATGAGATGTTTCTAACCATCGTCAACGACAAGGTCATGCTTGAGATCGGCGGCCGAAAGAACGCGATCGAGAGCGTCAAGCAGTTCAAGGGCCTCGTGGCCAACCACGGAGCCGAGAACGTGATGTGCTCGTCGAGCATCGACTTCCCGGAAGACTTCACGTCGAACCCGGCGACGATCAAGCTGGCGAAGGCGCTGGCGAAGGCCGAAGGCCGGAAGGAAGACCAATGACCGACTTTGCATTCCAGAACCACGGCACGGTGATCACCGTGATCGCCGAGAGCGAGACCGCGAAGGAGTTCGCGCGTGAGAATTTTCCGGTCGAAGGCTGGCAGGGTGTGCCCGAGCGCTTCACGACCGACTGGCGCGCAGCGCGAGACCTGATGGAGCGGCTGGCCGGCGAGGGTTTCGAGGTGGCCGAGACGTGATGGCCAAGGACCCCAAACCCGAGCAAGACGAGCCGTCGATGTCCGCTGAAGAACTCGCCTTGGTGCTCAAAGGCGACGAGGGCACGATTGCCTTGGTGAGCGCGCGCCACACTGCCCATAGGCTTAAGGCGCAGCTCGATCGAGAGAAGCATGAACGGAAGCAACAGCAGACGCGGGAGCGCAAAGCGAAGCGACCGGCGCGGCGCAGCCTCAAGGTGGTGAAATGAGCAGCAGACCTTGTCCCTGCGGAAGCGGGCAGGAGTCATGGTGGGAGCACGACGCGCGCGGGATTCCGCTGTGCCGGGTCTGCGTCAAGTGCAAGCGTGAGAAGCTCTCGCGCTATCGCCCGGACGTGCTGGGCGATCCGAATTACTGGGCCGATGAGGCCATCGAGGAGGACTGATGACGACCTGTCAGATCAAATGGATTGACGCGAACGGCCAGCCTACGCCGGACGACAATGAAGCGATCGGCCGCGTGATGCTGCCGGCGCGCGTTCTGCAGATCGCAGGGCAGGGCGTGCGCTTTGAGGCTTCTGAATGGTTCAACATCTGCGCCTGCCACGCGACGAGATTGTCGAAGCCGGGAATGCACGACTGGGTGTTCGAGGCTTTGCCCGTCGAAAGTGAGGCCGCATGAGCAAGCCGGTCATGGTGATCTCCAACATGGAGCCGGCCGACATCACGTTCGAGGGCATCCCCCATGGCACTTGGAACATCACCCGCGCGTGGGCCGACTGCAAGGCGGGTCTGCATGGTCGCTATCAGCACGACGTCGCTGAGCTGTTCGCACACAGCGACGCGATCGAGATCGATCAGGCCAAGGTCGATCGCTACGCGCGCGATCCAAATCTGCATGCGTTCGAGCTGATCCTCGTCGTCTGGGACAACAAGGTCTGGCTGATCGACGGTGCCCATCATCTGCGCGCCATGCACCAGCGCGGCCTCAAGCACTGCAGAGGTTACGTGATCGAGGAAAAGGACAACGCGCGCTATCACGTCCTGTTCAACGGCAAGACGATTCCGCCATGGGCGAAAGGCTCTTGACGTATACGACGAGAGGTCGTATATCAGGCCAGAGAGAAACAAGGAGAACGAAGTGGACATCAGAGTGACCCAGATGATGACGGCATCTTCCGGCGCGATATATCAGGTCGTCGCCGAGCTGCCGACCGGCGAGAAGCGCGTGATAACCCAAGCCGCCGCCGCCGACAGCAACGCGGCGCAGGCGCTGCAGGATTGCGTGGCCTACGCCAACGGTGCGGCGGACGGATGGAAGCTCGCAATGCAGACGATCGGCACGGCAAACGTCTTCATCGACGTGCGGCAATGACACCAGCCGATCGCCAACTGCTGCACTGGTACAACGAAACGTACCAATCCCGCACGCGCGCTGTGCGAGACAACACGGCGCGCATCGACTGGCTCGACCCCGGCACCCGCGTCTCGTGGACCGAGATGGTCGCCAAGGCTGAAGAGTTGGGCATCCGCAAGAATCCCGTCGCGCTCCGTTCGTGGTGGCACGAGGTGACCGGCAAGTGAGGAGAGGCATGAAGAAACCGCGCACACCGTTCCGCATTGTACCGAAGCGAGACTTCGGCAGCGGCCCCGGCTACTGGATGCCCAATGCCGGCACCACCGGCACCGGCAAATATGGCTTCGTCAAGCACGGCTATGTCGTGACCGATGGCCTGTGCAACATCATGCCGGCCGCGACGTGGTTTCAATCGATCCCGGAGGCGCTCGACGCGCTCGCGATCTACTGCGGCGTTCACGGCAACGGGCAACAGTTCTGGAGGTCACTGCGGTGAGTACGCAAGCACAGCTCGACACCATCCGCGCCGAAGGCAAGAAGGCCTATTTCCACGACGTCGGCACCCACGGTCCGACAGTCAGGGAGCCGCCGATCGTCAAAGTCAGAACCCTGAACCCGTACCCGTGCAACACCAAGGAGCATCTCGCTTGGCAACGCGGCTACTCTCAGGACACGCGAAGGACGATCGCGTGAGCGCAAAGACGTTCCGATCCACCGACGTGACCCGCGCGATCGGCGATCCCCGACTCAACCTGATCGGCGGCAACGGCTACTGGTACTTCGTCTTCGACGACATCCCGACCGGGCTCTACGACACGCACAGCGTCTACGTCATGCGGCTGCGTGACATGACGCTGGAGCGATGGATCGAGGAGGGCACGGACTTCGTCGACAAGATGAAGAAGAGACCGCCGCCGACCAAGAGAAAGGGGCCATTGAAGCTGTGACCTACGCGGACGACAAGGCTTACGCTTTCGAGGCTGGCGACATGCGAGTGCTCGAACGGCTGCGGCGACGACTCTACGCGGACAGGCCGCTGTCCGGTGACGAAAGACGCGACTTGGCCAACACGCTCGATGCGCTCATGCGCCACGCCGTGGAATTTTCACCGACCGAACTCAAACAGGAGAAGTAATGACCGACATCACATCGAACCATCTTGAAGCTGCGTTGATCGACCAGAGCGTCGCCGGCCAGCTTTTCGACAAGCGCTACGCCTTCGTCGCCGTCTACGGTGAAGGCTGGCAGCTCGGCGTCGCCGTCGCCAACGAGAGCGGCTACAATCCGATCGCCGGCAAGACGTTCAAGAATCAGGACGAGGCCGAGCAGTGGGCGAACGGACTGAACGATCACATCGGCCTCGATAAACTCGCAGCGCTGCAGATCATCGGCTCGACCATGGGCGGCAACCGCGTCGAGATAATCCGATAAATGACCGCTTGACATATACGACAGGGCGTCGTATCTAATGGACATCGAAAGGAGACGCGATGTCCGAGACCACCTACATGGAACAGCTCGGCGACATGCTGGTCGTCGGCGAGCACGAACCCAAGCTGATCAAGGCGCTCGCCGTGATCGCTGGCGTGTTGCATCCGGCTTATAACGATCTTGAGGACCGCAGGAAGATCGACAGCTCGAAAGAGTCCTGCCTGTTCTCCTCGCTGGTCGCGCGCGATTTTCTGGTCGCGGTTGGCTACGCCGACGCCACAGTGCGACCCTGCACGCTGGTGGCGCGCGCGGAGCGCGACGGCAAGGAAGTCTGGTCGCTCGGCATCGGTCTCGTTGGCGAGCGCGAAATCCCGGAAAAGTTCAACGGCCACGCCGCCGTCGTCATCCCATCCAAGAATATCCTGATCGACGTCACGCTCTATCAGATGATCCGCCCGCAATGGGACGGTGCGATCACCGGCATGATGGCGCTGCAGTACCTGCCGGACAGCCCGTACCGCGTGCGAGACCTGAAGCAGATCGCCGGGATGGTGTTCGAGGCGGTTGGGGACAACATGCAGTTCGAGATTGCATGGGGCGATCGACCCGACATCAACTGGCGACGTCAACCCGACGCGACCGATCCGCAGAGCCTGCAGCGTCGGCGCAAGCTCGCCAAGGTGCTGCGCGAGAGCTTCGGCAAGTTCGAGCCGGCATGAGAATCAACAGCCCGGACGACGTGTTGGTAGCACGCCGCCGGGCCTAACCACCGAAAACCGTAGGAGCGGTTCACAATGGCTGACGACAATTCTGCAACAATCATCACCCTGCATCAACCCAAGCGGCCGAAAACGCCGGCCGAGCGCGCCAAGGCGTACCGGCAGCGCAAGAAGGTGGCTACGATCGTCGCTGGCGACCGAGCACGAACCGACGTGCTTCAAACTGTAGGGGCGACTGCAAGCGTCCCGGTCGTCACGCCACGGCGACGTCTTTCGTCGCTGGCGCTGAGCGCCGCAGCCGTCGCACTGGCCGGCGTCGGCATCACCATGAATGGCTCGTTCGCGCGGTCACTGGGATCAAGCGACAGCGCCGGATGGCTCTTCCTCGCCGTTGGCATCGCCGCCGATTGCGCGGCGCTCGCGGTGCCCTCATGTGCTGCCCACCTCTGGCAGGCGCACCAGCGCGCGACTGCGCTCGCCGGCTGGGCGGTCTGGGCCATGACCTTCGTCTTCGCCTGCACCGCCGGCATCGGCTTCGCCTCGACCAACATCAGCGAAGTGTCGCTGTCGCGAGCGTCACGCATCACGCCGGCCGTCGTGACGGCGCAGGCCGCGCTGAGTGACGCGATGGCGTCACGCGACCGCGAGTGCGCCAGTGGCACCGGCAAGTTCTGCCGGGAGCGCGAGGCCACCGTCACCGATCGCCGCAAGGCGCTCGACGCGGCAACGGCAATCGTCGCGCATGCCGCTGATCCGCAGATCGAGGCTGCCTCCAAGATCGTGGTCTGGATCAGCCGTGGCTGGCTGACGCCGTCCGGCGATGACTTTGCCATGCTGCGGCTGATCCTGCTGGCGTTGCTGCCGCAGGTCGGCGGCATCCTGCTGATGGTGGCGCGGCCGGCGAAGTCTGCGTGATTTAGAGGGCGGTCGTTATGCCGCCGCCCGGCCCGGCATCCGGATGCTTGCTAACTTAACCGCTGGATCACAGGCGACCTAGACACCCCTGCGGCAATGCCTCCCGGCAAGTGAAACTCCTGCTTCATGCATCCCGAAAAAAGCGAGAGAGGCATTCGCGCCCTCTCTCGCAAGGTGTCCCGACATTCGCGCATAAGGCTTATGGGGTAGGCATCCCTCACGCGATGCAGGATTGGTCAATTCACCTCATTGGCTTCGCCAGCTTGCGAAACGTCTCCTGACCTTCGGCGCTCGCGGCCCACTCCTCGCTCTCCTCGACGCTAGCATCGAAGTCGCCGTCCATGACGCGGTCGCGCAGCTCCATGATCGCGGCGGCTTGCGCCGGTCGAGCCGTTGCTGCAACGCCAAGCTCGGTGATGAGCTGCATCTCCGGCAGATCGAGCGGTGACAGGAAGTCGTGGTAGTAGCCGGTCGCCGCCTTGTCGGCCATGGTGTGGAGCCGGACCTCGCGCAGTGCGGCGGCCAGCATGTCCTTGGTGTGCATCGGTCTCTCCTTTCCGGTGAAGTCGTGACAGCGACCGCAATAGCCTTCGCTGATGTCCTTCGGGTGATAGCTCTTGGCACCGCAGCGCGGACAGACGAAGGAGGGCGGTTCTCTTGCTTCGGCCATCTCAAGTATCTCCCCGTGCGGGTGCCGATGTGCGTGCCATAGCAGATGTCGCCGTGGCATCGTTCAGAGCCGGGCCTTGAGCGCGGCCTTCTCGACCTCGGTGAGGTCCCACATCGCGAGCACGACCCACAGATCGCCTTTGCCGAGCCGGCGCAGCAGGAACGGATCGGACGGCGGTGCCTTGGTCCAGTCGGCCTCGAACATGCAATGATAGTTCTGCATCGCGCGCTTCGGCCGCAGATGCAGCGGTGCCTGCGGCACGATCGCCTCCGCGTTGCGCCAGCCGGCATCGCCGCCGAAGCTCTTGGCCGGGAAGGTGAACGTCGTGGTCAGGCCGCGCGAGGTCCGGCGCGACATCGCCATGGTCGCTGCGCCATTTCCGTGCATGGACAGATGGCAAATCTTGGCGTCGGCGCGCGCGATGGCGAGCTTGGGCAGGCCATGCTCGTCGACACCGCCGGTCGTGATCGACTCCAGCGCCTTGATCACCAGCCGGCCCTGCGCGAGCTTCTGGTAGGCGCTCATCACCTCACGGTCGATCGGCGTCGAATAGTGTCGGTGCGTCTGATACGCGCGCCAGAGTTCACGCGCGGTCTCGCGTGCGATGGTCACGGGGACGTGGTGCATTTGCTCCTCCTGTTGCCCCGCCCGCTTAATGCTTCAGTGTGTATGGTTTGGACTCATCGGTTCTCCGCAGACGTCGCACCGAGGCATGATCGGCTCGGCGAGCGTGAAGTCGGCGACGGGCTTGCTGCAGCTCTTGCACCAGACCCGCAGCGTGAACGGGTCCGTGAGACCGGCAGCAATCCGGCCGGGCTTCTTGTTCGTGACGCATGTCGCGCAGTGGATGAACGATAGAATCCCACTGTCCATCATACCCTACCTTCCTTCGGCTCCGGCTGGCCCTCGAACCGCGCGAGCTGCTCCTTCAGCAGCGTGACGACGTCAGCACGGTCGGCGTTGCTGATGTAGTTGGCGCGGCCCGGCCCCTCGCCGAAATCGAACACCATCAGGCAAAAGCCGACCTTGCGATCGTGCCCCTTGTCCGGGCCGTTGAACCACTCGTCGAGCGTCCGCGCCAGCGCGTTCATCTTCCGCTCGTAGCGTGGATCGATCGGCTTGTCGCCGAGGCTTGTCATCACGTTTTCTCCTTCAGCCGCCAGTCGGCGATCCATTGCTCGACCAATGCTCCGCTGTTCCACCATGAGACTTGCACTTGCATCGCGTGCGGGTAGAAACAAAACCCGATCACCGTGCCGGTGACCGCTCCCTCGTCGATGACAACCTTGTCACCGAACTCGAACTGCGAAGTGAATGTCTTCATGCGTCCGCCTTCCGTTTGCACGCGAGCCGCACGCTGCGCGGATCATCGGGCCGGCCGGCGGTGCTGACGATCGACTTCGTCTGGCACTTGTTGCAGGTCACGACGTAGTAGCCGACGCGCTTCGCAGGGTAGGGCAGCTCGGCGCTGCAGCTCCGCACCAGTCGATCGCCGCCGGTCAGATCGATGTCGACGCCCTTCGGGAACGCCGGGTTCGGCGGCGACTTCGGCTCATAGCCGCGATCGACCCAGTGGACTTGGAGCGATGTCGTTGCGCGGTTGGTCATAGTGTGCCGTCCAGATAGCGGTCGATGTCGTCGATGGTCATGCCGTGCTGCTTGATCCGTCGCAGAAATTCCTCCAGCGTGATCTTGTCGTCGCCGAGCCTGCCGAGCAGCTCGTGCATGATCTCACGCTTACTCGGCCGGCGCACGCTCATGGGTCCAGACCTCAAGAATGACGCTCGGGTCTCTCGGGTGCGGCGGTCGACGGTGTAACCCGAACTGCCTCATCCGCTGCTGCAGCGCTTCCAGATCGGACGACACCATGAAGCGCGGCTCGCGGTTTTCGCCCACGGCGGTGAGCTTGGCAATGTAGGCCCGTGGCACGAATTTGCCGCCGAGCACGTCATAGCCTCCGCTGTAGACCGTCCCGACGATGTCGTCTGGCAGCTTCATCATCGCCGGCACCTCCAGCTCGGCCAGCGGCCCCGGTGGTAATACTCCTTGTGCATGCCGTGACGCTGGCAGACGTCACGGCCCTCGTCACGGACGTGACGGGCGTGACGGGCGTGACGATCGTCACGATCGTCGTCGGCCTCCTTCACTGGCTTCACTGAACGAGGCGACGGTTCCCGCATCTCCGGGGGCAGCGACTCCGGCGACGGCAACTTCGGGGGCTGTGCAACCGGAACCGAATTTTGCCAGTTTTTGTCAACCGGCGGCGCATCGGCGAACAGCGGCAGCCGGTCGGCTTTCGGCGTCGAGACCTGCTCCTCGTCGTAAGCGAAGGCGGCGATTGTTTCGTCTGGAGCCGGGGTTGCCAGCGCTGCCGTCGTCAGCGGTGCATTCGTTTTGTGATGAGGGACGGTGATGGCGAAGACCGCAGCGGCGCACCAGAGAGCAGCGCTAACGAGCGTGATCGGCGTGGTCAGGTTGATCGGAGTCAGGCTCGGATGCATGGCCACACCCCTTGGCATGCCACATCGAAGCATCGCGTGAACAGCCGCAGAACGGCTGCTCCAGTGTGCCCGAGTGTGTGCCCGAGTGTGTGCCCGAAGTTGGTTGTTTTTGGTGGGTTTTCGTTGCTTTTCGTTGGCGATTTGTTCGTCGGGGCTTGACGCGCCGGAGCAAAAAAACTAACGAGATCAAAGGCACTTAGCCTTGTCGGAGCGTGGCGCAGCCCGGTTAGCGCACTAGTCTGGGAGGACGGCGGGCAAGTCACTGCAAGCATCTGATTATCCTGCATCTTTCATCTCCTCATCTGCTGGTGTGCCCGACTGTGTGCCCGAAACCTGTTGCGGCGCACCCAATTTCCAAGGCATTTCAGCGCCGTGCGACCTTATCTCCGCGCGCGCCGCCTCCGCCTTCGCCACCGCCCGAGACAGCCCGGCAACGATGTCGTCATTGCGGACGTGGGCGTACTTGCCCGTGGTCCGCTCGTCCTTGTGTCGCAGGAGCGTCTGGGTCTCCTTCAGTGACAGCTGCCGGTGCGCCCGGCTCGCCGCCGTGTGCCGCGAGGCGTCGTGCCAGCGCAGCCCGCTGATGCCGGCCTTCCTGACCACGCGCTTCCACGCGCTCGACCAGCCCGACTTGGTGTAGGGGTAGCGGACGCCCTTGACGTGGCCCTTCTTCGGATCGTTGCGCGTCGATTCCCATGTGAAGACGTAGACCGGGTGCCGGTTCGGCATCGCCCACAGCTCCAAGAGAATCTTGCGCACCTCCGGCGTCATCGGCACGTACTCGTCAGCGCCGTTTGCCCCCTTGCCGTTCCTGATCTTGATCTGGTTGGTGGACCACAGGATGTCCTCCTTCCACTCCAGCTTGCGCTGCTCGCTGGCGCGGAAACCCAAGACGCTGCCGACCGTGATCATCGGCAGATAGTCGTGACGCATCACGCCGTCACGCAGCACCACCTCCTCGTGATCCTGCATCTCGCGGACCCGCTCCTTGGGTTCCGGCAACTTGTGCTGCTTCCAGTTGATCGATTGCATCCCGGTCACCCGGCCAATGTCGCGGGCGAAATAGACGACGCGCCGGAACGGGTCGCGCACGCTGCGGTTCACCGTCGCGTTCGAGACCTTGACGCCCTTCATGGTGATCGGCTTGCCGGTCTTGCGGTTGACGCCGCACTTCTTGTCCTCGCCGCGCCGGATCGCGATCACCGCCGAGACTACGGCGTCGTCGATCGTGGTGAGCTTGCGCGTCCTGCCGACCGCGTGGTCGGCCAGCAGCCAGTCGAGGAAGTCGCGCTCGTTGTCCGCGCCATCGCCGCCGCCGTTGAGGAACTGGCCCTTCTGCTTCCAGTACAGCTCGGCCGCGTCCTCGAACGTCTCCATCGTCGAGTTCAGCGTGGTGGCGTCGATCTTGCGCTTGGCGTCGATCGCGATCACGGCTTGCTCGTAGATGGCCCGCTTGTCGGCCTCGGCCGCCTTCTCGGTCTGGTGGGAAGTTGCACCACGGAAGGTCCGTCCCTCCCCGAGATAGAGCTTGTACCAGACCCAAGGCGAGTTCGGCCGGCGGTAGAACGAGCCGGGGATGCCCGTGGTTTCTTTACGTCGTCGTGACACTCGGTTCTCCTTCGCGATTCGATGAAGCGGTCGATGTCGTGCCGCTCGAATCTTTTACGCTTGTGCTTCTCGCCGTAACCAGTGGCGATATAGGAGATGTCCCCAGCATTGACGTAGCGTCGCAGCTGCTCAAGTGTGACCCCCAGCATCGCCGCCGTCTCGCGGCTGGTGAAGAGAAGTCGTTCGCTCTGCATCGTCCTTTTCCTCAATATACGCCGTTTTGTCGTATACGGCAAGGGGTCGCCAAGCTCCTGTCGTATATGGTGATATTTCCGCTCAACGTGTTTGGTGCTCTCCTGACGTTGGCTCACTCCATCTCGATGGCGCTCTCGATGTGCTCGGCTGCTCATGGTGCGTGGTGCGCTCTGCTCGTGTGGCTCGCTCCCTTAATTCGGTACTCTCATCAGGACCGGCTCGCTCTCGTTTTTCGGTGCTCTCTTCCCAACCGGCTCGCTCCGAGGATGTGGTGCTCTCCATTCGCATGGCTCGCTCTCGTTTCTCGGTGCTCTCCTGCGTGATGGCTCGCTCCAGCGCTACGGTGCTCTCTCTTGTATTGGGCTCACTGGATGTGGCGCTCTCGGTCATCCCGGCTCGCTCCGAGGATGTGGTGCTCTCCCGGATAGAATGGCTCGCTGCTTCGCCTTGGTGCTCTCCGCGTCACGGCTCGCTCTCTATTTTTGGTGCGCTCGGTATCAATGGCTCGCTCATCCCAATGGCGCTCTCGGCATCATTGACTCGCTCACTCATGTTGGTGCGCTCAATGCGCTCGGCTCGCTCGGTGGAGTGTGGTGTCCTTGCACTCCTTTGGCTCGCTCCTCTGTGATGGTGCTCTCTGCGTAACGGCTCGCTCATGTGCCTTGGCGCTCGCGGATTTCATTGGCTCGCTCGCTCAACTTGGTGCGTTCACGAAGCATGGCTCGCTCGACTATGGTGGTGCTCTCGCGCATGTCGGCTCGCTCATCATCCATGGTGCTCATCGTGGGATCGGCTCGCTCATTTTACTTGGCGCTCTCAGCTGTAGTGACTCGCTCGCTCAGCTTGGTGCTCTCATGGACGCGGGCTCGCTCACCGTTTCCATTCCAGCCGCTGCTTCTCGCCGGGATAGTCCGGTGCCAGCCGGTGATCATGATGATCGCCGGAGGCTTCGACGTCGTCGCGTGGCGGCGAGGGCAACGGCGGGACTGCCGGTTCGTCCTTGCCCAGCATCATTATGCCCATGATCAGGATGCCGAAGTTGGCCCCGAGGAAGGTCCCGATTCCGATTCCGATCCAGAAGTGTGGGTCGTACAACATGATCGCATTTCCTTGATCAGGCCCCAGCCCTTTTCGGTCAGCGATACTGCGCGGAACATGATGCCGTCGCCCTTGGCGATGAACGTGTTGTTGCGCTCGGTCTCCGCGCCGTGGAGCTGGGCGAGGCCCTTGGCGATCAGCCCGTCGAGCGATTTGCCGTGGCATTCTCCATATTGACTGAAGTCTTCCTTGCTCAGCCATTCGAGCAGGAAGCGCTCGTCCTTGGTCAGCTGCTCGATCGTGATGACGCTCTCGTCGGAGTCGGCTTTCATCGGGAGCCGCTGCGCCGTCTGCAGCGCCTCCTGCAGCACCATCAGTGTTTCGTCGGCGTTGCCGCTCCGGAGCTGCGACAGTCCGGTGACAAGCAGACTGTCGAGGCGATCGACCAGCTCGTCGACCTCGTTCTTGTTCAATGGTGCGGTTTGCTCGCTCATACTATCTGGTGCTCTCTGCATATTCGGCTCGCTCTTCGACTTTGGTGCTCTCATCCGGGATAGGCTCGCTCACGAAATCTGGTGCGCTCGTGGATAAGGCTCGCTCCCGTTTTTTGGTGCGCTCACCGAGGTTGGCTCGCTCCGGGTCGTTGGTGCTCTTCCCTGCATTGGCTCGCTCCGCGAGTATGGCGCTCTCACCGTTGATGGCTCAGTGCATCAGGCCTTCGGCGCGCAGCGCCGGGAGCAATCCATCGACCAGCTCGACGTTGGGCGGATCGATGAAGTGGGTGTGATCGAGGTGGCCGAGCGCGTAGGGCTTCGCCGGCAACTTCTGGAAATGCATCCAGAACCAGACCAGCTGCAGATGCGACAGGAACAGCTTGACCGCGTAGCGCCGCGCCCGCGCGTCGATCTGGCCGGCCGGCAGCTTGCCGATCGTGTAGGCCTTGAACGCCTCGGTGTCCTTTTTGAACTTGCGCGCCTCCAGCGTCCGCGCCGCCAGCTCTGCATTGTCGCCGCGATCGTTGCGCGCAACCTCGTAGGCCTTGCGCTCGCGATACACCGTGCCGTAGACGCACTCCTCGCTGCCGGAGAACTTCATGAAGCTCTGCCCGACCTTCCAGCACAGGGTCTTCAGCGCCGCGTTCCATGGCCGCTTCTGGCTCTTCTCCCACTTCACCGTGGGATCGTAGCCGGCGAAGCGCCAGATGTGCCCGGCTGTCGGCGACTTGGTGATGTCGATGTGCGCCATCATGCCGGCGGCGATCACCGGGCCGATGCCGTAGATCGATTTCATCCATTGGCCGATCAAATGGCTCTCGGAATAGCTTTCGAGCGCGCGCTTGATCTGGCTCTCCAGCGTCTCGTTCTGCTCGGCGATCCAGCCGATCAACAGATGCGGCTCGGTCTTCATCGCGCGGACCTGATTGTTCGCGCGCTTGCGATCCTCCTGCATGATGTAATAGGCGTCCACGAGGAAGCGCGCCTCCTTGTCGGACAGCGTCACCGATGCCTTGACGAGATCGCGCGACAGGCGACCGGCGGATGGCCGATGTTCGAGATCGATGTCAGTCATAGCGCCACTTTCCTTTTTTCCAGAGATCAACCTCCTCCTTGAACCAGTAGCGGATGGTGCCGTTCGGCCGCACCGGCTTCGGGAATTGTTTTTTCTTCACCAGATTGTTGATGGTGTTGCGGTGATGGCCGGTCGATTTGACGACGTCGACCATTTTGATCATCTCAGGTGGCTCGCGTGTTCGTGTCCTCCCGTCACCTCTGCTGGTCATGGCATTCCTCTCGGCGTTGATCTCCCCACCTTTGTTGTTGGACGCTTCCATGTAGCGGCGTAGCAGATTGTCCTTGATTTCATCCGGCGATTTTTCCCGCCTGATGAATTTGAATGCATCGATGACGGCCTTCGGCACCGCCTCGCTGGTGTTGGTCTTTGTTGTTGGCACAATTCCCTCCCGTCACTCACGCTTGCACTGTTGGCTTATCCGGCTTCTTGTTTTTCCGCAGGCAGCAGCTGCAGCGCCTTGGCGTACTGCGCCTTCAGCGCTTCGACCGCATCCGGCCCGTCTTGCTCCGCCACCTCCATCAGGAGCGGCAGCCCGCTTTCCATCGACGCGAGAATCTCGGCGCGCGTCGCGCGCCGGCCCTCGGCGTAGAACTCGACATGCTCGGGATCACCGATCTCGAACAGCACGCCGCCGGTCGATGGACGCCACGCCTTGTAGGTCAGCGTCGTCCACAGCGCGGTGACGCCGGGATTGCGCATGATGCCGATGCCGGCGATCGTGCCTTCCTCCGGCATGTGCCGCTCGTTGCGACGCATGCGTGGCTGAGTGAGGAACGGGCAGGCGCGGACGCCGTACTCACAACAGGCCAAATGGCTCGGAGGCTCGCTTATATTTCTGTTGACGATGCACATCGGCCCGATGACGAAGGTCATGAATTTTCCGAGCGGCTTGCCGCACTGCCAGCAGCGCTTCAGTCGAACAGCAACGCCCATCTTGCTGCCGTCCATGCATCTAAAATCGGCTTCGCCATCGACGTAGCCGACGAACCACGGGATCGGGTAACCGCGCTTGTCGATCTTGAGGTCGCGCATGCGCTCGGGAATTTCGAGGTGCGCGATACTCTGGTTCAACTTCAGCTGGTGATTATGGCTCATGGTGTTGCCTCGCGGTGGTCCATGAGTGGTCCATGATCTTTCCTGACCTCTAGTTGCTTGCGCGCCCGGCCAACTGTTTGATGTCCCACGCCAATTTCGGCGGCGAGCGCCCGGTCCGACTTCTCCGGATGGGCGGTGACGGCGGCGACGGCGCGGTCGTGGGCGGTTTGCTTGGCCGGCACGGGTGCGAGCGGCGGAGCCTCGACCGGCGAATGCTCGCCGCTGCTGTAGGGCGCGCCGCAGGCGCAGCGGCTGTGCAGGCTGGCACCGCACCCGGCGCAACGAAGCAGCCGGCCGCTGCTGCGGGACACGCGGCCGATCAGCTCGGCAATTCGCGCCGCCGGCAGCGGAATATATTTGGCGACGACCGCCTGCCAGTCCTGCTCATCCGGCGGCAGCTCGCGCACGTCATAGGCCTCGCAATGCTCCTGCAGTCGCCTTAGCGCCAAGCCAGCCGTCACGAGCCGGCCGGTGCGCTCGGACTCGACGATGCAGACCTTGATCATCTCGATCAGCGGCTCGCTCAGTGGTGACGGCAGCGGTGCGATCTCAGCGCCGCGTTGCCGCCAAGCCAGCGTCAGCGGACCATCATCAGCGCGATCGGCGAGACCATGGTCCGCGCGAATCTGTTCAACGATGCTGAGCCCGTCAGCTGTTGCGCTGCGTGCCGCATCCAGAATCTCGCGAGTGCCCATGGTCTCCGGCTTCGGCATTTATGTCACCGGCTCCTCGGCCAGCTTGTCGATCTCGACGTGCAGCTTCTCGTGAAATTCCTGATCGCGTTTGACCTTGCTGCAGATGGCGTTGCCCAAAAGAAAAAACTGGGTCAGATCGTTCTTCAGCTTCGCCAGCCGATCGATCACCCGCTTCTCCAGTTCGGTGGAGCAGTCGCGCTCGGCGCTCAGCTCATGCATCCATTCGGTTGCGATCTTGTCGACCGCATCCATCATCAGCGTGTGCTCGCGCTGGGAGAACGGCACCGTGATCTCGCTCGCCTGAATCGGCGGCTCGGCCGGCTTGATGTGGCCGGCGATCTCGGTGATCGACGTCTCGACGGTCTCGCTGTTTTCGGCGACGGGTCCAACCGGCGTGGCCGGTGCTGGTGCGCCGTTCATTTCCCTGTCCGGCCTCTCCTTGATCATCGCCTGTTGCTTCATCTGCGTTTCTCCTTTTCCACGCTGGTTAAAAATCCCTTTGGCCCGTCGCAGGGGCAGGGGGCTGTTCCGCGACGGGCCATCGGTTCACTTCAGTCGGCGGGCGTCATACCGCCGGCTCTCGTGATAGCATCCCCGCCAAGCGCTCCCGCTCGGCGGTGTCGGCAATCCTCGGCAGCAGTCGGGACTCGATCACCGGCCGCGCCTCGTCCCAGAACAGATGCAGTTCGTGATCGGTCATGGCGTGACGGCTCATGCTGTTCACCGCGATGACCGGCGGCAGGCCGACGATCTCGCCGATCACTGCAAAATTTCCGGTGGCGTAGAGCAGCTCGGCGCGGACCTGCTCGTGAGTCTTGTGCAGCGCCTTCGCCAAGTCGCCGATCTGCGCCATGATGCGGCGGTGCTCAACCATGTCGCGCGGATTGAGAATCTCGACCTCGACCGGCTCGCCGCCGATCTGGCCGGCCTCGACGAAGATGTCGAGCGTCCGTATCGCGGCCTCGTCGAACGGCACCAGTGTCAGCTGGTCCTCGATCCTGTCCAACTGGAATCTCATGTTGCTTTCGTCCCCGCTGAAAGCTCGGCATGCTTCGCCGAGATGCTCTTGTCGAAAACCTGAAACAGCTCGGGCTTGGTCTCCTTCATCTTGAGCAGCGTTTCCTGATTGAGCTTCATCCACTCATCGTACTCGGCGAAGTCCTTGCAGCGCAGGATCGCCGCCGTCATCGGCTCCATAAAGTCGGCCCACGTCCGGCCTTCGATCCGGTGCGGCTTGGTGATGTCGATGGTCGTGACCTCGCCGGTCGTGTCGTCGATGATCTCCACCATGGTCTGCTCGTCTGCCGGCGGCGCTGCCGCCGTTTGCGGCGTCGCAATCTTCGGCAGGTCGGCGCGCGGCACCGGAGCCGCGCCGGGATCGATGCCGGCATCGGCGAAAATCGTCTGGCCGTCCATCTCGTCATCGGATGGCCCGGCGTTCTCCTCCGGGAAGGCGGCGCGCAGCGAAGCCGCTTTGGCGACTTTCTGCAGCTGGCCGCGCGGACGCTTGCGCCACATCGTATTCGGCACGCCGACCGAGGTGCGCGCATAGGCTTCCATCCAGTACACCGGCCCGTCGACAAACGCGCACTTCTGCCCCTTGACCATGCGATAGACCGTGACCTCACACCATTCTGGGAAGGTCACGTCGTAGCTGCCGCCCCTGTCGTCGGTGAACTTGCGCGTGACATCAGGACCCCATTGCGGCTTGTCCATGCCGGCCCACTCGTGCGAGCGCGCGGCGGTGATCTGGGTCTCGTTGATCGACGGCCAGATCGTCTCGATCCACTTCTTCTGCTGCTCGTCGTACATCGGGACAATGTTGACGGGGCGCTTCATCACATCGAGATTGCGCGCGCGGCAGTAGTCCAGCGCGAGGAGAATCGAGTCGGCGGATCGCGCTTTCGGAAAGATCGCGTCGGTCAGCACGCGCCAGCGGCGCGGATCGGCTTCACCCTGCGGCATCGGTAGACGCGGCTGCGCGACGGCAATGGCGGTGGTGGTCTGCGGCGTGTTCATGCAGCTTCCTTTTCCTTGGATGTGATCGACACGCGCCCGCGCTTGTCCCGGTTGACCCAGTAGCGGCCGGCGAAGACGCGGTTGACATCGTCGGGGATCAGCTTGCGGGCGGCAGCACCGGCCTCGTCGTGCGCGTCGGCATACTTCTTGGTGGAGTGATACAGCACCAGCAGCGACAGCAGCTCGTCGCTCCAGTTGGTCTTCTCCTTGGTGAGATCGACGACGCGCATTTTATCGGGCACCACGATCGGCGGCATCGGGCAGGGGTCGGCACCGGTCGCCACGCACAGCATGAACGCGCTGCCGCGCTCGATCAGCGCATCGGCGCAGGTCTCATCGTATGCGACTTCATGCTCGACCGGCGGTGATGTACCTTGGCCGACGCACAGCACACCGCGCGTCGCGCCGGTACACAGCATTTGCAGGAGCACCTGCCAATAATAGTAGGGGAAGAATTGCTCGCGCCGGAAATGCGGAGACAGGAATTTGAACTCGACGACGGCGTCATCGAACGCGCGATAACCGTCGAGCTTGACGCGGAAGGTGGAGTTGCTCGGATGGTCGACGATCTCGCCGACGCGGCTGATCGGATGACCGCACTCGCGCTCCAGCTCGCGGCGCAGGAACGGCTCCATGTGAGTGCCGGCGCGCATCGCGTAGTTTTCTGGATCGGATGGTTCGGTGCCGGCCTTGATCCGCGCGAGGCGATTGAGTTCAGCTGCATCTGTCACCGTCATCACGCGCGGTGCCAGCGAGCCGGTGAACTTGCCTTCTTGGTACGCGAACTCTTCGGACCGCATAAGATTCACTCCCCTTGCTTTTTGGACTAGCAAAGGTTCGAGAAAGCTGCTTTTTCGGGGGACGCCCGTCTTCGCCGCAAGGTTGAACGGGGCCTAATTCCAAAATCGCAACCGCACTGCGCTGGTCGGTCTTGCCGCGTTCCACACGTTCTGTGTGACGTCGATTATTTCAACTCCCGTTTCCGGGCTATTGCAAGATGACATTCCAATGACTGGCTAATTCCGGCGCTCACGGGAATGTGAGACGTTGTGCAGGAATGTGCAGAAATGTGCAGTTCTCCGGATCAGAAATTGTGCGGGAATGTGCAGGAATGTGCTACTTCAGGGGAGGTCGATCACAATTTATGTCAGTTTGACGAAAAGCATTTTTGGGTTCGTAGTCGGCGCTGTCATGACACCGTTGTGGGATCATCAAAGCGTCGTCGATGTGCTCGGAGGGCCGACTGCTGTCGGCCGTCTCACCCGCAATCTCTATGGCTCCAACGCGGTCAGCAACTCGGTTCGTCGCCGCCGTTTCCCGGCCGAGCACTACTTCATCATGAAGGAAGCCCTTGCGGATAAGGGGTTTTTTGCACCGATCGAGTTGTGGGGTTTCACGTCGGCGCTGAGAGCGTCGCGAAAGGCAGCGTGACAGTTTTATGACAACGAGACTGCGGGCAGGGGTTCTGGGGAGGCTTCGCAGTGAGGCAGCTGTCGCTGTTCAAGGGTCGTCGTCAGCGCGGGATCGCGCCACCGCCGCCGCTTGAGTTCGAGCTGCACGCCACTCTCGCCGACATCATCAAGCGCTGGATCAGGCCGGAGTGGAAATTCACGCATCTTCCACTCGGCGAGGAGCGCGAACACCAGTTCAACGCCAACGGAAAACGCTACTCGCTCGCCGGTCAGCGGCTGAAGCGAATGGGCGTGATGCCCGGCTGGCCCGACTTCATTTTCGTCGGTCCCGGCTGCCGCGTGTTCTGGCTGGAGCTGAAAAGATTCAGGACAGGACGCCTGTCGGATGAACAATCGCAAGTTGCAGCGCACCTTGTTGCCTGCGGCTTCGCTTATCTTTGCACGACCTCCCTCGACGATGCCGTTGCGACTCTTAAACAATTAGGAATCCTGCGCTCGAATTTCGAGGTGCAGTGATGATGTTGGTGTGCATCAGCGCGACCACCCATGTTCGTTTTCGAGCCACTGGCCAAAGTGGCCATGGCCAAAGTGGCCAGTACGACGAGACGTCAGCATCAACCGTTCGCGTCGAGCTGCTGCAAAAGTTTCCCCGCCGTGATGATCGTTCGCTTCAAGCGTTTGAAGTAGGTCGCCTCGATCCGCGCTCCGGCATAGCTGCGGTTGCGGGCGATGCCGCCGTCTTTCCGGATCACCAGACCTTGCCGGACCAGCGGCTCGATCGTGCGTCGCACATTGGCGCGCGGAATGCCGGTCAGCCGGGCCAGCCTGCTGATCGAGACCGGCGACAAGCCGCGATCGTCATCGGCAATGACGGCCCACGCGACCAGCAGATCGGGAAACAGCGCCGCGACGTTCTTGCGGGAATACTCGCGGTGCAACGAGCGCAAGCAGATCAGCATCATTTTGGAGACCACCGCCGATTGGCGGTGGCGTCGTTCAAGCGCGTCCATCAGCGTCGCCCCGTTCGCTGCCGCCGAGCCAGCCGGCCATTGCCGCCACGGTACGGCGATCTGCCTGTTGATTTAGATCAAGCATCGGAGCTGACCCGATGAAGCTGATCCGCTACGACGCCGCCTGCAAGGCTCTCGCGGAAGCGACGCGGATCGACGACGTCAAGCAAATCCGCGACGTCGCGGTGGCTGCCCAAGCCTACGCCAAGCAGGCCAAGGACAGGCAGCTGATCGAGCGCGCCACAAAAATCCGCAAGCGGGCCGAACGCCGAGCCGGCCAGCTGCTGCGCCAGATGGCGAAGAGCGGCGAGCGGCACACCGGACGCAACAAGCAAAATCTACGGGGGTCGCGTGCCGCTACTCCCGTTGAGCCAAAGCTCGCCGATCTCGGCATCAGCAAGACCGAATCCTCGCGCTGGATGAAGCTGGCGGACATGGACGAGGAGACATTCGAGGCGAAAAACGAGGCGGCGGTGAGCAAGGCGTGGTCCGCGATGGACGGCACCAGCACCGAAGAGAAGAAAGAGCGCCGAGCCGAGCGCGAGATCGCACTGGCCACCAAGATCGTGGCGCTCCCGGAGAAAAAGTACGGCGTGATCCTCGCCGATCCGGAATGGCGGTTCGAGCCGTGGTCGCGCCTGACCGGGATGGATCGCGCCGCCGACAATCATTATCCGACCAGCTGCACCGAGGTGATCGCGGCGCGCGACGTGCCGTCGATCGCAGCCGACGACTGCGTGCTGTTCCTGTGCGCGACCGCGCCGATGCTGATGCACGCCGCGCTGGTCATGGCGGTGTGGGGCTTCGGCTACAAGACGAACTTTGAGCTGCACAAGGACCGCATCATCACCGGCTACTGGAATCGAAACCGCCACGAACATCTGCTGCTCGGCGTTCGCGGCGACGTGCCGTGCCCGGCGCAGGGCGAGCAATGGGACAGCGTCATCGAGATGGTGGTCGGCCGGCACTCGGAAAAGCCGGACGCGATCTGCGAGATGATCGAGGCTTACTTCCCGAACGTGCCGAAGATCGAACTGAACCGGCGCGGTCCTGCGCGAGCGGGTTGGGATGCGTGGGGCGATGAAGCACAGGAGGCGGCCGAATGATGGCGGGTCACGCAACAAACGTGGATCACGAGGCGTCAGCAACGCAACGTGGCTGGTTGACGCTTTCAGACGAAGCCAAGGTCGCTGTGCTGATCGACATAATCGACGAGACGCGGCTCGACTGCCATGGCGGCTATCCGAGTCAGTACGTGATTCACAACGGCACGGTCTATTGGGCCACGATGGACGCGGCCAAAGAGTACAACGCGCCCGAGCTGGTGGTGAGGCCGATCGACAAGTTCATCGACGAATACGAAGACATGGTTGCTGATGATTGGGAAGAGTAAATGGCAAAGCCACTAGAAGATTGGATGATCCCGCTGATCAAGGGGATGCTGGCTCGCCACGACGACCAGAGCGACATCGCGGCGTGTTTCCAGATCAACGCCGGGCGCGTCGCCGAGATCAATACCGGGCAGCGCGCTTCGGACGTTACTGCAGCGCCGCTGGAGGACTTGCCGCCTCCTGCGCCCTATCCGTCCCCCTACGATCTTTGGAAGGCCCGAAGCACCATCTGGGCGGCGCGCGTGGCGCTGGAAGCCGTGAGAGACAAAATCGATGTTGCCCTGCGCGCCGTCGAGAACGCTGAATCGCGAATGCGCGCGAGCAAAGCGGAGGCCGCCGAATGATCACGCACCGACGACTGACGGCCATGCGCTGGTTCGACGATCATTCGCGCGAGCAGAACAGCGTGATGGGCCAGCGGGTGCCGACCAAGTACATGCGCAACCTGATGATCCGCGACGGCCATCTGCAGGCAATCCCGACCGGTTCGTTCGGCCATCTGCGGTTCGAGCTGACGTCGGCCGGTCGCGCTTTGCTGGCGAGCAAGCCACGGCGAAAAAAGAAATCAACCAAGGAGGCCAACGATGACGAGCACGGGCACGACGACGAGCAGCAACGGGAAGCAGCGGGCACCGCGAACGCCAGTCCCGGAGAATGAGGCGCGCGAGGACAAATTCGTGCGGCTGGCGCTGAAGCGCATCAACGCGCTGAAGGGCAAGGCCCGGCAGATCAGGAATCTGGCGGCCTACCCGCACACCGAAGAGCAGGCTGCCAAGATCATCAGCGAAGTGAAGCAGATGGCGGCCTACATCGAGGACGCCTTCGCGCCGAAGACCGACGACGAGTTCAAATTCTGATCAGCAAGCTGACACGGCTGCAGCGGCGCTATTTGTCGCGCCGCGTCTGCTGGCTGTGCGATCAGCGGCTCGATCGCACCGTGTGTCTCGCTCTCCATGAACCGCAATGCACGCGCGCCCAGATGCACGCGCGGCGCATCAACTGCCTCGAACACTATCGACCGAGAGGAATGCGCGATGACCAACATGGAGGAGACCTGCTTGGCGGCGACGTTCGAGGCCACCGATCTGGCTAAACAGATCGCACCGATGCTGCAGGACCGGGAGTTCGAGGTTGTCGGAGCCGTGCTGGCGCAGCTGCTCGCCGTCTTCATCGCCGGCCACATCCCGCCGCTACGTGAGCGCGCCGCCCAGCTCGTGGTCGAGGGTGCGGAGCTGATGGTGCCGGTGATCCTCGACGAGATCGAGACCGATCGGAGGCCGCAGCAATGAACGAAGTCACCCGTATCATGACCAAGGGCGAGCGCGAGGACCTGATCAGGCTGATCAAGCAGCGCGAGAAGGTGGCGAAGACGGCGGCCGAGCAGCGCTCGGCTTCGATGCTGGCCGAGTTCGAGTCGTCGGTGTCGAAGCTGCATGCGTTCGCCAACAACGAGGTCTGGCGCGCGGCACAGGAGGCGGCGCAGCAGGCGGCGCACGAGGCCAGTGAAAAGATCATGGCGAAGGCCAAGGAGCTGGGCATCCCGGACGAATTTCACCCGAGGATCACTTTCTCGTGGCTGCAGCGCAGCGAGGACGTCTATCGGGCGCGCCGCGACGAGCTGCGCCGGGTCGCTAAAGCCGAGATCGACGCGATGGAGAAGTCGACGCGGGTGCAGATCGAGGCCGAGAGCGTGCGGGCACAAACCGAGGTGATCGCGCACGGCCTGACGTCCGATGCCGCGATTGCGTTCCTCGACAACATGAAGCCGATCGAAAGCATGATGCCGCTGCTCGACATCAACTCAATCCAGCAGAAGCTCGCCGAGCGCGCGCGAAAATCCGGCAGCGGATTCCATCTGATCGGCAACGACTGAAAGGAAAACAGGGGGCTTCAAGGAGAAGTTATGAAGGGAGACATCATGCAATTTCCACTTAGGCAAGCCGAATCCACTTCCGTTGCCGTGACGCAGATGGAGACCAAGCTGTTGACGTTGGCGGAAATGAACAATTGGGTGTTGCCGCCGTTCCAGCGCGACGAGGCGCAAAATCGGAAGGTCATCGAATATGCCGAGGGCCTGAAACAGAACGGCGGCATGATCGGCGGCGTGATTCATCTCGGTGTGCTGAAGGATCAGGACCCGCTGATCGTTTATCTGGTTGACGGGCAGCAGCGCCGCAACGCCGGCAATATGTCCGGGCTGGAGGAGTTCATCGCCGACGTCTGCCTGAAGGTCTACGACTCAATGGCTGCGATGGCGGAAGACTTCAAGAACATCAACAGCCGACTCGTGGCGCTGAAGCCCGATGATATGTTGCGCGCTTATGAGGTGAATCATCCGCATCTGAAGCAGCTCCGCGAGGACTGTCCTTTTCTCGGCTATTCCAATGTTCGCCGGGCTGAGTATTCACCCGTGTTGAGCATGTCGGTTGCACTGAAGGCGTGGTTTGGTTCTGGAGCACCTACGCCACAAATGTCGGGTCAGCAGGCCGTTACGCTGCTCGATCAGCTCACGGAGACGCAGCGCGGATTTATGATGGTGTTTCTCCGCGCTGCTCATACCGCGTGGGGCAATGACCGCCAATATCATCGGCTGTGGTCCGGCCTCAATCTGAGCATGTGCATGTTCCTGTACCGCGCACTGGTGCTGGAGCCCAACAATCGGCGTGTGGCTGTATCTCCCGAAATCTTCCGCAAGTGCCTGATGTCGGTGTCCGCCAATGCCGCCTACTGCGACTGGCTGCAGGGCCGCAATATCAGCGAGCGCGACCGCTCACCCTGCTACAGGCGGCTCGCCACCATCTTCGCCGAGAGGCTTTCGCAGGAATACAGCAAGCCGTTCCGCATGCCCAAACCGAATTGGGTGGCGTGATGCAGCCTACGCCCGAGCTTGTTCGTCGCCGTCGCCGCAATCGGGACCGTGAAGGCGCGGGCAAAAGCGATCACTCGTGGATCAAGCAGGGGATGGTCGGCAAGATCGTCGGTGCTCAAGTCGGAGCTTTCCGCCAGAGCTTTCCCGAGACCAAGATGGTGCTCGTCGACGGCAATGCTGGCGACGGACTCGGCGTCGAGCTGGAGCAGGGCTGCCTGTTCGGTACCAACCTTTCACGCCCGACACCACTGCTGCTTGCCGAGTTGTCCGAATGTCATAACACGACGCTGTGCCTATGCGATGAGGATCGCGAAAAGCGCGCGTCGTTGCGAAGCCTATTCCCCGCTGCGACCATTTTTGGCAGTCACAGGGAAGTTGCCGACTTCGTCCTTCGTGAAGGTTTTGGCTATGTCCTGTGGCTGTCCGATCCCTGCGGACCGAAGGGCCAAGGCGTAGATGCCATGTGCTTGGTCGCGACGAGAGTCCGGCGCAGCGACTTTGTCATCGTGCTCAACGAACACACACTGAACCAGTTCGAGAGCGCTGCTCATTCGCCGTTTTGGGCCAAGCATCAGAAATACGTGCCCATGAGAGAGCCGATGTGGTGGCTCGGAAAGTTGGCCAAGCGCTATCTGGCGCGCACCTCGCTGGTGAAGCAATCGCCACGTTTTCATTTTCGGGTCCTCATCATCAGCAACTGGATCGCTGACGGCGTGCGGCGAATGCGCAAGGTCGAAATCATCGAGCGAGACCTGAAATGACTCATGACGTGCCTAGCCGAGTGCTGCTGAAACTGCAGAAGTTCATCGACGACACGATCGAGGAATGGTCGGCCGCGTTCGATGGTCCGCCGGAGGCGCAGATGGAAGCCTTGGAAATCTTGGCTGATGTGAGAGCGGGTCTCGCCTCCTTGTGTTTGAAAGAAGAAGGGAGAAACCACTGAATGACCAACACTCTTAAAATTCATCCCGTCGCAGCGAAGTTTCCGCCGCTCAGCGCCGAAGAGTTCGAGCAGCTCGTCGCCGACATCAAGGTGAACGGGCAGCATGTGCCGATCGCCGTGACGGCGGACGGCAACACCATCGTCGATGGCATCAATCGGTGGAAGGCGTGCAAGGCCGGCAGCGTGGAGCCGAAATTTCGCAATCTTCCGAAGTCCTACGATGAGCTGGACATCATCAACTACATTCTCAGCGCCAATATGCGGCGACGCGATCTGTCGGCCGGGCAGAAGGCGATGATCGGACTGGAGATCGCGCCAGAGCTGGAAGCTGCGGCGAAGGCCCGGATGACGAAAGGCGGCGGTGACCAAAGGTCTGCAAAGGCAAGGAAAAATCGGACATCGGGTGGCCACGCGCGTGGCCAACCGAAAAATTCCGCTGGCCGCGTTAACCGCCAAGTCGCAAAAGCGACGGGCACCAGCCATGGCGCAGTCAGCAAAGGCAAGAAGGTTCAGGCGTCCTCGCCGACACTCGCCGCCGCTGTCGTCGCTGGCACCATTAGCCTGAACGACGCCTACAAACAGGTGAAGCGGGCCGAAGCGGCGTCGGCCGTGGTCAGCGAAAACGAGGTGGTCGCCACCAACAACAAAACCACCATCGTGCGAAGCCACGACGGCCAGACGAAGGAATACAAGTTGCCGAAGGGCAAGGCGAAGTTCAACGCAACCAACGATCAGGTGTCGTGGGCGGCGTGGACATGGAATCCGGTGACCGGCTGCCTACACAACTGCAAATACTGCTACGCGCGCGAAGGCGCGGTGATGAACAGGAATCTCGCGCCGTTCTATCCGTTCGGCTTCACACCAACCTTCTACGATTATCGGCTGGAAGCGCCGGCCAACAGCAGTGTGCCGGAGACCGTCAGAGATGACCCCCGGCTCGGCCGTGTTTTTGTGTCGTCGATGGGTGATTTGTTCGGCAAGTGGGTGCCGGACGAATGGATTGCAAAAGTGTTTGCCGCTGCGCACGGCAACCCGGACTGGGAGTACCTGTTCCTGACAAAATTCCCGCAGCGCTACGTCGGGCTCGATCTGCCGGCAACTGCGTGGATCGGCACCACGGTCGATGAGCAGTATCGAGTCAAGATCGCGGAAGAGGCGTTCCGGAAGATCAGCGGCGTGCGGGTGAGATGGCTGTCGCTGGAGCCGCTGCTGGCACCGCTCGAATTTTCCGATCTCTCGATGTTCGACTTCGTCGTCATCGGCTCGCAAAGCGCCACCGAGCAGCCGGACGGACGTATATCGGAATTTGCGCCGCCGTTCGATTGGGTCGCGCGCCTGACTGAACAGGCGCATGCCGCCGGATGCAAGGTCTATCAGAAGCCAAATCTGCTCGGCGTCACCGACCCACAACATGCTGGCATGAAGCTCATCCAAGAGGTGCCAAAGCTGCCGCCGTTGCGGCGCGCCCAAGGCGAACTGCCGATAGGGGAGGCCGCCGAATGAGCGAACGTCGTGCGCTGCCGCAGCGTCGCCGCTGCGAGACTTTCGAGATGGCGTTCGGTGGCTTGACGAAAGGCCACACCATCACAGTAGGCTTGTTCGAGGACGGAAGCCTCGGCGAGGTCTTCATCACTGGAGGCAAGAGCGGCGAGATGGTCGAGGCGATCGCGCGAGACGGCGCGGTGCTGCTGTCGATGGCGCTGCAGCACGGCGTGTCGCTCGACACCATCAAGCATTCCATCACCCGCGACAGTTTTGGTCGGCCGCTATCGATTGTCGGTGCCGTGGTCGATCAGCTGAAGGGAGACGACCATGACCGATCAGCACATCATCGATCAGCATTCGACACCGGGGCTGAAGAAAAACGAGCTGACGCGATCAGCCAAGAAGGATCAGCTCAACGGGATGAAGGTCCGCAAGGATGAGCGCGACAAGATTCTCGACGAGTTGTACGGGCCGGAGCATGTGACCGATGGTTAGAGAGCTGACCGAAGGCATGACGGTGAAGGGCGGGCGCAACCAAGGCCCGTCGCAGATCACCGAGCGGCCGGAGCCGCCGGCACCAATGGTGGTCCCACGCGAGCAGTTCGAGCAGGCGCGCGATCGTGAGAACGAGCGCGAGGTCGTGGAGTGCGTGTGCAAGAGCTGGGGCTGTAGCAAGGCCTACAAGCTGCCGCGCGCCTACGGGCTCGACTACGCGCTGCTGTGCGGGCATGAGCTGCACTCCTTTGACGAGATCAAGTGCCGCGACCTGACGTTCGGCTATGGCGACGGCTACTACATCGCGCTGCAGAAGGTGATGCGCGCCCAGCAGATGACGCAGGCGAGTCATGTGCAGAGTCTACTGGCGGTGCGTTTCCGTGATGGGGTGATCCGCTGGGCACCGCTGTGCCCGCGCCGGCCGGTGAAGTTTTTCGGCCGCAACAATCCGCGAGATGCCGAGGACTACGAGCCGTGCGCCATCATCCCGTGGTCCGCGTTCTATCCGCTCGATGCGCTGCAGAGGATCGACCCATGACCGTGACCTATGGCCCATCGCCGTTCGGCCAGCTTGTCTACGATCTGGGCTTCACCAAGCTCGGCGACCGCTATCTGGCGCGCAAGCATCATCTGCCGATCCAGAAAATTCGCGAGTATCGCGCCGCGTTCAAGCGCGGCTGGAAACAGGGCAAGGCGCAGGAGCGGAGGCGACGTCGATGACCGAGATCACCGCCAGCTCAGAGAAAGTGACGAAACAGGATCGCCGACAGAGCGCAGCGTTTGGCGTCAACTATGTCGACGGCAAGTTCTACCTGTTCAAGCATTGGCTGACAGACGACTCCGAGCAGTGTGAGTTCAGTTACGAATGGTGGATCGAGGACCTCGATCTAACCAAGACACAATCGGCTCTGCTCATACGCATGCTGCTGGACCTCGATCTGAGTATCACCTTCTTTTGGAAGCGCGATGAGGGCGATGAAAGTGATGAGCAGGAAGCCAGCCTTTGCCTGTACTCGCGCGAGGATGGGGTGATTGCCAACGCCGACCTGTACGCGATGGTCCATGATGCGTTCGATGACAGCGACATCAGCTCTATCGAAGTGATCAGGGAATTTCGCGACATGGTTGTCGAACGTACCGCCGAATACGAAAGGCGAGTGCAGCAGGAGCATCCGGAAGAGTATGCAAAAGCTGAGCGCGGAGTTGTCGAATGATCACCGCCAAGGAAAAGCTGCAATGCGTGGAGCGCGAGCTGGCATTCCGGCATCAGCTCTACGAGCGCCTCGTTACACGCGGCAAGATGTCGGATACCGAGCAGGCACGCGAGATCGAGCTGATGGAAGCCATCGCTGAGGATTACCGCGCGCTGGTGATGTTCGACGAGCCGGAGCTGGCGCTGTTCATCGAGACGCACTGCGGACCGAGACCGGGGAGGTGACCCATGATCCATTCGACGGAGGCCCGGCCAAAGGAGATCGCGCGCGCCAGCATCCTCGCGCTGGAACACGCGCAGGGATTTGAGCCGGTCCGATCGGCGGCGTGGCTGAACTGGAACGAGTGGGATTCCGACAGCGTCTTCACCCTCGATGGCGACCGCGTCCGGCTGGTGCTGATCGCAGCGATCCAGCCCGGCCATGGCGCATTCACCCGGCTGATCGCAGCGATCGAGGCCGCCGGCCTGACGCCCGTGCTGGTCGAACCGTCGCGTCTGCTGATCGACTGGTGCAACCGGCACGACTGGCGCAGCCGCCGCGTCGGCAAAGGCCGCCACAAGCAGCATGTCTGGCATCCGCGCGCGAGGAGGTTCGCATGATCGAGAGCCCGCTGCGCGATCTGGCGCGCAAGCTCGACGAGGTCGCGAGCGCCCACATCTGCGCGCCGCAGGTCACCGCCCTGATGGGGCACGTCAGGGATTGTCTCAGCGCCATGGCGTTTCATGAGGAGACCTGCCAGCTCGACGCGATCGACGTGCTGCCCTGCGACGTGTCGCTGCCGCCGGCCACCATCATCCGCAAGGGCTGCAGCATCAGCGCACTGGTGACCGCCTTGCGCGTTCGCATGGAGCGACAGCCATGAGTGCCGAGCGGCTCGCCATCGCACTGGGTGCGCGCCGGTCTGGCCGGCAGTTCAAGTGCCACTGTGTCGTTCACGAGGACCGCACGCCGAGCATGCTGATCTTCGACGGCCGGCAGTCGGTGCAGGTCCGCTGCAAGGCCGGATGCGAACCGGTCGAGATCATCGCGGTGCTGAAGGCGCGCGGCCTGTGGCACGGCAACGAGCTGCAGGATGCGGCGCGGAATGTGTACGATCTTCAGAGTAGCGCTTCCAAAGAAACCGAAAAGCAGCGCAACGAGATCGAGCGGATGCGAACGCTCGCGCGCGGCATCTTCGATGAGGCGGTACCGATCGAGGGCACGCTGGCGCAGCGCTATTTCGAGCAGCGCGATCTGTGGTCGGTCGCGCGCATGATCACCGACATCCGCTATCAGGCGCATTGTCCGCGCGAGCAGTTCCGGCAGCCGGCGGTCGTGATCGCGATGCGGCACTTCACATCGAACGCACTCTTGGCGATCCAGCGGATATTTTTGACCCGCGAGGCCAAGAAGGACGGCACGCCCATGATGCTCGGCTCGCCGCAGGGTGCCGCGATGCAGCTGCAGCGGCTGCAGAACGGCAGCCTGCACGTCTGCGAAGGGCTGGAGACCGGGCTCGCGATCATCGCGCAGGATCGCGGGCCGGTGTGGGCGCTCGGCTCGACCAGCCTGATCCAGAGCTTCCCGGTCCTCGAAAGCGTCAACACTCTGACAATCTGGGCCGATCATGATCGGGTCGACCCAAAGACCGGCAAGCGGCCGGGCGAACAGTCCGCCGTGATTTGTGCTCAACGGTGGAAAGCAGCCAACAAGGAAATCGACGTTTTCAAGTCACGACGCGAGGGCAGTGATGAGGCTGACGTGTGGAGCGCACGTAATGCCCGACTATGAGGATGAGGATCACGTCCGCGTTCCGATCCCGGACGACAAGGTCGTGCCGATGCCGACGCGCGTGCCGCGCATCCTCACGAGCGAGCAGTTCGTGCGCGGCTTCGTGCCGCCCGACTACATCCTCGACGGCGTGCTGCAGCGGCGGTTCTTCTATAGCCTCACCGGCAAGACCGGAGCCGGCAAAACCGCGCTCATGTTGCTGCTGGCCTCGCATGTCGCGCTGGCCAAGCCGCTGCTCGAACGCGAGGTCGACGGCGGCAAGGTGCTGTATCTGGCCGGCGAGAATGCCGACGACGTCCGCATGCGCTGGATCGCCATGGCGCAACAGATGGGCTTCGACATCAGCACAATCGACGTCAACTTCATCCCCGGCGTGTTCAAGATCACAGAGATGTATCAGCGTGTACGTGCCGAGATCGTGCTGGCTGGCGACGTCGCCGCGATCTTCATCGACACCAGTGCGGCATTTTTCGAGGGCATCGACGAGAACGACAACAAGCAGGCAGGCGACCACGCCCGGCTGCTGCGCCGCTTCACCGAGATGCCGGGCCGGCCCTGCACGATCGCCGCGTGCCACCCGGTCAAGAACGCCACCGATGAAAATCTCGTCCCGCGCGGCGGCGGCGCATTCCTCAACGAGGTCGACGGCAACCTCGCAGCCAAGGCGCACGACGGCAGCATCGAGATTTCGGCGCAGGGAAAATTTCGCGGGCCGGACTTCGCACCGATCACGTTCCAGCTGCGCACCGTGACGCATCAGGACCTGAAGGACAGCAAGGGCCGGCTGATCCCGACCGTGGTGGCCTCGCCGCTGTCCGAGATCGGCCGCGAGGAGATCGCCAAGACGGCGCACTTCCGCGAGAACGAGCTGCTCGCCGCGCTATCGGAGCCGGCCAACAGGACCGCATCGCTGGCTGATCTGGCCCGGACGCTGCAGTGGTTCATGGGCGACGGCCAACCCTACAAGGTGATGGTCCAGCGCACGATCAAATCCCTGATCGCCGAAAAGCTGGTCGTCAAGCGACGCGGCCGGCTCGAACTGACAAGCCAAGGCGAGCAGGAGATCGCCATGGCCGAGACGCGGCGCAGGCCCGGCGCGCAGCCGCGAGGGGCCGATCATGACGACTGAAAAGGCTGCAAAACCGATGTTACGGCCAAGCGCCGCTGTTACGAAAGTTCCAACGCCTGCAAAAGCGTTTCAATCGGAGGAAAAATGGAGAGCGAAAAATGGTGAATGTCACTGACAAGTCGAGAGAAAGCGAGCGCGGCGTAACTGTTACGTCACATCGTAACAACCTGTTACGTGAGGATTATGGATGGGAGCGTAACACCTTCCCCCACTTCTATAGGGGAGGTGGTTACGCGACCCATCCTCCAGACCGTCCTCGACAGCGTGAAATGGAACCGGAGCTGCTGGATGTCCTCGACGAGGAGGTTCCGTCGAAATGGTCAGGGCCTCATGTTGGCCGCCGGCTGGTCGAGGCGATGCGGATATTGCGCACGGTGCCGATGCCATCGATCACGGGCTTCAAGCCGGCGTGGCCACCGCACTGCTATACGTTCGAGGACCTGCTGGCCCAGCACGAGCAGGGCGAGCTGGAGAGGACCCAGCATCTGCAGAACAGGACAAGGCTGCTGCCCAGTTTTGCCGAGGTCTCGCGGATGGAGATCGCGATCCAGTGGCCGGCTGAATTTTTGGCGCGATCGTTCCACATCATTGTCGCAGTGAACGCGGTGGCGCTGGCGCATGCACTGGAGCGCGATGCCGGATGGGTCGCAGCGAAACGCGGCGGCTACGGCGACACATGGCGGCAACGACACGACCAAGGTTGCGACATCATCGCCAGAGGCCTGCGTGCCGGTCGCGTACCAGTGTTTTGAAAGGAGCCAACCTGTTTGAGAGCACCAAGACCGCCGAGCGAACCAAAATGGACGAGAGCACCAGCCCTAATGGGTGAGCCGTAGTCTCGGAGAGTGCCAAACATGATGAGCGAGCCAAATTGTAGTGAGCACCAAGCCCCGTGAGCGAGCCATAACATGGAGAGCGCCAAGGTTCGGAAGCGAGCCAAACTAGACGAGAGCGCCAGAATAGACGAGCGAGCCGTGTTGCCGGAGAGCGCCAGACTGGATAAGCGAGCCGAAGTCGCTGAGAGAACCAAAGGACCCGGAGCGAGCCAATTCAACGGAGCGCACCAAAAAAGGCGAGCGAGCCCCATCTACAGAGAGCACCAAGGATGCAGAGCGAGCCATAACACGCGAGAGCACCACAAAAGGAGAGCGAGCCGGGACCAAGGAGAGCGCCGTAGAAGTCGAGCGAGTCAAATTTTGCGAGAGCACCACGACGCCTGAACGAGCCAGAAATTGGGAGTTGCACCAGTGTACTAGAGCGAACCAATGGACTGAGCGCACCATATCGATGGAGTGAGCCAAAACGCTGGAGAGTACCGATAAAGGCGAGCGAGCCCTATGCACAGGAGAGCACCCGAAAAGTCAGAGCGAGCCATTCAACGTGAGAGCACCAAGTTTTGCGAGCGAGCCGAAGTTGCTGTGAGCACCATGGATAGCGAGCGAGCCGAGGCCATCGAGCGCGCCGAAATAGACGAGCGAGCCAAAACAGCAGAGAACACCAGAGGCAAAGAGCGAACCGAAATGAGAGAGCGCGCCAAAATGTGGGAGTGAGCCTGAAATCGAGAGAGCACCATTACGAGAGAGCGAGCCAAATCGTTTGAGCGCACCAAAGTGAACGAGCGAAATGACCGCATTGAAAATGCCGCGCGGCGCTGAGCGCGAATATCTGAATGTGCTCGGCGTCGCGTCCATCTACATCGCAAAGCTGCCGAGTGAACTGTGTTTTCTCGGAGTGTCCCGTGATCTGCATCTGTCCGATCTCAGCCTGCAACGCCGTTTTCCCGGATCGGAAATCGGCTGCGCATTGTGGACGCGCGATCGAGAACGGGCCGATCTCGTGCGACGTCGTGTTCATGCCGAACTGCTGCCGACATCCGACATCAGCGTGCTGCGCGAAGCGATCATCAGAGCAGCGGTAAAGCTCAACATCGGACTGACCGAACATGAGACCGTGATGACGCGCGTCGGCTTTCTGGTGCAGACGATCGATCGCCGGCTTGACGAAGCGAGCCGCAACGGTGGCCTCACATGGTTCAACAAGGCCTACCGGAAATGGCGGCTGGAAGCCAAGCAGCAAGGCCGCGTGATGACCTATAGCGAAGCCAGAGCACGCCTTCGACGCGGCGTGATGGTCCGTATGGTCAAGCACAGCAGCGATCTATTGCCCTCGATCTTTCCGACGCTGGAAGCAGCTGAAGATTAAATTTTCATTTGACAGCCTTGATCGCCGGGTGTCTCCTCGCGCGCGCAGGCGCGGCCCTTGGTGTGCCTACCCTGCATTCCCTATAACCAACCACGCATTCTGAAACCGGCTTCCAACCAGAGGCCGGTTTTTTCGTGGGAGTGTCCCATGGCCCTGCTGATCAGCTTCCTGAACCTGCTGCTGTACATCGCCGTCATCATCCTGATCGCCTATGCCATCAAATGGCTGATCACCGGCTTTCTTGGCTGGGGCATCGATGCCAACGTCTACAAATGGGCGCAGATCGTGGTTGGCCTGATCTGCATCATCGCGATCGTCGTGTGGATTGCCGGCGTGATCGGAGGTGGCCCCGGCTTGCCGACGTTTTGGCACTCCCGATAGCGCGACGACACTGCCACCCAACCCAAGCACACCGAGCAATCCCAGTCAGGTCGAGCCATTGCCGCCTGTCCCGCGCGCGCCGCCCTCCATTTGCAAGGGTTGCTGACGCCAGAAGGATATTCTCTTCGGCCCTCCGCAAGGTTCCGTCGTATACGACAGGGACAGAGTGCGAACGACCAATCCGATGGGGAAGGGTGACACTGCCGGGGTGGAATGGCCTTAAGCGTTTGAAATCATTGTAGAAATTCTTTCTACGGGGTGGGGGGGAGTGCTGGAAATCGGAAGGGAACCAAAGTTCCAG